GGGGGGGGGGGGGGGGGGGGGGGGCGGCGCTGGCGTGGGCGGCTCGGGTGGCAACGGCGGTAATGGCGGCTTCGGTGGCGCGGGAAGCGACGGACAGATCGTGATCATTTACTGATGACCGCCTACGTCCAAAACACCATCGTCGAGCTCTCGCCCGGCAACGTCGCGACCCCCGCACAGACGGCCGCCTTCGGATCGGCCAACGTGCACGGAAACGCGATCATCGTCTTCGTGATGACGGCCCAGGGTACGACCACGGGCAACCCCGTGACCGGCGTCACCGATTCGGCGGGCAACACGTATCACCTCGTCGTCTCGGAATCCTCCGGGGGCGGCGCGACCAACATCATCGCGGGCTCCATCTACGTGGCGTTCGGCGTCGCGGCCCACACGAGCAACCAGATCAGCGTCGCCTTCACGACGACGAACGTCACGGCGATCAGCGTCTATGCCGTCGAGTACTCGGGGATCAACACGTTCGATGCGGGCGCGGGCGCGAACACCGCAGCCGCCGGCACGAGCGCGACGAGCGCCACCGGGAACTTCACGACCAATCACGTCGGCGTCATCGTGGCGGCCAACTATGTCGATTCGCCCACCACGGCCCCAGGGACGAACTACACGAGCCGGCGCATCACGCCGGTAGATAGCGCCATCATCGAGGACTGGATCGGCGCACCGGCCGGCACGAACAACGCGAAGGCTACGCTCACGAGCGCCACGACATGGGGCATGGTCGCGGCCAACTTCTGGAATAGCGTGGTCGAGCCGACGGACGCTGTCTTCTACGGGATGACCTGATAACCCGCTGGACATCCGGTAGGGCTTCGTGCATAGGTATAGGCCGTGCCGCGGTCACAGTTCAAGACATATCCGGCGGTCATTGTCGAGCGCGTCCAAGTTCTCTACGCCAGCGGACTGACACAGGACGAGGTGGCGGCCACCATGGGCCTTACACAGCGCGTGGTCCAGCGCATCATGGTGAATCACGAGATCCCACGGCGCAGGCGTATAAAACGAGACCAGCGCGGAGCCAAGAACGCCAACTGGAAGGGTGACCATACAAGCTACGCGCAATGTCACCGACGCGTAGAAGATGCGCGCGGTAAGCCGCGTAAGTGCGAGCACTGCGGGACCACGACGGCCAAAAGGTTCGAGTGGGCGAGCCTGACCAAGAACTACGCTGACGTAAACGACTACGTCCGGCTCTGTACATCGTGCCACCACACTATGGATGGTCACGTCGAGAACTTCGGCAACGAGCATCGGTTCAATGAGGCCGAGATCGCTCGATTGCGCGAGGAGAGCGCCGCGGGTGCTTCGGCCAGATCGCTAGCTAGGAAGTACGGCGCGGCTCTGAAAACCGTGCTGAACGCTCAACCGGGTGAGGCCATATGCGTGATGTCGATGTCCTTATTTTCGATCGAATCGCGCACGCCGAGGGCGGCGACTTCCGGTTCGCGACGCTGCAACAGCGCGGCGTGGGCGGAAGTGAAATTGAAATTTTACAAGTCGCCCGCGGGCTGACGCAGAGGGGGTACCGCGTCGCCGTCGCCAATGGCCATCGGGACGTCGTCGAGGACGAGGGCGTCCTCTTCGTGCCGAACACGCAGATCGAGGACTTCCTGCCGACGCAGGCGCTCTATCTCCAGCGCATGAGCGTTCCGCACAAGGCCATCGCGCTTCCCGATAGCGTGCGCATCGTCGTCCGGGCGAATGACGTTTATTGTCCGCCCTACGACGTGCATCGGCCGCTGCTCGAGAGCGGGCGCGCGGCGCTGGTCGCGAACACCAGGTGGCAAGCCGATCTCTTCGGGTTCGCCAAGGAGCGGATCGTCATCTCGCCGATGCTCGATCCGGTGCCATTGGTCGGGAAGACTCAAAGACTTTTCGTTTACGCGTCGGGTCCCATGAAGGGCCTCGAGGCCACGCTGGCCATGTGGCGGCTCCTCTGGCGGATGCACCCATCGATGATGAATGGATCGCAGCTCGTCATCATTTCGCCAGGTTGGGGGGATTTCTCTGGCGTGCCCGAAATCGATCGCGAAATCGGGGTCCGCTTCGAGGGAGCGCCGACGCCTGAGAAATATCGCGAATGGATCGCCCGGGCCGAAGGCATCTTCTTTGTCAACACGATGCCCGAGACGTTCGGCAATGTGTGCGCCCTGGCCGAGTGCTCGCGGACGCGAACACACGTTCTCTGCCGGACCGGCATCGCGGGACTGGCGGAGGCCGTGGCCCAGCGCGAGCTCATCACGGAATCGCAAGAGGCGTTCGTCAATGGATTCTTCAGGTATCTCGGCCAGCCGACCGACGACTTCAAGTGGACCCCGGTCCGCGCTCGGAGCCCCGAGGCCATCATGCCGGAATGGGAGAAGGCGCTCGAGCTGACGCCACCGAAGAAGGCGACGAAGGGCAAGGCCCGGAAGAAGTCGGCCGAGACGGCGCTGCCTGCCGGGCCGCTACCGCGCGCGCCGACGGACACCTCGGACCACGCCGCGCTCTACAGCCAGTTCAAAGAGGCCCTTCTCTCGCTCGGCGATCCGGTCGGCAACGTCACGAGCTACTGGCGCGAACGCGCCGCGGCGCAAGCCGAGTTTGCGCGCACCAAGCCGGTCGAGGACTTCCTCGCGTGGTCCGACGACGTGGACATGCACGAGCTCGACCTGTTCACGCCGTGGTATCGCGCGCTCCAGGCCTCGCCGCAGTGGGATCGATGGAAGCGGCTCAGTCGCAAGGCGCAATACGGCAAGCCGCACGCGTTCTCGCTCGACGAGGGCACCTCGCCCGTCGGTCTGCAGCACGCCTATCACCTGATGTGCTACGAGCAGATGACCGGAGCGCGGTTCCTCGACGGCGTCCAGACGATCGTCGAGGTCGGCGGCGGATACGGAAACTTTGCCCGTATGCTCCGCGAAGATGGGTTCCGCGGGACGCACGTCATCATCGACTTGCCGCAGACGCGCGAGTTCCAGAAGCTTTATCTCGGCCTGAACGGCATTCGTACCTCGACGTGCGGTCTTCTGCGGGGTGACTTTCGCTCGAACCTGATAGTCGACGGCGTCAACCTGGTTCTCGAGGAGGACATCCCGGACGTTCTCCGCCGGCTCGGCGACAAGACGAAGGGCGTCGCGTTCGTCGCTACGTGGAGCCTCAGCGAGACGCCGCTCGCGTTCCGGAGCAAGCTCTTCCCGGCGCTCTTCGACAAGTGCGGCAAGTACCTGATGGCCACCCAGTGGCCTCAGCACCATACCGACGGTATCGCGAACGACGAATACTTTACGCAGTTCATGAAGGCCGCCACGGCAGCTCGTCCCGAGCTCGGATGGCGAACGGCGGTCATCGACCATCACCCGGGATCGCGATACCTCTTCGCAGGCGAGAAGCTGACGGCGCAATCGGTCGAGCAGACCTTCGCCGATGATCCGTCGCTCGCCTCGAACAAGGAGCCCATGGGTCCTTTCTTCGGGGACTTCCTGTCGCTCCTGCGCGGCGCCATCGCGCCCGGCGGGTCCGAGCTCGGCGTCGGCCTCACGCTCTTCTCCTTGGCGGCATCCATTCGCGCGGCGAACATCGTCGAGATCGGCCGCTTCAAGGGGTTCTCGACGCTCGCGCTCGCGGCGGCCTGCAAGCTCCAGGCGATCGGCTGGAGGGAAGGGGCCGGAGCCGAGCAGCGTCCGGACGTCGATTACGCGAAGCTCCTCGGTGAGCGCGATCGCAAGGTCATCTCGATCGATCCCAGCCCGACGCGGGAGGCCGACGAGCTTATCCGCAAGGCCGGGCTCGAGCCCTACGTGGCGAAGATCGACAAGGCCTCGGGCGACGTGTCGCTCGATCTTCCGATCGACCTGCTCTTCATCGACGGCTCGCACATGATCGGGGACGTCCAGCGCGACGTGCAGAAGTACGTTCCGCTCGTCCGGCCGGGCGGATACTTCGTGATGCACGACTATTACGGCTGGTTCCAAAACGGCAAGAACGGCAGCCCCATCGCGCGAGTCATCGAGGAAGACCTCGGGGGCTTCGAGCGCGTGCTCATCGACACCGGGTTCGCGAGCATGATGGTCTTCCGCAACACCGCGACCCTCGAGGCGCGGCCCGAACCTGTGCCGAAGCGCGCGGACGGGCGGCCGACGGTGGGGCTCGTCGTCATCGCCAAGGGCGACGAGGCGAGCACGGTGATCGCGCGCGCCATCGTGTCGGCCAAGAAGATCGGGGTCGACTGCACGACCGTCGTATGCGACGCCCAGGACAAGGTCGCCGAGGTCTCACGACACCTCGGCGCGGATGTCTTCATCCGGCCGAGCCCGAAGGTCGATTGGGAGCAGGGCTACGGCGTCATCGCCGGCGCGCGCAACGAGGCGCTCAAGATCGCCGAGCGCCGGACGGATTACGTCCTGCTCATCGATGCCGACGACTGGATCGAGGGAGAGCTCCCGAAAGAGCTGACGGCCGACGGCTACGAGATGCTCGTCTACGACGGCGGCATGGTCTACCCGCGCATCCAGCTATTCCGCGCCGGCCGCGGCTTCCGGTTTCATGGCATCCGGCACGAGCACCTCGTGATGGGCGGCAAGATCGAGCGCACCGGATCGCTCCGGTACTACCGCGGCCATTCGAGCTACGGATTCCAGGACCAGGATCCGCCGGAGGTCAAGTACAGCAAGCACGCCAAGGACTTGACGAAGTGGCTCATCGACCACCCGGACGATGCGCGCGCGCAGTTCTATCTCGCGCGGAGCTACCAGGATGCGGGCCGCGTGGCGGAGGCCATCGTCGCGTATGAGAAGCGGCTCGCCATGACGAACGGCTGGGACGAGGAGCGGTTCTACAGCGCATTCCAGATCGGCCTGATGGCCATGCGCAAGGGGGAGGATCCGACGCAAGCGCTCCTCCGCGCCCACGAGATCCGGCCGACCCGCGCCGAGCCGCTCGTCGTCTTGGCCCAGTGGCACCGCGACGAGAAGCGCAAGCACTTCTCGACGGCGTACGCGTTCGCGCGGCGGGCCGCAGCGATCCCCATGCCGAATGACGGGCTCTTCATGCAGGCCGCGATCTACGAGTTCGAGGCCATTGCCGAGCTGGCCATCTGCGCGTACTGGGTCGGCAACAAGGCCGAGAGCCTCGAGATATTCCGGAAGATCGCCGCGACATGCGCGCCCCACCGCAAGGAATGGGCCGACAATATGGTCGCGATGTGTGCTAGAGAAGTGGCTGCATGATGGAGAACACAATGAATTCGAAGCCTGATGTGCGGTTGGTGATCGTCCGAGGCAACCACGTCACGGAGGATATCAAGAACCTGAACAGGTTCCTCGAGGACGGTTACGCCCTGCGGGAAGAACACGATTCCGTGAATTGCGCCGAGGGATCCGTGCTGCTCTACACGGTGTGGAAGGCTGCGGAGCCGACCAACCCACTCGGCGGCAAGCCCGCGCGCAAGCCCCGCAAGGCTGCGAAGGCCGCGCCCGTCGTGGCCGCCACGGTCACCAAGGTTCCGGCGAAGCGTGGCCGCAAGCCGAAGGTCGTGATCGCGAAGCCCGTGGTGGTGGCGGCGGCCGCCCCGAAGAAGAGGGGACGCAAGCCGAAGTCGGCATCCGCCGGCGGCAACCTCGTCAAGGCGGCGCGCAAGTCCGCGGGCCTCACGCAGGCGGCGCTCGCTAAGAAACTCGGAAAAACTCAACCGGCCATCAGCCTGGCGGAGGCTTCGAACGGCTCGGTCGATCCGGCGTTCGTCGAGGCCGTTCTTACTGCGTGCGAGCTGCCGAGCGGGTGGCAGCCGAGCGCCTGATCGGGCATACTGTCCGGGAACTATCGGTCTCGGCCGATGGAGCGTCAGGGCAGGAGTGGACTGGCATTGGCAGTGACAGGACCGGACAGGCGCGGCAGGCTGGCTAACTTCGTTGGGTGACCAGCGAAGTCGACTACTCGGACGCCGCATACCCCCTTGAGCTCGTGGTCAACGACGCCGGGGTAGGCGGCGTCTCGGGCCTCACTTGCACGGTCGCGATCCGCCAAGCGTCGACGACGAATTCGTATTTGGACTGGAGCGACGCGACGTTCAAGACGAGCGGATGGAGCGTCAAAAATCAGCCGCTAACCGACCTCGGAACCGGAATTTATCAAGTCGCGCTGAACGTCGCGAGCCTTGGGTTTACTCCGGCAGGCGGCCTCCCGGTCAAGCTCGTCGCCGAATATTCGTCGACGGGCTCGGGCACGTCGGGCCTGGCCATCGATACGCTCATCGTCAGCGAGCTTCGGCCGGACGCGAAGATCGCCAGGCAGTTCAACACAAACAAGCTCGTCGCCCAGGGCGGGAATCCTGGCACGTTGGTGCTTTACGAAGACGACGGCGCGACCGTCCAGAGCACGCAAAACCTCGAAGATTATGCCGGCGGCGCCGTCACAAATACCCCCGGATCCCCGGCTCAGCGCGGCTCGGTGTAGCCCATGCAGGTCATTGAGCTCGGCGGCGTATCCGGCGTCGGCGGCTTGCCGGTTACGCACGGCCTCGGCCCGAGCGGCACCGGGATATTCGTCTCGGGTGATCAGCAGCTCGCCGGCTTCGAGCAGTCCGCCGTCGTCGCATTCACGGCCCCGCAAGGCATCGCGTCTTGGGGTTGGTTGCTGTCGACCGACAATTTCACTGAGCGCCGCAAGCGCAAGTGGAAGATGCAGTGGGAGCGCGAGGAAGAATCCAAACAGCAACGCAAGAAAGACCGCGAGAAAAAGCGGAAGCTCGAAGAGGCCGCGCGCGCCGCGGCAGCCGAGAAATCAAGGGGTGACGCGGCCCATACGTGGCTATTGCCCACACCGGATCCGCAGCCGGTCCGTGTACAACCGCCGCCGCCCCCTGTTTTTACATCCGTCCGATCTTTCCTCCCGGGGCTTTCCCAGACGGGTCGCGCCGGCGCGCGGCCCCCGCTCCGGTTCGGACTCGGCCGGTCCCGGCTGGGAGGGTTTGGGCAAAAGTCCGAGCTCGGATTCACCCCCGAACGCCGCGTAACGATTCAGCTCACGCTCGCAGGCTTCGGCCAGGCTGGGACGGTTTGGGAAGAAGTCCCCGTCTTCCCGGCTCGAGCGTACCAGGAGCTGGCCGGGCTCCGCGCGCGCGGCGCACTCCACCGCGAGCGGCCCGGGTTCCCGATCGCCGGCCGGAGCGCCCTGCCTGGCTTCGCCCAGCGCCACTACGGCCATGTCGACGGCGAGACGCCCGGCTTGAGGAGCCAGCTCGAAATCGAGCGCCAGGCCCACCAGGCGGCCATGGCGCGCGCCGACGAGGCCTTGGCCAGCCACCAGGCCGAGGCCGAGGCCAAGGCCGCCCAGGAGGCCGCGGAGCGCGCCGCGCGCATCGAGCGGCTCACGGCGGACCGGGAGCGCGAGATCGCCCGCCATCGCGTCGCCGTCATCGAGGCAGACCTCGGCCGGGCGGACGCCGAAGACGACGCGGAGATCGTGCGCACCATGTACGCCACGCTCCTCGAGGACCAGGGCTTGGCCTTCGCTCGGACGCTGGAGGCGGTCGTCATCCCCGCGCCCGTCGAGCCGCCGCGCCCCGCCGACGGGTGGGTCTTCGCCCGGGTCGAGCTCGGCCAGTTCGCCCAAGCGGCTCGAGCGGCCGTTACGGACCCGCTGGCCAACGTGACCGATGAAGAGTTCGGGGCGGTTGTATCGAAGCCCTCCTATGTGGCCGACCGGGTGGGATCCCTCGGGGAGCCGGACGATTTGGGCGAGCCCGAGGCTCAGCCGGAAGACCTGACGCCGCCGGCGCCCGACCTGGCGGCCGTCATCCCCATCGACCGGAAGAAGCGCGAGTTCCACGAGGATCCCGTGCGCGAGGTCAGCCCGGGCCGATGGCGGTGGGGCAAGAGCGGCAAGACCTACAAATCGAAGGCAGCCGCGCAACGGCAAGCCGCGGCGATCTACGCGTCCGGCTGGCGTGGGGATGCATTGCGCGCCAAGGCCGCGCCACTCAAGCCGAGCCCGCGCGCCGAAACACGGTACGCGTTGGACCTCCAGCAAATCATGAAGGCGGTCCATGCCGCTGCGCTGCATATCGTCCACCGGGAACTGAAGCCGCACAAGTCGGAGCTACACCAGGACAGCATCGGCGACGCAAAAAGCCGGCTGCACAAGCTTTCGTATCAGCTGGCGCCGTGGCTGCGCATGCACGTCGCGAACGCTTTCAACCGAATGTCCGGCGAGGTCCGCACCCATTCGGGTACAGCGGCCAAGCTGGTCGGCGTCCCTCTGCGCCAATCCTTGAGCCTCGACCGGCTGATTGACGAGACCCGTCAGGCCAACGTCAACCTGATCACGAATGCAAGCTCGACATTCCTCGACCAGGTCCGAGACGTCCTGGACGAATACGGGGATCTGCCCGCGGGCCGCGGCGCGGGCGAAGAGCGGCTCGCCGACCTCGAGGAAGGCGCCGTGCCGCGCATGCTGAGCGAGGCGCTACAGCAACGCGTGGACGTGAGCAAGAGCCGCGCGCAGACCATCGCGAGAGACCAGGTCATTCGCCTGAACTCCAAGGTTCACGAGAAGCGCGCACGGTCGGCCGGCACGACTCACTATCGGTGGTCTACTTCAAGAGATGAGCGTGTGTCCGGGGACCCGAGCGGCAAGTATCCGAAGGCCGAGCCGAGTCACTTCGATCGCGACGGGAAAGTCTTCGCGTGGGACGATCCGCCCGACGAGGACTCCTACGACGGGCACCCAGGACAGAATCGGCCGAATTGTCGATGCGTCGCGTTGCCGATTATCGACGAGCTGGAGGATGACGACACCGAGTCGGAGCCGGAGCCGGAGGAGTCGAGCGACGACGACGAAGCGGCCGAAGGCTAGAGCGCACTTACCTCAGTTCTTCGTACAAGCACGGCGCCCAGGCACGTAGTGCACTTCAGCATGGTGTAGTTGATCCCCGGGGCCGTCGTCGGCGAATCGACATAGTTGGCGTAGACGTCTTGGATCACGTAGGCCGACTTCCCGCCGCATAATGGACAGTCGATATCCTTGACGGGAGCCTCGGGCACTCCCAGCAGCTCCCGTGCAATGCCCTTGGCGTGGTCTATGGTGCGGGCGTGCAGGACCAGCTCGAGCGCGCGCACTGCGGCGTTGCGCTCCGCCCATGCCGTATCCACCGTCCGTCCCGCGCAGTGGTGACACGGCTGCCGGTGCTGGCGGCTGCAGTCGTCAGGAAGAAGGCGAGGTCGGCTCATGACAACTTCGTCGTCGTCAAGCCTGGCGCCATCGCCGATAAGTCCCCTTCAATAATGTCGGCCAGTCTTCGAAGGGCTCCCGGGATGAGAACCGCATCCTCCCCCGTCACGTGGCACTCGAACCCGTTCCCGCGGTCGCCATGGATGACGATCAGCAAAACGCCACGTGCGCGGGTCCTCTCCCGGATGATCTCCGCTTCTGCGTCGTACGCGCCCGGCCCGATCGCCATCACTCGCCCCCTGGAAGACTCGCATACAGCGCCTCGATCCACTGCTTGCGCTCCGCGGTTCGCGCCAGCTCCTCCGCGCAACGCTTCGCGTGAGAGACAATGGACTCGCGCGTGCTCTCGATCTTGTCGGCCAGCCACTGCTTCGGGTCGTTCGGTACTGTATCGGTGTACGGTGTCCAATCGCTCCTGCAGAGGTCGATCTGTTCGAGCATGAATCGCTGGAGCCCCTCGTGTTGCTCCGTGGGCGGCTTCCACGCCTCGACCTTGGCGCGCATCGACGCGTAGCGCTTGCGCGTCTTCTCGCACTTGGCCAGGTGCGCCGCGTTGGCTCTCGTGATGCGCGAGACCTCGGCGTTGAACAAGGCCAGCGCGGCCACACTACTGAGGCCTTCGAGCTCGCGCAACGTGGCCCGAACGCGTTCGGCTTCTTCCGCGTGATAGTGGCTCGCCTCCGGCGCCTTCGGCAGGTCGTCCATGGGGTCATCGCGCTGATGGATACAGGCTCCCATGCCGCGAGCACACCGCAGGGCGAACTCGCGTAGCGTCAGATCGGGCTTCTCTTCGATGATCGCGGTATATCCTGTGGGCATGACTCGGTCCCTTTCACCCGTGATTCCACCACGCACCGATGCGGCCCACGAGCCATAGAGTCGTCCCAGCGAGGAACATCACGGCGCCGACCGCCGGGGGCTCATGGCTCTGCACGAGGCCCACGCACATCACGGGCGACAAGAGAAGCAAGAGCACGCCGACGAGCTGTACGCTTTTCCACTTTTTGCTGGTCTTTTCGATGGTCTGTACCTGGTTCATGTCGTCACCCTTCCCTTCTTTTGTCCTGGTAGCTTGATTCCGAGCTTCATCGCCGCGCGCTCGATGCGCTCAGCCGATGCGGCGCGCACGTCGTCGCCAGCGAGATAGCTCGTGACGGTTCTTCGGTCGCATTCGCTTTCGGCCGAAAGCCGCAATATCTCTTGTCGGGTCATCGTGGTCGCTCGTCTCGTTCTGGTCCTACGCCGCCCGGTGGGTGTTCGCGCCACCATCGGATGACGCTCGCTGCATTGTCCGGAGCCTCGCACAATATCACAACCTGCTGTCGCTCCCATATGAAGCTACCGGGACGCCCGGCTAACCCGAGCGTCCCGTGGACATCAACGCACCACACGTACCATGCGCCCATCGCGTGGCTTACGTGGACCCATTGTCCCTGATGAATTCTGCCGCTCCAAGCCATACTGGTCCCGCCCTTGCCTCGACTGCCTAGCCGTGCGCCGCCGCCCAATCCGGTCCTATCCCATCCTGCCCCGCCGCTCCGACGAGCCGCCTTTCCCGTCCTTTCCCTGCCTGCCGTTCCTCTCCCGTCAGACCATTCCGATCCGGTCCGTTCCATGCCTGCCCGTCCGCTCCGACCCATCCGATCCGCCCGGTCCGCTCCGGTCAATGCCAAGCCTGCCGTGCCTCGCCTGTCCGCTCGCTTCCGATCCTAGCCTGCCGAGCCGACCCAACCGATCCGATCCCTTCCTGGACTTGCCTGCCGAGCCGGTCCTGTTCCACCAGTACCCGCCTATCCTGCCACGCCCGTCCGATCCAATCCGATCCGCCACGTCCCATCCTATCCTGCCGAAGCTGTTATTCCGCCGCCTTATCTCGCATTGCCGCCCTCGACGCCTCGAACATGTCGATCGCCTCTCGCATCGAGGCCACGAAGTCGACGTAATGCTCCGGCACGTTGCTCGTGCGACACCAAAATTCGAGCTGCCGGAATGCGCCGGCGACCAGCGCAAACCGCGCCGACGCCACGCGTGACGACAGGTCGAAACGTTCCCTGGCATCGGAGGCAAGCACGTTCGTGCGGCCGCGTCTCTCCTTGCCGTCCGCATCTCGGAACGTCGGAACATCGTCGACGTTGACCAGCATTGCCTCGCCGTGCACTCCCGGGACATTGGCGGTCACGACACGAACAGACCGGATGAACTTCCGACAATATTCGAGATGGGTCATCTCGATCGCCCGCTTGTCGGACGGCATGTAGTGCCACAGCACGCTCTCGCGATTCGCGCGCATGTACGCGTAAATCTGCTTGGCCGACACCATCGGGACGTCGACCGCATTCAGGCGGGCGATCGCCAATAGCTCGGGCGCGATTCGATCTCGGACGTCTTCGGACGTCCACGGAAAACCGTCGGCACTCGTGATGGTGCCGAGGCGAGGAGCGCGCGCCGCTTTCTTCAGCGGCGCGGCTCCCGGCTTCGACTTCTTCATTCGGCCTCAGCCTCGGCCGACTCGTCCGCTTCGTGACGACCAACGGCCCCGTTCACGGTGTTGACCGCCCCCATCGCCCTGCGCGGCATGTTCGACCGGTCCTTGTCGGCCACGATCGTGGTCGCGGCACGGAGCAGCTCCGGCGGGATCTTGAACATCCTCTCCGGCAGCGAGCAGGCCTTGACGATCGCGTCGACGCTCTTCTCGGGAAGCGCCTCGACGGTGAAGCTCCCGAGATCGCCGCCCTTCTGCTGCCGGAACTCGCAGAGCCCGACTTCCTGGCCCGCCTGTCGCAGCGCGAGCACGATTTTCGCCGCCGGGATCACGTTGTGCGGATACCGAATGACGACGTCAATATACCAGTCGGTATAAAGGCATCGCGCGCGAACGTCCGGCACGCGATCATTCCACGGTCCGACTTCGACGATGCGCACGTCCATTTCGTGCGCGCCGTGAATCGGCGCCGTATGGCCCATGATGCGGACCTTCTGTTTGATCTCGCTGGGCTTGACGCTCTTGCCCGTGGCCGACGCGCCGCTGACGAGGCAGGCCTTGATCGTTCGGCACGGGAGCACGTGCTCGTCCTTGACGTTGCGGTAATGCGACGACTCGTATTCGCTCGTCAGGTCTTTGGGCCGTTGCGGCATGTCGTGGCCGGTCATTCGAGAGAGCATCTCGATAACGGCTTTTTCGCTCCATTGATGAACAAGAAGCGCGTCGCCGCGAATTCGGACCGGCATGAGCGCGAGATCGCCGCTCAACACCTGAAACGGATCGTGATTCGACTGCTCCGCGACTTCGGGCTCGTTTGCCTTCTTCTTCTTCGCTGCCATGTTCGGTTCCTCGGCCTTTCGTTTGCGCCTTGACGACGCGTTGCAAGATGTAGCAACATGGCGCGGCATCGGTCAAGTATATTTTGACCGTCTCAGGGCAGGATGGGAACGGCGAGGACGGGTGGCACGGAGGGAACGGGGCGCGGCAGCGGCAGGCGAGGACTGGCGAAGAGCGGACGGGACGGGACAGGAGCGTACGGGCACGGCAGGCTTGGCGACGGATGTGGAGTGGAGCGGGCAGGATGGCGCGGCAGGCTCGGATGGAATGGAGCGGATCGGGCACGGCTCGGCATGGCATGACAGGCTAGGATGGAAGTGGACGGGAATGGGCGGGCGGTGCGCGGCAGGAGCGGCAAGGACCGGACAGGTCGGCGTGGCAAGGCAGTCATGGCACGACACGGCGACGGGTGGAGCGGAAGCGCACGGCGGGGCAGTCATGGCGGTGAGGGATCGGGAAGCGACGGGTCATAATGGGCAATGCGCGGCAGCGGCAGGCAGGGAAGGGTCTGATCGGAATGGAGAGGCAAGATCGTGGCATGGCAGGCAGGGAACGGCGTGACACGAACCGGCATAGCGTGGCCCGGCAGGCAAGGAAAGGCGCGGACGTGACGGGATCGGAACGGACCGGCACGGCCCGGCAGGATAGGCAGTGACGGATAGGGGAGCGGTCGGAGGGGAACGGCTCGGCAGGCGCGGACAGGTGACATGTGGACCGGTGGGTACGGTCGGCTCGGCATGGCAGGCAGGCAGGGACCGGACTGGATGGGACGGGAGCGGAGAGAATGGCTCGGCAGGCATGACTGGGCGGGCGTGGCTTGGCGTGGCTGGGAAGGGCAGGATAGGCGTGCACCGGATCGGATCGGCTGGGCAGGCAAGGACTGGACTGGAGCGGCTCGGCCCGGCAGGCTTGGATTGGACAGGAGAGTAGCGGACAGCGAGGCAAGGCAGGATAGGCAGGGCACGGTACGGAAGGGATCGGATCGGCTATGGCTTGGCAGGCTGGGAAGGGATCGGATTGGACAGGGACGGGATTGGCTCAGCAGGCTAGGCAGTATTGGGGTCCGGACTGGAGCGGCAGATCGTGGCAGGGCAGGCAAGGCAAGGCGAGTAGCGGCACGGCGTGGCCCGGCATGACAGGCAAGGACGGGACGGGCTCGGCGGTCACATGGCCGGGCAGTCGTGGAGAGCATGGTCGCGGCCGGAGAAGGGCTGGGTGAGCCAGGAGTGGCTTAGGACGGGATCGGACAGGCGAGGCTTGGCAGGCTGGGAAGAATATGGAACGGCAGATCATTGGAACGGCGTGGCAGGATGGGACCGCATCGGAGTGGAGTCGACAGGACTGGCAATGGCCGGGCAGGCTAGGCGGCGAGTGGCGCGGATTGGAGCGGCGTTGGCAGGATTGGAGAGGACAGGATGGGTTGGCGGGGCAAGGCTGGGCAGGATGGGACCGCACAGGACCGGAGTGGACAGGCGTGGCAAGGCTGGGCAGGCTTGGATGGTATCGGCGAAGGATGGGAGGGCGCGGTCAGGCGTGGCAGGAATGGCTGGGATCGTCACGGACGGGACGGGACGGGCGCGGACGGCAGGCGAGGAATGGTCTGGATAGGACTGGCGCGGAATGACACGGAGAGGCATGGGGCGGCAGAAGGGGAGAGGAGCGGATGTGACAGGAGCGGAAGGGCAAGTCAGGCTAGGATCGGTCGGACAGGTTGGCGCGGAATGCCAGGCAGGGATCGGACCGGGGGGATTGGGAAGGACGGGATCGGCTCGGCAGGCTAGGAGAGGAGAGAAGGAGCGGCCAGGCCGGGCAGGCAGGGCACGTCTAGGTGACACCGGAGTGCACCGGACCGGAAGGGCAGGAATGGCACGGACGGGACCGGACCGGCCGGAGAAGGGCTGGGCAGGCTCGGATAACGCAGCGGGCGATAAGCGATTCGCCCGCTGCGTCAGATATGGCCGCCGCGCTTTCGCAACCGATCCATTGCCGAGACCCAGGTCGGGCCGCCGCGTAGCCGCGCCACGGCGAGAACAGCGGCATCCGCCATGTCGGCGTGTCTGCCGTCTTTCGTGACCGGGGCATCGTACTTTGTCGCGCCGTTCGGCATTCGCTTGAGCCGCTTGCTGAGCAAGTCGACCCCCAGCTGTTTGATCGGCGCCAATTCGAGTTTACTGTCCAGTAGCAGGGTCCGAAAATCGGCGTGATTCTTCGCCGTCTGTTCTGTTGTGTCCCTAGACACCTGGACCGTTACGCCTTGCATGTCCCCGTGTTCGGCGATCAACGATCCGGCGAACCGGTCCGAATAGACCTCGTGGAGCTTGTACTCCCTCAAAATGGGGGCGATGTCCGCGAATACTTCGCGCGCCTTGAGCGGCGCGCCGGATGTCCCTTGCCATTCCCAGCAACCGGCGACGAAGTATTTGTCCTTGGAGCTATCTGTCACGTCTTGCCGCTTGCCGGCCACGACGAGCGACCATGCGTTGCCTGATATTCCCGGATCCATCGCTGCAACATAATCGCATAGCTGATCGTAATCCGTCATCTCCGGCGTCGGCCGCGTGGCGACGCGCACTTCCATTGCGGTCAGCCATCCCTGATCGGGATCGACGAACTCGCCGAGAACGTCCGTTTGATACGAACTGTGCGGCGCGAGCCGCTCGGCTTCGCATGCTTCCGGAGTCCAGTTGAACGGACATATCTGCGGCCCGGTCGCCCGCATGATGATGAGGTCTTTCGTCGGCTTGCCGAACGACTCCTCGACCGCGTCATAAATTGGCCCGCGCGCGGCCCACGGGCTGCTGACGGCCAAGAGCTGACCGCCGATGAGTCGCAGTCGCGCGATGACGGCGAGCCTCGAGTCGTCGAAGTTGATCACGCCGTCTTCTGTTCCCTGCATTCGACAGGCTTCGTCGAAGATGGCGGCGATCGTCCACCGCGAGACGAGCGAGGCTCCGCCCTTGCGTCCGGCGGCAATCACGATCTCGACCTGGCGCCCGTCGTCGCGTCGGATCCAGAGCCGCTCCGTCGACGGCTTCGGGTTCTTCATCAGGTATCGATTGAGGGCGCCGCCCTCACGCGTCAGTGCGCCCATGAGGTGGTCCATAATCGCGCCGGCTTTATCTTTATCCAGCGAGACGACCGACACGCGCATCGGCTCGTATCTCTTGATTTGCGGCGGCGGCTTGATCGTCAGCGCCGTATGCAGCGCGACTGCGGCCATGATCAAGCTCTTGCCCGAGCGGATCGCACCGACGAGATAGAACTCCGTCGGTCTTCCTGCGGCCTCGATGGCCTGGATGGCCTCGACGCCGCCGAACGTTTGAATGACCGTCGGGTCACTCGCCAGCTCACCGAGCCGGCTACCGTCGATCACCCTGCACATCGCCCGTTGCACCGGGCTCGCCGTCGTCAGGGCGAACGCGCGCGGGTGCGTCAGAATCGTTTCGAGCGACGGCATAACGGCTACTGCTTCAGGCCAGCCTCCGCGCCCGACTCCGCGAGCTCATCGTCGAGGGAAGCGAACCCCTTGAGGTCGTTCGGGTCGCCGTCGGTCTTCAGTATCTCGTGCAGCACTTCGGCCGCTTTGACTCGAGCATTCGGCACCGGGGACGTGAACGCGATCGCCCGCAAGACGCGCCGCATCTCTTCCTTGCCGGCCTCGCTCTTGGGCATCGGCTCGCTGAACTTGTTCAGGAACGCGCGCTCCCATTCGGAGCGCTCGTGCTCCGCCCTCATGGCCTTGGTGGGCGACCACTCGGGCCGGTGTTCCTTGACCTGCCCGGCGACCGCCACGACCGTCCTCGGCTGCCTGACCGGGGGCGGCCCATTGCGGCGCGTAAACCCGTTCAGGCGGCGTTTCTCCGCGAGCTCGGGACAGTGATTGGTGCACCAATCCGAGCCCTCACGCGCCCAACAGGGGCGCTTCTTGCCAGCTCCACCGGGACACGGCCGACGATCCACACACTGAAGGTAGGGTTTTTGCTCTACCGTGGCGCGCCATCAGGAGCGGCGATCTCCTTGCTGCCCCCGGTCTCGACCAGCTCAAGCTCGGGCGCCGTCTTGTCGCACCGGCATCCCTCGACGTGGTCCGGGGCCTCACACCGCGGGTCCCGGCGCTTGGGAATCGGCTTGCGCTTGTCCTGTTCGCCGGAACAGAAGGTCTCGGCCATGTGGGCCCGGAGCGCGGCCATGGCCTTCGCTTCGGTGGCCTTCTGGTCGACGGCCTCGGACATCGGCATGGTCAGAACGATGACGCCGCATGCGCCACATGTCATCTCAAGGGTCTTGCCGGTGTTGCGCGGGGCCTCGAGGACTTTCCGGCATCCGGTCTTCAGCAGGTGGGTCGCGATGGCGGCCCGGGCCTGGCGCTGCCAGCGCTCGGGGTTCGTTTCGCTCCTCTTGGTGCGCATGCGAAAGACGACCTTGCCGCACGCGTTGCACTTGGCCTCATTGACGGCCCTCGAGGCGGCTGCGCGGCGCTGCTTGCGGGTGCCGCGGTGGATCTCGTCGTCCATCATGGCGCCTTCTCCGGGATGAACTCGGACAGCGCCACGACTGCGAGCCCGACCTGATGGAGAGCGTTCTCGTAGGCCAGGTCCGGGGTCTCACCCAGCGCTCCGACCCAGGGTCCGGCGGGCGTGTCTTGCCCGTTGACGTAATTGCGCCAATCGATCGTGGGCGGCAGGTAGATCACGGCCTCCCACGAGTGTTCCGTGCGCCTCAAGACCACCACATTGCGTTCGCTCATGGCTTCTCCGCGATCCTCACAGGATCATCTATCACGCATTCGGGTCCCTCTTCACGCTCGCGCCACGCGTCGGCGAATTTCTGTTGGACCGCTCTCTCCGCAGCCTGAACCATTGTCTCCGCAACGTGGACCATAGCCTCCGGTACCCCCGTCGGCGCGGGCGGCCCCGAGGCCCCCGTCGGACCTTTCTTGGCCCGGTGATCGAGCTCACCACCGATCGCCGACGCGAACGCGGCCTTCCGCATGCCCACGATCTGCCGCCCGCACCAAATCGCGAGCACGGCCAGGCCGGCCTGATCCCAATGCTCGAATTCAGGCCCGAGGATGAGACGACAGGCGACGAGCGTGTCGTCGAGCTCGCGCTTGTCGACGCCCACGAGGAGCGCGAGCTTGAGGAGCGCGGTGCTCATTGGGGACCGCCGGCGGCCTTCCGTGTTGCCGCGTTGATCAGCGATCCGAGTATCTCATGGATGCACTTCGGGCAGATGCGCGCCCCGCTTTTCTCCGAGCCGAATAGCGCAAGCCGCTCGAGACACCAGTAGCATTGCATCGGATCGATCCCGAGCGTGAAGGCAACCTCGTTCGTGTCGAGCGTCGACGTCGGCGTCCAGTGGGTCTCGAGGTACGGGACCGGCTTGTCGCCCGGGTTCCACTGGTCCGTCCATGAGAAATTGGCGTCCTTGAATAGCGCGTCGGTCCACGGCACGCTCGCCGTCCGCTGCGGATGGTTCTCGTAGCCGAGGGAGCTCGGAACCGTCACGTCATGCACGACGAGCGCCGGGATGCAGTTCCACACCGGCTCGCGGAGTTTGTACATGAACTGGATCAGGATGTTGTCCTCGTTCCAGGCCGTCACGCATTGCCGCGGCGCCCGCGCGTAGTACTCGAGCACCTGGCGGGCGACGCCCTTCCGGAAGATATATCCCGGGCCCGTCACGTGGTAGGTCGATAGCCACCGCTGGCCGGCCTCGGCGAGCGAGCGCGCCATCGGGTGCACCGTGTGGAGCGAGAGAATGCGCGACGTCGGCATGCGAACCCACGCATGCATGGCCGCCGCAAGGTGCGGCGACACGTCGACGTCATCGTTCAGGATGCACGCCATCTCCGGATCCTCGGCGGCGATGGCCTTGTAGATCCGCGTGGCCCACACGCTCGCGTGCTCGCGCTTGACGCTCTCGTGGACGACGGCGCGAAGGCCCTGCGCTTCGAGCTGGCCGAGGAGCCGCGCGAGGGTCTCGGCGCGCTCAGGCAGGAACTTCGCGTGCGCGACGTGGAGGGTGATCCGGGGCTCGGCCATCAGCGTACCGCCATCGCGACCAGCGCAAACTCCCGGTGATCCATGGCCATACCGATGGCCGTGAGCTCGTTGGTGGTGAGATGAAACGTCGCGTCCTTCTCGACGTGCTTCGCATAAAAGTCGTACTTCATCGCGGCCATCTTGTGATTGTGGATGCGCTCCTCCAGGTTGGCCACCGGATCTTGCCCCGCATATTGGCTGTTGCCGTAGGTGAATCCGGCGCTGCCGTCCGGGTTGAGGTACGCCGGCACCTTGAGGTCGTCGAGAATCTTCTTCAGCCGTGGCAGTTCGATTTGCTGCTGCTCGGCACGCTTCGCGTGAAACGTTGCGATGTTCGTGAATCGATCGGCCAGTTCCGCGCCCGTGACAGACAGCTTGAGGCTTTCGTAGATGTTCATGATTCAGGTCTCCTTATAGCACGTTGAGTCGCTCCAGCGGCGGCAGCGCTCGCGCATAGGTCACCATGTTGGCTTCGTGCTGCCGTTCTTCGGTCGAGGCCGTCCTGTGCCAAGCCTCCGTCACGGCGTATATGTAAAGCACGTCGTTCAGGAACTTGCAGCGGTCGCGCCCCGCGAGCTCGGCGACGCTCCACATGAACGCCGGATCGTCCCCGCGGTCAATCCACTTGCCTGGCTCGTACTGCAGATATTCTTTCGGTATCCGTTGGAACAACCCGGCCCTGAACGTTTTTACGTGGGTCATCTTCCAGGGCACCCGCCTGTAGTCCTCCCATTCCTCGTACTTGTTCGCGAAGCCGCCGCTCCCATCGCTGTTCCGGAAGCTGCCCCACGTGACCCACGCGCCTTCGTCGTGAGCCTGGGCGACGCGGCGGAGGGCGTACCTTGAGGCAAGCCAATCGTCGCCGTCCAGGCATACCGTGACGGCGTCCGCCGGCAGCGTCCCGATGACGTCGACCAGGTTCTCCATCTTCGTCTTCGGCGGGTCCTGCTCGCTCGCCTCGATGTAGTGATGAACCGCCTCGACGCCGAGCTGCGCGCGCACCGAGGCCTCGCACACATGGCGCGTGGAATGCCGGAAGCCTGTGGATACCACGTGCACCCGAGGCAGCGTCACCGGTGCCTCATGAGCCACTTCCGCGGCGTGTAAACGCGCTCCGTCGCGAAGAGCTCGAGGAGGAGCCAGTCCGCTGGCTCAGAGCAGAGATGCGCCGCCGAGTGCATGCTCAGCCTGAGTATGGCTTCCCGACGCATCAGCATAAACCGCGTGCCGTAGCTCTGGCCGACGCGGCAGACGAGCGGCGAGACCGGCTGCGGCATAGCTGTCTCTGGCATCCCACCGTGATCGCCAGCGCCGTGAATCATGATCCAGTCGGCCGGGACCTCGGCCATGAACGCTTCCCAGTGATCGCAAAAGTCCTCGGAAAACTGGATGTCATCCTCGAGGATCGCGATCGTCTGAATGTGGAAAGCCTCGGCGGCCCGCACGATCGCCAGGTGGCTGAGCAGGCACCCGAGCTCTGTGGGCTTGAGCGGCTGCGGCGCCGGGCGCCCCTCGCGTCCGTGGGCGCTTCCTGCGAGCGTCGACAGCTGCATTCGCTCGCCGTCGAACGCATCGAAGTAGCCCCAAGACTGGAGACCGATGGCGTCCGCCTGCTTATTGAAGGCCTCGCGGCGCTCGGTCTGTCCGGAGCGCGAGATGACGACGGTCGGATCGGCAAATCGAACCATCACCGAACCTGCTTGACCGATATGCCCGGCTCGTTGCGATGCGGATCGAACGGCCGCTCATCGTCGATGAGGATGCACTCGTCGATCTCGTGCTCCATCCACTGGCGAATGGCCATGCGGAGGGTCGCGGCGATATAGCCGCATAGGTCGCCCATGGGAGGCGGCGGCTCGCATTCGCATCCGATGCTGACCGCGATCAACTGCCGATGATTCGACTTCCGATCCGTCACGCGGCAGTCGAGCCGCCACGACAGCCGGAAGGCTCCCACGAGCAGCGTCGCGTGTTCAATGGGTAGATCGAAGACGCGGAGCCGCACCCTCGCTGCCGCGTGCTGGTACGCCAAGAACTCGCCGGTCGTTCTCGGCGGGTAGACGTGGTCGACGTCGACCACGGGTTGCAGGATCCGACTGTGGTCGTATATATCCTCGCTGGTCACGGTGATTGGAAAGTGTCGATTCCCATCCATGGGCAGAAGGCTGTAGCTGTATCCCTTCATCACCACGCCTCCGGCATCGGGACATTGCGGAACTTGCTGCCATGGCCGAGCGGAAACGGGCCGCCACGGCGCTGCTGTTCAAAGAGTTGCCCGTACTCTCCTGGCTCTCCAGGCTGTCCGCGGAACGCGAGACCGTCCTGATCGGCTTCTCGCCACAGAGTATAGCCGTACTTGTGGGCAAGAAGGCTTAGCACCGCTTGCTCGGTCCTATGCTCCTGCATCCCCTCTGGTTCTGGACCCAATATCGATGGCTCGAATGTGGTCGTCATGGGGTTTATAGAAAAAGTCAGCCATTCATACAACAGCTGTTGTGGCTTGTATGGCCCCACCTTGAAGGCGGCCCAGCGTGCGCAACCAGCGGCCACGCCAGGCGCTAGATAATCGGCTCTCCCGTGGATCCGCTTCGCGTCAAGCATAGACGGATTTAGCCCCATCACGATTTCACAATCGCGAGTGCACCACCGCCGCTGATCGTGACCAGACGATCGAAACAGCATGGCGCCATCGCGGTCGGCCGTCTCGAACACGATCGAAATGTCGGCCACCGGTGCCGAATCACCATCGATATAGCAGACGATGTCGCCCGGCTCGCTTCGACGCATGGCGTCGAGTATGATCAGCGGCTTCCACGCATAGAGTCCGTATCCTCGGCCCTTGGGCGCATACGCTCGTGAGCCCTCATGGTCCCAGAGCCATGCATTCAATTGCCGGAATGGATGCGCATCTAGCCAGCGGTCATCGTAGACGAGGAAAGAAGTCGCGCCGACATCGACGAAGCACTCGGTCACGCGCGCCGTGATCTCATCGTACGCGGCTCCGCCAAACGTTATCAGTCGTCGCTGGCTCACGCTTCCCTCGATTTCATGAAAGCTATCAACCGCGCCACGTCCCCCGTCGCAATCTTGCCCTCTAGCAGGTTGCACGCATGACACAGCCACGCACGAATCCGGCCCGTGCGGTGACAGTGGTCGAGCGTGAGCCTGCCGCCCTTCCCGCAGCATTCGCAGGTCACCGGCTTCTTGTCTAGCCACCGCTGGACTTCCGCCAATGCATCGGCGCGATCCATCCCGTTGCATATCGGCGCGTGACCCTCTTTTTGCGCTCGCATGCGAGAGCCGTGGAGCATCACGCGCGCAACATTCCGCGCAGCCCACTCCTTCTGATAGGCGACCAGTTTCGGGTGACGAGTTCGCGCATTGCGCGCATCGATAGCCTTGTACTTGTCCGGATTCAGCCTTCTGTCGCGGCGCCGCCACGCGTTGCCATATTCCGGATTGGCGTCACGGCGCGCTTTCGCGCGCTGACGGCACTTGTCCTTGTGCTTCTCGTAGTATCGCTTCGCGCGCTCGTTCGGCGTGAGCGGCCTGTCCGGAAGAATTCGTGCGGGCATTACTTATCCCCAACCCACATCTGCCGGTTGCCCGGCTCTTGATGGTACTCCGTCGCGCGGTTGCACTTGCGGCAGATCGAGCTGTCCATATTGGCGGCGGTCAAGCCATTCGACGCGGATGCCGCCTGCGCAAAGTAGCGCACTTCTTCGTACGTCATCGAAAGCAGATTCCCGATCGGTGCACGCAACCCGTAGTCCATGCAGCACAGGTAAACGTCCCCGTTCGGCATGAGCACGTTTTGGTCGTAGAACGGCGTGTACGAGCACGATACGGGACCTTTGTGCCGCACCGCCGGCTCGAGCGACGGCGTACCGTGAACGCCTTCTCGGTTGAGGCTTCCAGCTCTATCGTGGCCTTCCCACATCGGCAGGTGCTTGATCCCGTGGCCGAGCCCGGACGCCACGCCGCCAGCGTGGTCCATCGTCATGAGCTCGAACCGTCGAATGAACCCGGCCTCGCGTACCATCATGAACCTGTCGAGCGCCAGCAGATACTCGCCCGTCTTCTTGAACTGCCGCATGTGGCCGCCCTCGTCGGGCAGATGCAGACACACGACCTCGATCTGAGCCGCGTGGGCGTGCAGTAGCATCGCCACGTCGTCCGCGTCTTCCGGCGTCATGCCCTGGAGCGTCGTGTAGATGGCGACCGAGTAGTCCATCGCGAGCGTGAGCCGAAGCATGTTCGTGCACTCGGGGTTGGCCCACGGCTCGGCCATGCCCGAGAAGTCGATCCGGACGTGCTTCGGGATCTTCGGCAGAATGATGGCGAAGTCCTCGAGGGATAGCATCCGCTTCGCGAACTTCGGGTAGTTCGCGAGGAGCGCGTCCTGCGGGCAGTAGTCGCATCGCACGGGGCAGCCCACCATGGTCGTGATCTCAAGTGTCGGCATGGAGCAGGTTCACCCTCCGGTACGTTACCCCATCGGGCGCCTTGTGGCGGAGCTTCCGCATCATGTCCTCGCCGCCGCGCGGGTTCATGGTGTGGACCGAGATGTCCGGCACCCACCTGCCATGTTCCTCCATCCAAAGGAGGACGTCGTAGCCGGTTTTCTCCTTGTGACGTCTGCGGTCGATGGGCGTCGGTGGGGATCCATACCCGCCTGGTTCATCGGCATCTTCGTAGTGTTCGTCTGCGAGGTCGTGATCGAGGCTCACGTGCTCGACGTCGTGCGCCTGCAGCATCGCGATACACTCGTCCGCGGTCTTGGCCCATAGATCGTAGTCGAACGGTTTCTTGCGCATATCGTCGAGCCAAAGACGCTTGCCCATTAGTCCCTCTCCATCCTGATCTCGACGAGGATCCATGGCTCGGTCTGATATGTCCAGCATCCGTGGTGGCTCACCGAATCCACACACGAACGTCTCCGTCCGGATTCTCCGGGTTCCCGCGCACCATGTGCAGCCCCGCCGCCCGGCACGCGTGCTCCATGATGATGCGCTCGGTCTCGTGGTGGGACTCGTAGAGCGCCACCTTGACGCCGCCCCAGTGCCGATAGGAGGAGAACACCTCGTGCCCCACGCCTTCCGCATCGCACTTCAAGACATCCGCCGCCGGTAGATCGCCCGGGTCGACCACCGGGACGCGGGTCCCTGAGCGCACGCCGAACGTCTTACTGGCCCCCCAGTTCTCATCCATCGCAAGGTACGCGTCCCCGAGACGCGAGCTCGTGACGGCCGCGCAGGTGACGACGACTGGCACCGGCGCAGTGAACTCGCCGCAGTTCTGAAACGCCAGGTCTATCGCCGCTTTGTTCGGGTCGTAGCCGTATATCTGCCGCAAGCTGGGCCACCACGCGCAAGCCCAGACGAAGAATGCGCCGACGTTGCAGCCGACGTCCACGAGCGTGCGGACGTCCTCCGGCGCAGTGCGCAGATACGAGTACTCGCCCTCGAAAACGCTACGGCAACAGCGTTCGGCGTGGTAGCTCGTGGCCTCCGGCTCGGCCGGAATGAGGAACGGCCCGCGCGGCCCCGTGATCGTTCGCGTCTTCATGGCTCCCTGTACCACGCCACCGTCCGATGCAGGCCCTCGACGAGCGAGATCGTGGGGCGCCATCCGAGGCTGTACGCCTTCGTCGAGCTCATGAGCTTGCGCGGCATGCCGTCCGGCTTGGAGGAGTCAAACCGGATCTCGCCCTTGAAGCCCACGACATCCGCGATGGTCTTGGCGATATACCCTACCGAATACTCCGCCTCGGTGCCAACGTTGATCGGCTCCGGGTCCTCGTGCACGGCCATGAAGTGCACGCAGGCCGCCGCGAGATCGTCGACGTGCATCAGCTCACGCCGCGGCGTGCCGGTGCCCCAGACGACGACCTCCGGCGCGTCCGCCAGGACACCGCGCGCCTGCTCGAAGCGCTCGATCAGCATCGGCACCATGTGGCCCTCCTCTCCGAAGTTGTCGTTCGGTCCGTAGAGGTTCGGGGGGATGAGGCAGACGGCTCGCAACCCGTGCTGCTTGCTGAACGCACGGACCATCTCGATCCCGGCGAGCTTCGCGATCGCATACGACCGATTGGTCTCTTCGAGCGGCCCGGTCATCAGATCGACCTCCCGCATCGGCTGCGGGCAGTCGCGCGGGTAGATGCAGCTCGAGCCGAGAAAACAGAGCTTCGCGCCGTAGAGCATGCAGGCTTCGATGACGTTGGTCTGAATGCGGAGGTTGTCCGCGATGAAATCCCCGGGGCGATCGATATTGGCCTGGATGCCGCCCACCGTGGCGGCCGCGAGGTACACCTCGTTCGGCTGCCATGCGTGCATGAAGTCCCACACGCTTTGCTTATCCCTCAGATCGAGCTGGCGTCGCGCTGGGTCGATGATTCCACCCGGCGTTGCGCGCAGCGCCCGCACGATGGCCGAGCCCACGAGACCACGGCTACCGAAGACCACGCGCTCGGTCATCGCCCCGCCTCCCGCATCTCGTGGTCGACCATCATGCGGACGAGCTCTTTGAATGATGTGCGCGGGTACCAGCCAAGCACGTCGTGCGCCTTGGTTGCGTCCCCGACGAGATTCTGGATCTCGCTCGGTCGCGTATACCGCTCCGCTATCCCCACGTACGGCCCCGTCTGATTGATCCCGGCGCACGCAAAGGCCAGGTCCAGGAACTCTTGCACGGAGTGCGACTGCCCCATGGCGATCACGTAGTCATCGGGCTTGTATTGCTGGAGCATCAGCCACATGGCCTCGACGTACTCGGCCGCGAAACCCCAGTCGCGTTTCGGCATGAGGTCCCCGAGATAGAGCTTGTCCTGCTTGCCCATTGATATGCGGGCCGCCGCCTTCGCGATCTTTCGCGTGACGAAGGTCTCACCGCGGCGCGGTCCCTCATGGTTGAACAAGATCCCGCACGACACGTGCAGGTCGTACGTCTCCCGGTACATGACGGCCGTGTGATGCGCGGCGAGCTTGGCGATACCGTAGGGAGATACCGGAACGAATCGGCTGCGCTCGTTCAGCGGTCCCGGCGTGTTGCCGAACATTTCGGAGCTGCTCGCGACATAAACGCGGGCCTCCGGGCACATGTCGCGCACGGCGCGGAGCAACCTCGAGGTCCCCTGCGCGATCACGTCGTGCGTGTAGTCCGGCTGGTCGAAGGACACGCGCACGTGCGACTGGGCGGCAAGGTGATAGACCTCGTCTGGCCCCGAGCGGTCCACGGCGTTGCGGATCGATTCCACGTCGAGCATGTCGGCGAAGTGCAGCTTCAGGCGATCGAAGATGGGGTCGATCCGGCCCGTGTTGAACGACGAGGATCGGCGGACCGTGCCATGGACCTCGTAGCCCTTCTGAAGCAGGAGCTCAGCCAAATAGCTACCGTCTTGACCGGTGATACCCGTGATGAGTGCCCGCTTCACCGCTTCCACCATCCGTCGTTGTCCCGGAGGTGCGTCACGGCCGTCGAGAAGGACGACCCCACGCACCCTTTGAACGCCTTCGATCCGCCGCACATGAACAGATCGACCACGGCATCGGAGAGCATCGTATTGCGCTGGCCCGCGTCGTCCTGGCGGTCGTGGACGCTGATGGGCCGATTGAAGAAGCAATGCGCGCCGAGCCAGTCAACGAGCGCGCGCTGCGTCGTGCCGTTGTCGGTCGCCACGTAGACCTGCATCGGTTGCGCCTTCGCCCACGCGACGAAGTCCTCGTCCTTCTCGTTCGACGCGAACCACTCCTTGGGGAGGTCGGTCCGGCGGATATGCATGGCCGCGTACGGCCCGCGGCCGATCTTCAGGATGCTGATGCGATCGCGGATCTTCTCGACCGGCACGAGCAGGCTGTACTTGTGGGCCCACGCGCCGGCGAGCGGGTTCAAGGACTTGAGCTCGTCGCCGCGGCCCTCGTCAAGGAACGTGATGCCATCGATGGGCTGGAAGACGTCGAGAAACCGAGCGTTGGCGATCTCCCCATCCGGTACCCAGACGATCTCGATGCCTTGGCTCTCGTACGCGGCCAAGTAGGAGAGCGCGACCCTGAGGCGATTGGCGAGACCCCCGATGGCTTGCACGCGGACTGTCATATGAGGCCTACGCGACTCAGTAGCGTACCTTTGGGACATGTCGCCGAATGTTGTCCGGACCCGATTGCGTCGCATTCACATCGATAACCGACGATGAACTCGATCGCCTCCAACGCCTTGACCTCATCGGTCAATAGTTGCAATTCACGTCGACGAGTCTCGAGCAGCGTCTTTATATTCACGGCAGCCCCGCATGCATGCGCCGCCGGTCGATCTCCCGGAGGGCCAGCTTGTAGAAGGCCTCGGCGCCACGAATGGCTTCCGGCGTGCCCATACGCCGCGCGCTATTCAGGTTCGCCAAGAGCCGGGCCGTCCGCGTGTTGAGGTAGGCGTCGCTATCTCCGCGGAGAATGCTCGCCATCTCGGCCATGTCGTAACTCGGGAGGTAGCCATTCGCCATCCGCTTCACCACTTGGTGACGTACCACACGCTCGAATGGCCGTTCTCCCAGCCTTCGCGCTCGACCGGCCACGGGGCGAGCAGGTAGCCGCGCGCGCCCACCTTGAAGAGGAACGCGTCGCGTACGGCGCGCTGGACGTCGCCTCCCCAGGACACCTGGGTGAAATCGTGACCCGCAATCACACCGCTGGGCTTGGTGATGCGCCGTGCTTCCTCGATATCGGCGAGCAGGCCGTCGTAGGTGTGATCGCCGTCCAAGAACGTCAGGTCCACCGACGCGTCCGGAACGAGCTTGAGCATCTCGCGCGAGCCGCCGCGCAGGATCTTGAATGGGGACGGCTCCAGGACGAAGTCCGGCTCGAGCGTCGCAGCTTCGTGGACGATCGAATAGCCGCCAGCAAGGATTTCGGGCGCATGCGCCATGAGCATCGCCCAGAACGCTTCGAACATCCCGCCGTGCTTGTCGCGGAGCTCGCGGTCCGGGCCGACCGGCAGGCGCTCGCCCGCGTCGTCCCACTCGTTCAGCCACTGGTCCACGGATATGAGCCTTAGGTCCGCCCGCTCGAGCCCCACGAACGACAGCGAGCGCCCGAAGAAGCTCCCCACCTCGAGGTAGGTCCCGCCCTGCGGGACGAGCGGGAGGAGCAGATCCCGCATCGCCACGAGTATATCCGTGGATCCTCCCGGAAACGTAGGCTTCCACGCGATCGATTCTTCGGGCGTCATCTGCAGCGCCACTCCCCCGATCGAATCCGGTCGGGATCGTTGAATAGTTGCGTAATGGTGTCTGTCCTGTACCAGAGCGACCAGAGGAGTCGCTGCCAGCGGCCGTTCGCGTCGATATAATCGACGATTCTACCGCCATTCGCATGACGCGTCGGCGCCCACGCGAACCGCCACAACTTCCAATGAAACCAGGTCACTTGGCCGCCTTCCGCTCGCGCTCGAGCTGAGAGAACCGGATCCGGTCGACCGGATGCCGGGACAGGGCGACCTGACCGCAGAGCGCGCAGCTCTTCGCCGGCGCCATGCCGATGGGCTTGACCTTGTGCTCTTCGGCACACGCGTCGCAAATCATCTTCCACTGTGATGCGCCGCCGAACATCACTCCTCCCCGTCGTCTTCGGGCATCGCGGCCGCCCGCTTGGCCCGCATGGCCCGGCCGCCTTTGCGACCGGCGGCTCTGGCCTCGTCGGAGTTGAACTCGTGTGCTGTCTGGGCAGCGTGCGCCGCCTTGCCGCCCTTGCTGGCTATTTGGGCGACGAGCGCCCTGTCCATCGCCGCGAAGCCGCGCTTCTTCTTCGGCGCCGGCGCGTCCGGCTTCGTGTCGTCGTCACTCGGCATTGGCCGGCTCGATGACGGCCTGGATCTGGCTCGCCACGATGAATAGATATTCCTCGTCGCCGACCTTTCGATCCTGGCCGTCCCACTTCCCGAAGACGACGACGTCCCCCGGCTTGACGCCCGTGGGCACACGGAACCCGCTCGGCATCTCGAAGCCCGGCCCGACGGCGAGCACCTCGCCACGCTGGGCCTTCTCCTGCGCACCCTCGGGGATGATGATGCCGCCGGCCGAGACGGTCTCGGTCGGCGCACGCCGCACGATGACCCTGTCCCCCATGGGACGGATCCGGATCTTCGCCTTGAGCTCTTCGCTATACCCCATCGTCGTCGTCCTCCACCAGTTCCACCCGTACACACCCGTTACCCCCGAACGCATCTTTCGGCACCGGGCTGCCGTATGCGTCGATCCCCTTCTTCGGCCATACGCGATCGGCCGGATTCTCGGCCTTCCACAATGAGCCCGCGCATCCCGGCGAGCACGTGCGCGCGTCCACGCGCTGATACGGCCGTCGCGGGATCGGTCGTCGGCACGCCTCGCAAAGCGGCGCGTCCGTCATCGCGGCCCCGCCTGTATACCGAGCTTCGCCGCCGCTATTCGTAGCCGGGTATCGGTATTCTCCGAGACGTTCTTCCCGTCCGCCCACTTCCGTACCGTCGAGGGGTCGCATACCGCTTCGAGTGACAGTCGAAGCACCTGACGCCCGGTTAGTGCGATGACGGCCCGTCCACTGGGCGTCCCCGGTTTTCCGTTGGAATCACCCGATGTTTGCTTCGGTTCCGCCATGTGTTCGCGAAGCCATTACTTGCCCAGCCCGTTTCGCTTTGCAAGGAAAAAGTGCTGGTCAGGCGTCCACCGAACGTAAATCCACCGACAGGCGCGCTTGGTAATGCGCCTACATGAGCGCCAGGCCGGCGAACCCACCCACCGGCTTGTCGCACCATTCGACGCGGACCGTCACCGGGCGCGCGCCGCGCCGACGCAATTCGGATCGCAATATGTCGTGCGTCGAATAGGCTCTATGCGCGAGCAAGAAGCCATCGAATCGATTGAGCAGTGGGATGCGGGCGGTCCGTAGGCTCGTGGCAAACCGCACCTGCGTATTGCAAAATTGTTCGGCGGGATTCCACGCAAGCGCGGCGCGTTGGCTCGCTACCCTGGCGTCGCGCTCGTCCCGGCGCGCCTTCGCATACCGCACGTCGGCCCGTGCTTGCTCCGGACTCTCGGGCCATACGCCCTTGCGTTGCCAACGCCGCACGTCGGCTTCGGCGAAATCCTCGCTCGTGATGAGGCCGTCCTCGTAGCTACCCCTGGATACCTGGTCTAGGTCCTGCTCGGTATACCCGAGCTCGAACGAGACGTTCTCGTCCTCCTTGCCGCGCGGTACGCGACTCAGGCCCTCGCGCTGCACGAGACACTGGATCTCGTATAGGATCTTCCACTTGACGAAGCCCGATAACTTGCCCTTGTCGGGGTCGTAGCAATCCATCGCCTTGACGAGGGCCATGAGGGCGCACTGGTAGGCGTCATCCCAGTCGACATCCCGAAGGCCCTTCAGGCCGGAGCCCGGGAGCTTCAAGTCGTTTTTCCTGGCCGGTCCGCGGCCGATGACCTGGTCGAGAAGCACCTTCACGAGCGGCTCGTTCTCGTAGACGAGCTGCCCAAGCAGCTTTCGTTTCTCGGGCCCCGGCTCAAGGGCGCGGTAGGTTCGGAAGAGGACCGGGTCGAACGTGCCGCGCCGCGATGGGTCGTGCATGTGTGGGTAATTGCGTAGGTACGCCATGCGCCCGACGACCGCACGAACAATTTCGCTGGCGTCGGGCGATCTATCCTACCCGTGCGAACTGGAATTCAATCGTTGCCGTTCCACCACATGGGCACCGACGCGTCTGGGCGACCCCGGTCATCCCATCTCGACCATCACTGTTTTCTCCGATGTAACCTATGCAGACAACCGCCATGCTCTGCCATGCCTTCATGTTGAGCAGTGTTCCGCATCCAATGACGCAAATATCCGAGCGAACCGGCACGGCGACTTGGATAACCAGTCGCCGAAATGCTTGTCACTCGCCCCCAACGCAGGCCCAGCTCAGTCCAGGATGAGTGGGCGCTCCATCAGCGCACCGATTCTCATGCGTGGCTTGCCCGCGTCGTCCGTGATCACCGCCGAGCCGTCTGCGTCGGCCGCGCGCATGACGAGAGACGGATCGCTCTCGAACTCGTCCTGTCGGAAGCACTTGGGCTCGGATGGACGTTCTTCCGTGCTCATCGCAGCCCCCTGCCGTGATGATGCGCGACCGCCGCGCAGTCTGACAAGGAGCAACCGCAGGTATTGCAGTGGTCCCATGGTGGCCTCCGATCACGGATCGTACAGTTCGACGAGGCCGCACGCAAGCTGCGCGACGCCATGTTGGCTGCAACAGAGGGGGGCGCCGTATCGATCGAGGCGAGGCGACAAGCGATCGCAACGGCCGGCGCGGCGATCGACCTCTTTGAGAAGGCGCATGTTCTGGTCCTGACCATTCTCGAGGAGATCATCGCGGCCAACGAGAAGACGACTGGCGAGGACATGTCAGAGCACAGAAAGCAGGCGGTCACAGAAGCCGGGGGTACGCGCAAGTACATCGGCGACGAGCGCGCTCGACTTGATGCGCTGGACTCGGCCCTGAAGGATCTCAAGGGACCGATCGGTCAAGCATAACCATCGAGCCGTCGGGCCCGATCCTCCAGCTTCCAAGAGGCGAGGTCATTGTCAGCGACCCATCGGCACCGCACTCGGTTCTGTAGACAGCATCGCCTTGCCTGGTCTCCAACGCGATTCCGCCGTCCGCCAGTAAGAGCGCCCGACCGGTAACCGGAGGTTCAGAGGTTGCCTTCGTCGTGGACACGGCCGTCACGCAGCCCCCGCGTCGCACCGGTCGCCCACGAGCCGGACGATCTCCGCGATGCACTTGGCGATCAGCACGACGGCCGGCGTGCTGTCCGTTGGGCTGGCTCCGCCCATCACCCACTCTCTTTCGTGAGACGCTGCGTCCGCCAGTGCGCGCCGAACGTGTCGACCCGGATCGCGGCAGTCTCCCCGGTGTCGAGACGGAGCTGGATGTAGGGCGCTTCCTTGACGAACGCGCCCACCACCACGGCGCGCTCACCTTTCGGGAAGGCGCCGTGACCGCGGATGCATTCGGCCGTGACGTCGTCGCTCACTGCTCCGGCGTCCCCTCGATGACATCGAGCCCCGTCTCTTCGCCCACCGTGACGCACGCCTCGTTCAGGGCGTGGTCGAGGACAGCCTGGGCGCGGTGCATCTCGTACGACCACGAGATGACGCCCTGGTTCACGCGGTACCGGAGGCGCGTCGGGATCTGATACAGCTCGCCCTGTCGGAACACCGGCAGCGCCAGAAGAAACGCCTGCGGCACCTTGAGGGCCGCGCCGCCCGCGTCCGAGTGCGACTCCTCGAACGCCATCGAGATTTCGCCCGTGCCGAGGCGCACGTGCTGCTTGACGCGCTGCCCGACGTGCAGCTCGAGCCCACGGCTCACCTCGAGGAGCTTGCTCGGGCTCGCGAATCCGCAGGACAAGAGCTCGACGAACGCCTTTGCACCTTCGCCAGCGGCCGCCGGATCGGCAATCTCCGTGATGTGGTCCTCGAGCCATGCCGCGAACGCGTCTTGGCCCATCTTGCCGCCGTTCGAGCCGCTCCACGCTTTCCACTCATCGCTGAACGGAAACAGATATTCGCCACGGTGTACGCCGAACCGCGGATCCCCATCAGCCCCCTTGCGGTGGTAGTCGAACACGCAGCGCAGACAGGGACCCGACCGGTCCATGAAGACGAGCGAGTCCCCGTCCTTGAACCGCTTGGTGTGGGCGATGAACGACTCGAGGGTCGTGAGCTTCGCCGTGCCCTTGCGGCGCTCGGGCTGGGTCCGATATTCCTCGAGGAGCCGCTTGACCGAGTGCTGGTGATATCCGCCCGATTCGTTCGGGACCAGTAGCACCTGGGCCTTGAGCTCTTCGTCCTCGATCTCGATCTCGATCGTCTGCGGCCTCTGCGCTCCCTCGATAGCGAGCTTGGCTCCCGCCTCGGCCTCCGTATCACTCATGGCTGCCTCCCTCGGCGACGACGCCGTCCTCGTCATGCGCGACCGGCTTCGCGGCCTCCTTCAAGGCGTCGCGATTCGCCTTCGTGAAGCTGACCTCCCTAAGCGGCAGCTTCGTCTGTCGCGGATTCTCGTTGGCGAGCACGTTGCCCTTGCCCATCCAGAACACCGAGCGACCGCGCGGCGCCTTCGGCTCCTTGACGACGATCTCGCTGTCGATCATGACGGTGCCGCCCTGCGAATCGCACGTCAGCTTGAGCTTCAGCGTGAGCTCGCCCTTCGCCTTGCCGACGTTGTCCGCCTGCTTGGCGAGCTTGTCGTTCATTTCTTGCAGCTTGTCCCCGAGGTCGACCAGAAGCTGTCCGTCCTCGAGGTTCTGGAGCAACTGCCCGAAGCCCCTCACGTTTCCGCCGTCCGTCATGTTTTGCCGCCTTTCGTGCTCAGCAGTTATGCCCGTTCCGGGGGCATATGTCTAGTGCGTTCAGGCCCAGACTTCGTGGATCACCGGATCGTCTTGCGCGTAGCGGCCGAGGTTCGCGAGGCCCTGCGGAATGCTACGGCGCGCGTCGTCCAGCGTCTCGAATGCATAGGCTACGATCGACGGCTCCTTGTCGTACCACTGCCGCACCACCCACTTATCCGGGAAGTCGCGCGGACTGCAGTAGATCACCCAGAGGATCACGACGTTCCCGCAGCGCCCATCGCGAGACGCTCGGCATACACCATCTCTTTGAGCTTCTCGCCAAGCCGGAGGGCGTATGCAAGCTCGTGCTCTCTCGGCGGGCACCCCGAGATGATGAGCTCGACGACCTCCCCGAGGACGGCGAGCCGGATCGTGCGAAGCCGCGCCTCAATGGCGTCCGTCGCGATCGCGCGCGTATCGGCGGGGACTCCCAGCCCGTGCCAGAGCTTCTCGATGATCTCCACGGCCAGGGCCCGCACGTCGTCGCTCATGGCTCGTACTTCTCCCCCAGGTATTTCTCGGCGCACGCGCGGCAGTAAAGGCCGTGTCGAATGTCGATGTTGTCAGCTCGCCACGCAGGCGCCGTGACAAGATGGTCCGGAATGTCGTGCCCGAAGAACCCCATGGCTGCGGCACATCGCCAACCGCCAGTGAAAAACGAGTCGCTCGGTACTCCGCGCGGAGGTCCGTATGGGATATCGTTGGTCCAGCTCATGATGGTTGCTCCGTGAAGACCTTCTCCCGATTGACCGCGAGCATCAGGCGCGCGGTATCGGCGAGCAGGGTGAGGGTGTTGCGCGAGCACGCGGGGCACTCGCATCGATTGCGCAGCCGCCAGATCACTCCGACGAGCCAGCAGTGCGCGATGCGCTGGGCGTGGTCGACGGGTGTCACGGCCCAACCTTGAGGCACCGTGCCGGCAAGTCCTTGAGCGGCATCCATCCGAGGCTGTCGCAGTCCGCCAGGCACGACACGTAGATCGCGCTCACGACGAGCACCGCCGAGAATAGCACCATCAGCGGCCACGCGAGCCAGTCTTCACGCCGAATCATGGGACCTCCTCGATCCGCTCGATCCGGATCTCGACGCCATATATACCACGCTTGACCTTGCGCTGGTCAAGGACCCACGTGAAGGCCCGGTTATCGTCGCGGAGCTGGAAGACGTCGGCCACGCCATCGATCAGAGGCTTGCACGCCGCGCCAAGTCCGTCCCACGCGTCCAGCTTCCCGGCGCTGAGGCGCGTGATGGTCACCCGCGCTGGGAGCAGCATGTGGGGATGGAATCCAGCTGCACGAATGTGAGCGCCCACCGTGAGCCGCGTCGCGTTGCGGATGCCGGCCCGCTCCCGAGCTCGGATGATCGCCGCGAGACGGCTGTTGCCTTGCGCGCCGTTATTTGGATTTCGCGTGCGAACCGGAAGCGTGGCGATGACGTACGTAGGGAATATTATCAGCGGCGGCTCGGGCGGAACGCCGGCCGCGCAGGCCTTGCACCGGAGAGAGCCCTTTGCGGCGCTGCATGTGTGCCGCATTAGTTATCCATCGACAGTTGCAGCATTGCGTCGCCATAGTGACGCTCCATGCGACGCCAGAAATCGTCCTTGTTCGCACTTTGGTGTGCGAGGGCCTCCACGATGTCGAGCTGAGACGCCAAGTAGTCTCGGCCCTCCGGCGTCAACAGTTGGTGATGGTTGCTGCCGAAGTGCGGGGTCGGATTGCGAACCTTGAATTCCCGTCCGCCTTCGCACGAGAAAATCGTGTCATATATTTTTCGGTTCGTGCTCGCCAGAAACCTAGGGTGACTGCCGCCGTCGTGTTGCACGCCGTGCAGCGCCGCGAGCGCCTTCACCAGCGTTGGCTTGAACATGATCTCCCAGTCGCCCGTCGCCTTTGGCAAAAGAAACGCGTCGTATAGTCGTCGAAGAATGCTGCTGTTTATGCGCGTCGCAGCTGCCTGCTGTTCCAGGAACTGACGAAACACACGCACCATCAGCTTGCGCACCTCGGCGGCCTTTGGTGTGGCCGCGTGCACGCACACCATGAGGGTTTGATCCTGGTCGAGCCAAGCTTCCTCAACCTCGACGGCCCGAGTACTGCCCGCCTTCGCGATTACGCGCGCCACCGTGGCGCGCGTAATAACGTATGCAATTTCGCCATCTTCCACCAACCTTTTGATGAGCTTTCGTATATCCCTAGGCTGCTTGAAGCCGAGCCGCTTGGCCAAGTCGATGTCCCTCACCCTGGGTTCGCCGTCTTCATCCGACTGGAGAGACAGTCCGTCCACACAAAACGCCACCATCTGTTTTTTCGCCATGTTCCTCGCTCCTCACCGTCAATTATACAGCACCCGGCCCTCGCGCGCGCGCGTCATCCGAATAGGCTTCCCTGCTCGGCGCGCCTCTCCTGCACCTCGCACTCCGTCGGGTTGACGTGCGCCGGAACCTCGGCCCACCGCTTGAGCCGGGCATGGGCGATGCGGATGTAGCCGCGCTCGTCGTCGTCCGCTGTGCGCTGGATGCCGACGACGTGGCCCCAGCCGGCGCGGAGGGCTCCGATCATCTCCGAGCCGACCCCGGCATAGGGAACGAGCAGGCGGCGGCCTTCCCCGGGCGGGAGAATGAGCCGGGCGAGGTACCGGGCGAGCTCGATGGGTTTGATGGTCGGATGCCCGTTGCGGACAGCGGGCCCGATTCCGATGAACTCCGGCGTGTGGGCCCCATCCGGACACGGAGTGGCAGCGCGGCCACCACCGAGGTGTAGACCGCAGGACGCGCACCGGAATCTCGCGGCTCCGGCGCCGCGACCTGCTCCAGCTCGAGCGCTGGCGTTCCCCGCGCTATCCGGATCGCGGTTAGTGAGGTCATCGGCCTTGAGCGCCGGCAAATCCTCGCATCCGAACTCCCGCTCGAAGCGGGACGCCTTGGCGCAAAAGAAGAACCGCGAGGCCCCGCCGGAGTCGCCGCGGGCGGTCCCCGCCGAATCGATACCTCCGAACATCCCGCCGCCGTAGCCCTCGCGGTGGACACCGCCGCCGGACATGCCGGGCCGGTCCCCTGACTGGGCATCCAGCATCGCAATCGGACAATCGTCGACGCACTCCCATGCCTCGACCTGTTCCTTGCCGTCGGGGCCGGCGTAGCTCATGTCGGCGAGCGCCGGCTTCGCCTCGTCACCGCCGAAGGTCCGACCGCCGCCGTTCGTGCGATGGGCGGTTCCGGTCGAGACCCGTTTCGTCCCGACGCGCCGGCACCCCTCGTCGTGCGACATCACGACGTTTGCGGGCCAGCGGCCTTCCGGGGCTGTATCGGGACCGTGGAACGTCTCGCCGCTGGTCGAGCGACCGGCATTCCCGTGGCCGAGACATCGACCGTCGGCGCTGCGGTTCGTGCAGTTCGTCCCGGCGCCGGCTCCCGCAATCCGGCACGCGTCAATCGCGAGCGCCCCGGTCCCGTGCTCGAGCACGGTCTGCACGACGGTGCCGTCGAGCGGCTTGCGGGCGAGAATGCAGGGTTCTCTGGCGGGCTTGAGGGCCGTTCCATAGCCGGCGAAGCGGGCAGCCTCCTCGGTGGCCGGCGCCGTCACTCGGCTGATGAGGTACCCGCGCTCGTCGGTGTCTCGGCTCTCTGCGCCTAGCGCCGTGCCGCTCTTCTCGTTGTTGGCGTACTTCCAGCGCCCGACCGTCTCGGACACGACGCGACGCTCGACGCCCGCCGCCTTGTCGATCGCCTTGCTGACATCGAGTGATTTCGGAAATCCGCTCGCATAAATCCAGTCAATACAGTCCCTTATCTCGAATCCGGCCGCCCGCATCCCGATCGAGATGAGATCCTGCGTGCGCGTGCCGGCAAAGACGAGCAGGTGCGCGCCCGGCTTGAGGACCCGGAAGACCTCGCGCCACACGGCGACGGGCGGGATCTGCCAAGTCTTCCCCATGAAGTCGCCACCCATGTCGAGGCCGCCCTCGCCGAGGATGTACGCCGCAAGCTGCCTCGCCGTGGGCTCCCGCGTCCCGAGCCCGTACGGCGGGTCCGACAGGACGCCATCGAAGCTCGCTTCGGGGAGCGTTCGGAGGACTTCGAGGCAATCGCCTTCGAGCAGCTCGTAGCTCACGGCAGCGCCCCCGCAGCCTTCTCCGCGGCGACCCACTCGCGGAGGGCCTGCAAGGCCTCACGCCTGGACTCCATCGCCAGTCCGCAGCCGATGGCGATGGCCTCCGCTTCGACCATCCGCACTCCGGCCAAGAGCGCCAGGTCCCGCTTTGCCGCAGCCGACCGCTTCTTCGTCATGCCTGCAGGTGCAATATTCGTCGTCATGGTTTCCTCATGAGGGCCGCCCGTTTTTCCGTCGCGTCGGCCATCTTCATCAGATACACGCCGATCTCCCGAGCGCAGTCCGTCGGCATGTCATAAGCGTGGCCGAACCGGTCGAATTCGAGCCGCACCCAGCCATCATGTTTGCGACTCCGGCTCACGGTGATTTCCTCGCGCATGACGCCGCGACGGCGGTAGTAGGCGTGCCGTGCCAAGAGCACGCCGAGCAGGAACCACACGGTCGCCGTGTACCAGGGAATCATAACGGCAGTTCCACGGTCTTGCGCTTGGTCGGCGTCGCCTCGGCGACCATGGCCTCGAGCTCGGTGCGGGCCTCGGCGAGAGTGTCCGTTGGACGCCAGCGACTTTGCCATTGCTGCACGGCATGGCCTGAGACGTAGAGTCTCATTGGCAAGACCTCACTGCGGAAATGGCCGCCCACACAAGCAGGCCGATCACCGGTATGGCCACGAGCACCGCAAGCACGGTGTCCGAAACGAACTCCGCCCGGGTGCACTGCGAGCACGGCGCGGGGTTCATGTGGTCCTCGCAGACGGGCGGGGGTGGTGGAATGGGTGGCTTTGGCGTGGGCCGGCGTCGTATGGCGCTCACGACACCCTCTCGTCCGGTCGCAGCGCCGCCTCGAGGATTTGGTACTCCGCCGCGTCGAGGCCCCTCACGACGTCACCGCGTGCAGCAGCCAGCCGAAGCCGCAGAGCGTGGCCGTGCGCACGGCCATTTTGGCGAACATCCACAGAACCTGATCGTTCACGGGTTTCGATGGGTCGCGCTTTTCGGGTGTCACCGTGTAAAAACAGGCGACCACCACAGAGACCCCGGCCGCGCCGCCGAGGCCGAGGTGCGGGGCCCCGAGCGGGACCGCAAACCAGTTCCAGTTGAGCATCACGCAGAGGGCGTTCGCCGCAATGCTGAGCGGCAGCCCGATGAAGAAAACCACGGCCGCCGCGAGGCAGCCGCTTTCCTTGTCGCTCATGACGTCCTCCCGCAATCGATGATCCTGGCCCCCTCGAAGAGCCTTCGGGCGATGCCCTCGCCGTACTTGGCCGCCGCCTTGTCTGGCGTCAGCCAAGTCGTGATCCAGAGCGGCCGCTGCTCCGCGTGCCGCTTGAAGACGACCTCCGTCACCGCCGACCGCGCGATGTCCGCGTCCGTCCCGAGGTCGTCGAGCAAGAGCAGTGGGGCGAACATCGCGTCGACGACCTCCGACGACTCCCGGCCGAGCGGCGCTCGCGACCGGGCGCTCGCCAGGTCCGTCGCCAGCGCGAAGTGAGCCGGGACACGGTTGCGCTCCACCCACCGGCGCATCATGGCGACCGCGAGCGACGTTTTGCCGGTGCCGCTTCCTCCGACGAGGATGACTCTGGACGCGTTTACGGCTCCCATGGCCCTCCGGGTAGCCTCGATGCCTCCGGCGCAGCGCTGGGCCAAAAGCGGCGCAGCAAACGTGCTCCACGCGAACCCGGGCGGGATGACGCCATCGAGCATCTCGCGGGCTCGTCTGGCGTGCTCGACCTTTTCGAGGCAGTCCCAGCAGACCAGCGGGGAGCCTCCGCCGCTCGTGAGCTGGCCGCACGTCGTGCAGGGTCGGAAGGTCGGCGAGAGCCGCGACAGAACGTCCGCGATCGTCTCGGTGACGGGTTCCGGTGGCGCTAGTGGCGGCGGGTCCACGTGGCTCAGAACCGACCCATGGATTGGGCAGAAAGTCGTAACTTCACACACACATGCAGTCTCTTGCGTCATTGTCCGTCCCCTGCTTTCCAGACCCTCACGGCTTCGGTGGGTTGCTTGTCGGAGGTGATGCGGCGGACCCCGGCGGCCCGGTCGCGCGCTTCGGTCGACCGCCAGCTAGCGCAATAGCTCTGCCATTGACCGGAGACGTGGATGACGCGATCGGCGTGCTTGCCGCAGAACTTGAGCCAACACGTCTCGATGTCCACGACCCCGATCATTTTCGCGACCTCGCGGAGTTCGTCCGGGATCCGGTCCGTCGTGCGCACAACCCGTTCGCTCAACAGCGCGACGGGCATCAAACCGGAACCCCTCTCGGGCTCTCCCAGAGATCCAGAAGAAGAACCAGAGCGAGAGTCAGAACCAGAACCAGTGACCAACGCGCGTTGCGAACCAGTTAGTAACGCGTTATGCTCATCCGCATGAACCAAATTAGTAACGCCGTTAGTCCGCGCCCTTTTCTCACGAAAAGTCGCCTGACGCTCGCGCGTGGCGGTTCTTCGCGCATCGATTTGTTCTCGCGTCTCGTTCTTCTCGGCGTACCGGACGAGGTAGTAGCCTCGTACATGCGGCTCGAACAGACCGACGTCGACGAGCTTCGAGGCGAGCTTTTTCGCCTCCCTGGAACCGACGCCGAGTAGGTCGCCGGCCATGTCGTGGTCGAGGATCCCGTCCGGGCTCTCCTCGTCCCGGAGGTACGCCAGCGCCGCCGCGTAGAAGCCGCACGCGGCCACTCCGGCGCGCTTGAACTTCTTGTGCCGCCAGAAGCAGACGTCGAGCTTCGCGAAGATCACGTGTCCCCCAAGAAATGCGAGAACACTGACTCGGCTTCCTGATGAGTCAGGGCATCCGTGTCCAAAAAGTCTTGGTGGAACGTTGTTAGGCAGCGTCTACCGGCATCCAGTCCCGAGGACTCCAATACGCGCTCAATTTCGCTGACGCACGCCTCCGGGTCTCGCATCAGCTCGAGCGCCATGAAGCGCATGGTCGGGATACCCCATCGGAGAAGCAAACGGTCGCGGCGTCGGTCCCCGGCTGCCTGCTCCTGCGTTCGTTCGTGGAACTCGAAACCATCGACCTCGATGGATATGATCGGGTGCTTGGAACCGATCCTAAAGCACAAGAAGTCTGGGACTACCGACTCGACACCGAATGCTCTCATGGGAGGCTTCGGCACGACGACAGTTTCCTTGCGCAGCAGAAAAACCCAACCCGGTTTCTGGCGCATACGTCTCCAGGCGAAGCCCGACCCCTCGGCGTGCGAAACGAGCTTGTTCTCCGGATGCGAGAAGACATTCATCGTCCGACCTCGGCGATCCGCATCTGCCCCGCCGCCTCTCGCTCACGCATGACGGCCCTGGCGTCCTCGGCCGCGTCGTAGAAGGCCTCGCAGGCCTCGGCGGTGCGCTCCCCGGGATCGTGCTGGTAGCGGAGCTCGCCGCACCGCTCGCAGATGTCGTAGGCCTCCGGCTCGCACTCGGGGCAACAGTACGAATCCACGGGACCTCCGTGGCACCGGCAACCGCAGTCGGGCCGCATCATGGCTCCCTCAGAGCGGCCCGCTCCGCGTCCACGCAGGCCGCTTCGATCTCCGCGTAGAGGTTCACGCTGTGCCTGGTTTCCTGTGACGTGTACCTGGCGTCCACCCACATCGAGGGGTGCTCCTCCCGCATGCGCTCCATCCAGCCGCGCACGACCGACACCGGGATGGCGGCCTCGCTCATCGGTGGCTCCCGTTGGCCTTGCCGTTGATCTTCACGACCGGCCGAGCGACCTTCTGCCGGAGGGGTAGACCCGTGTCCCTACCCTCCCACTCGACACGGACCGTTGCCTCCGATTCCTCGACTTGTCGCCAGCTTAGCGATGGGGGTGGCGGCGGGGGTCCCCCGCGCGGGGCGTCGGGTGCCGCATCCATGCCGAGCACCGCCGCCGCGTGCTCCCGCGCGTCGTACCAGGACGCGGCGGCGACGGTGATGCTGCGGCGCCGAACCCGCGTAATTCCCCATGTCTGGCCATTGTCGTCCGCGATCTGGAAGCCGTCCTCGACGACGTCCGTCCGGGTAAAGCACCAAGCCATCACGTGGGGTACCCCTTCCTTCTCGCTGTCGTGCACGAGCGGCAGTCGCACGGATAGCGGGCCGCCAACCGCTCGGAGGACAGCACCACCGCCACATGCGCCCGCTCGCGCTCCTCACGCGTCTCGGCGGACTCCGCCGCCTCGAGGGCTTCGAGCTGCCGACGGACGCTCTCACGCATGACAGACCCCCCTTGAGAGGACCCGCGGCCAGCGGTCGGACGGGCCGCGGGGCCCCCACGGCGCGAGTCCACTCAAAGGGTGCCCTGCTGTCCTACATCTCCGCATGAGGGTCCGACTCCTCCACGCCACACCGAACGCTGAACATCCCCACATACAGAATCGCCACGCGACTGGCAAGAAATTGCCGAACTTGCTTCGGATTTTGCGATTGCCGAGCAACGGCGCGGGCTTGAATACGGACTCGTCACGCGTCACGGAATGGGTGATCGCGAACCTAGCGGGACGATTCGCTACCTCTAACCCACACCTGAAATATCGATCATCACCGAGCCTCGTAGGGCTTTCCCGATCGCGTCGGCGGTTTGCGCGGGAGCGCATTTTTATCTTCCATCCACGCCGGCCGGTCGCGACTCGACGGCTTCGCGAACTCGCGCATGCGGAACTCCTCGGCCTCGGCCGCGCGCTTCTTCTCGTCCGCCTTCATGAACCGGCCGCGCTTTGCGTCGATGGGCATCACCATGATCGAGTGCTCCTAGGTTTGGATCCGAGATATATTCCTGACGAACTGCGTATTGTATCCGAGCATCAGCGGGTGCTTCGGGGATCCATCGGCGTTGAACCCGAGCGTTCCACAGTCGCACGTGTCCGGCGCCTCGAAGAATGGCGTATTCGCCAAGCGCTGCTTCACGAGCTTCGCCACGCGCGCGTTGTGCTTTCCCCAGGCCCATACGACGCGGTGGGCGTCCCGGAGCGTGTCGGCGATCTCCGCGTCGTTCTCGGGACCGATGGGATCCTCGACCTTGAGGAGCTGCGTCACGTCGGTCGAGACGAGGGCAAATAAATTACAGACATCGATGGCCCCGAATCTCCATCGCCTGGCGAAGCCGATGCACTTTCGGATCGTCGGATCGTCGGTCTCGTGATCGGCCACGGATGGATTGATGCATACAAAAACGCATCGGTGCGCCGGGTCACCCCATGTTCGCCAAAGCGAGTACCGGTACCGCCGATCATCGGAGAAGATCGCCCCGGACTCTCCGGGGCCGTATAGGCTCGGCGAGCCGAGACGGATCACGGCTCCCACCCGAAGGACCGTTCGGCGTTGACGACGATCTTGCAGGCGCGCCACCAGAGCGCGTGATTGCCCTGGACGAGGTGCGGGAGGAGCAGCTTCTTCTCCCGGATGTAGACGCGGGCGAAGTCCGGATCCCTCTCGAGGATGCTGTCCTCGTTGTCGATGAGGTCCGCGAGCTTCACGGTCTTGGCTTCCGCCGGAGCGCGCGCCAGGTGCTCGCGGTCGATGCGCTTGCGCTCGGCGTGGTTGCCATCGCTCGGACGGCTGACGTCGGTCAGACACGACACAAGATGCGCAACTTCATCACCGAAGACCGCGGCGATCTTCAGGATGCTCACGTCGCAATCCTCAACCACGTCGTGCAGGTACGCCGCGGCGATCATGGCCTCGGTGTGCAGCACGCTCCGGACGATCTCGGCGACGGCGATCGGATGTTCAATGTACGGCGCGCCCGTATACTTTCTCTTCTGTTCCGCGTGCGCCTTCGTCGCGAACGCCAGCGCCGCCTTCTCGAGATCGCTCATCGCTTCCTTCTTTTTTCCCCGTTCAGCACGTGCTCGTGACGTCGGACGGCCGCGTGAACCGTTGTGTGATCGCGGCAACCGAAGATGCGGCCCAGCTCCGGGTACGACAGCCCCGAGCTCCAGCGGATGACGGCCAGCGCGTGATCTCGGGCACGAACGATGTGCGCGTAGCGCAAGGGCGAGAGCAGAGACGTCACTGTGATGCCGTGCGCCTCGGCGATCTCCGCGCACACCGAGCGAATGAGCTTTGCAGCCCATTCCGCCGGCGGCGGAGGTTCCGGCTCGACGACGGGCGGCACGATGATCCGCGGTCGCGGCAGATCCGGGAAGTAGCCGGCGAGAGCGAGGCTCATTCCGTCTCGCACGCCTCGTAGTATATCTTTTCCGGCGCAAAGCCCATGTAGAGGGCTCCGAGGGATTCTTTGACTGCGTCCGAAGCCGCCTGCGCGGCCTTGTTGAGATCCGTGATGGTCGTGTCGTTACGGACCTCGATGGACAAGCGGATTCGTACCGGCTGAGTTGTGTATTCGTTCATGACTTTTCCTTGAATACGAGAAGGCCCGAGCGCTCGCCCAGCGTGACCTTCTGGATCGACTTCATGTTCGGATGAACAGCCTTCGGCCTGATGTGATCCCACCGTCTTGCCGCGCCCCTCGTAGAAATCAGCTCGCGTTCCCATGATTCCTCATCTCCTGTTCGGCCATCGTGTTCCGTCCGCCACGTAGTCCGGCATCATTCGCGCCTCGGCCTCGATGGCCTTCTTGCCGGCCGGGCAGAGGTTGAACGGGTGCTCGCCGCACCACCGGCACACATCGAGGTGGTCATGATACGGCGTCTTGCTGGGCTTCTCGTCAGACAACATTGCGCGCCTATAATAACGAAGCGAGGTAGCGTGGTCTAGGCTGGCCATGATGGACACGGGCGGCCCGCAGCACGTCCCGGTTTTTCTGAGCGAACCGGACGAACCGACGGATATGCGCGGCCACCTGCTTTGCCGACGGCCGATATCCAGCCTCCACGGCATCCAAGTCGAATCCTGGAGATTCGGGCAGTCCCGAATAAGGCCCCTCGTCCGCTGGCGTGAAGAGGTAAAGGGACTCGTCGGTTGTGAGGCCAAAAGCCTCCGCCCCCGCGGCGATCGATGTCTCGAGGTCTTCGTCATACTTCCCGAGTCGACGACCGCGCGTTACCACGCAATCGTGATGCTTGGTTTGGAGCAGCTCTAGGTTCCATTCGCGAATAGTCGTTGCCCATCCAAGCGCGCATGCCGTTGTTCCGCAGGAGAGATCCCGCGCGCCCTTCCAACCGAGGCCCACCCATGCGTAATAGTCGAACCGTTTGGGTGGCAGGTTGGTCAGAAGATCGGCCAGCTTGAGCAGCCGTCGCGTGTTCGGGAAGACCATTCGGTTTCGTTTACGGGGCATCGACATCGTCCTTTCTCCTCACGAGTAGCCAGTTCACGAGCGCCACGAGCGCGCCTTGCCCGAATCCTGGAAGACCATCGTCTCGTAGTAGCGATCGACGCCGATCGTCATCGGCGCCTGTCGGTCAGGCGGCCATGAAGGCCAGTAGTCGCCTACCGTCGACACGATGTAGCCGTTGACGACGTCCGTCACGCCGAACCGGCAATCGCGAGAGCCGATGAAGTGCGAGGCCTTGTCCCAGTGAGTCGTCACGGCTGGATCTCCCCGAGAATGACCATCCGTAGATAATCCGCGGGGTTGCGGTTCGCCTTCGCCGCCCGCTTATCCAGCGCGGCCCTCTCCGCATCGCTGAGGTGGAGGTGGTAGGGCTTTCGGACCCTGTCCTTCGGCGCTTTTCGTTGCGCAGGGGTCTTGCTCTTTCGGCCCATGCGAGGCAGTATGGGGCACCCGATGGGTACCCGTCAAGTACCACTTGACGAATATGCCCGACGGGTACATATTAGTGGCATGAAGCCCACCGACCCGATTCGCGCCACGCCCGTCAGGCTGGAAGAGGACACCCCGGCCTACCGTGTCACCGGCCATCCGGAGCCCATGGGGTACTTCCTAGAACGCATCGACGGCAAGGTGACCGAGTGCACCGACGTGCAGCCGAAGCGCGCCGCTACCTGGTGGACGGACCGCGTCGAATACATCTGCCCGGTCTTTTCGTCGGCCACGCGGGCCGATCTCGCCGAGGAGCTTCGCAAGGCGGCGGAGCTGTCCGGTATTGACCTCGTTATCGAACCGCCCGAGTGCAACGCGGATGAGGGGCATCCGTGCGACGCGTACGAGGACGAGCACGGAGAACCAATGCCGTGCCCGGCGTGCGTGAAGTTCAATTCGGAGAGCGCTGCCGACGCCAAGCGGGCCATCGGCGGCCTCGAATGGCACACGTGGAACGACGCAAGGATCAAGGAGACGACATGATCACCAAGACCGACCGATTGCTGCGCGACCTGACCGAAGAGCGTGACGCCGCCGTGCCGGCGCCCAAGGGAGCGCCGTTCCACATCCGGGCGACCTTCGAGCTGACCCTGCCCGCGGGCACCGAGGCCGCGACATATAAAGCCGCCGTCCTCGAGGCGCTGCAAGCCTTCGCGAGCCATGCTATTGCGGCGCGTGTCTTCCGGCTCGAGTTCGCGCCGACGCGCACGCTCCCGCCCGTCACGATGGAGACGCGATGAACAAGCGACGGCTATTGCGTCTTGCCCTGCTCCTCGAAACGTTGCCGCGCAAGCGGTTCGATTATGGACACTGGGTGGGCGAGGACTGGAAGGGGGACAAGAGTCTCTCGTGCGGCACGACCGCATGCGCGCTCGGCTGGGCGACGACGGTTCCGTCATTCGGGCTCGTGCTGCGATTGTCTGGCCCAGATAGCGGCGGCTACGTGTCGCTCAGAGGATCTCGGCTTGGATCGAAGGGGGACGAACCCGAGGAGGCTGCGATGTCCGTGTTCGGGCTTACGAAGGAAGAGGTGTTCTATCTGTTTTATCCGTACTATTCGGGCCTAAGGTTCAACGCGAGCCCGAAGCGCGTCGCCAAGCATATCCGCGACTTCGTCAAGCGCGGCGGCCTCCCACCGGGCCACCCGGCACCGCGCCACCCGGATGCGGTGCCGTTTTGAACGCGAATGGGCGAGCCCGGGCGAGGGAGCAGGCGCGAGCTGCGGCTGCCGATGCGCGTCAATTGGCCACCACCGACGAGGCTTCAGGGATAAAAGTGATGAAGGCCGATATCGCAGCGCTCGCGGCCGCGATCGATCTGCTGGCCGACGTGAGCCAAGCGCAGGACGATCTGATCGCGAGGCTGGAGGACCGCCATGGGTAACATCCGAACCGCAAGCACCGAGGCCCTTGAGGCCGAACTGGCCCGCCGTAAAGAGACGTCGTCGGCCCGGCCGACGCCGCTACCCACTCCGGACTGGGCCCCGCTCGTCAATCTCATCACGGAGGGCGAGCACCAAGACGACGACTTCGCCCACTACGTCTACGAGGCCGCCATGACGGCGGTGTACGGCGAAGCCTATTGGGAATGGCGCAGGAAGCAGGACTGGTGATGACGCCCGCCACCGCCGCCGTGTCCACCGAGCTGATCGAGGAGCTCGCGCGACCCGAGCCGCCCGGGCCGACGATCCTTGATCTGCCGAACGGCATTCATGAGGGCGTGCCCGGGACGCAGTATTACGCCCGGGTTCTCGGTGTCGCGAGCAACAGCATCCTGACGAAGTTCGCGCGCGCCGAGGTGCTCTATCACCTCTGGGTCACGGGGCAGCTGCCGGACGAGAGCACGAAGGCGCTCAACTTCGGGATCGCGTTCCACATGGCCGTGCTCGAGCCGGACCAATACGCGCGGCAGTACGCGGCCGAGCCCGACTTCGGATATTGCGTGGCCCACCAGCCCAGCGGCACGACGAAAGAGCAGGGCGCGGAGAATAAGAAGCGCCGCGACGCGTGGCGGGCCGCGCACGCCGGCGCGGTGCGGCTCGACAGCGACGACGCCCTGCACATCGCCGGCATGCGCGAGAGCCTCCTGCGGCACCCGCTCGTGCGGACGATGGTCGAGCGTGGGCGTCGCGAAACGACCGTGAAATGGGAGGACGAGGAGACCGGCGTCATCTGCAAGAGCCGGATGGACACGTGGCTCGACGGCATCGCGCTCATTGGGGACTTGAAGAGCACCGTCGACGCGCGACCGGACGCCTTCGCGCGGAGCGTCGAGAAGTACGGCTACGCGCGGCAGGCCGTCTTTTACCCGCAAGGCGTGCATGCGGTGACGGGGACCCACCAGCGATTCGCCATGGTGGCCTGCGAGAAGCGCCCTCCCTATCTGAGCGCGGTGTATACTCTGGCGCCCGACGCGCTCCGCGTGGGGCAGTATGAATGCAGGGTGCTTCTGCGGCGGTTCCGCCGATGCATCGATCGGGGCGTGTGGCGCGGACTGCCCCAGGGCATCACCGAGCTCGCGCTGCGACCGTGGTATGAGCCTGAAACGGACGATGAGGAAAACGAGGACCAATGACGACGCAAGCTCCCGGCACGCAGCAACCCGCAGCAACGCCAGCGGCGCCCCCAGCCAAACCATCCACCGCGCTCGCGCGGCCGCCGGACGACGGCGCGGCGCTGAACGCCTTCGCGAGCATCGCGAACTTCGAGGCCGCCCAGCGCATGGGCAAGATGCTTTGCCGAAGCTCGCTCGTACCGAAGGCGTATCAGGGCGAAGAGAACCTCGGCAACTGCATTATTGCCTTGGAGCTCGCCGCTCGCATCGGCGCGAGCGTGTTCATGGTGATGCAGAACCTGCACATCATCCAGGGGCGCCCCGGGTGGGCCGCGCAGTTCTTGATCGCCAGCGTCAACGCGTCGGGCCGCTTCACTCCCCTGCGGTTCCGTGCCGAAGGCAAAATCGGCGAGGACTCGTACGGCGTGCGCGCGGTCGCCAAGGATATCAAGAGCGGCGAGGAACTCGAGGGCACACTCATCACGTGGGAGATGGTCAAGGGCGAGGGCTGGCTCGGCAAGCCCGGCAGCAAGTGGCGCACGATGCCGGCCCAAATGTTCCTTTACCGCGCAGGGTCATTCTGGACGCGCACGTACGCTCCGGAAATTGGGCTGGGCCTGCAGACCGCTGAGGAACTGCACGACACGATTGATACCGTCGGGTCCTCGGTGCCGGACGACGGCCCGGCTCTGCCGGCAGAAGGCGCGGCACAGATCGAGGACGCGCTCCGTGGGCTCGGCAGCAACGGGACGCCGGCGCCCAGCGTGCCGCTCAACTTCCATGTCACCATGCCGCCGGCGACCACCGGCCAGGCGATCGCCCAAGGCGCGACCCACCCGCCCCTCACCCCGAGCGCATCGGAGTCGCCCCAGGCGACCGCTGGAGCGCCTCCGGCCCCCGCGGCTACCCCTGACGCCACGCCTCCCGCCGCGCGCCGCGGACGCCCGCCGAAGGCCCAAGGCGCCCCGGCGCCCGCCTCCCCCGCGGAGCCCGCCGCCGCTGGTACCATATGCTGGGTGTGCGGGAAGGTGTGCGGGGCGGATGCGGTGGCCAGCCAAGGCCCCAAAGGTCCAGGCCATCGACACCCAGACTGCGCGCCTTTCGGCGCCGCCGCCGAGCCCGCCGATCCGGAACCGCCGGCCGACGTCAAGACAGAGACATTCGATGACGATCTAGGAGGTCGAGAATGAACAAGGAATTTGCAGTCCATATGCTGAACGAGGGTGGCAAAGCCAAGGCCACGGCGATCGCCAACGCGTTCGACGAGTGCCTGACCACGCTGCTCGCCATCCTTCCGGAGCCGTCGCGGGAAATGTCGATCGCCCGAACGAAGCTCGAAGAGGCGTGCTTCTTCGCGAAAAAGGCCATGGCGAGCAAGCCAGAGAACGTCGGTGGTTGACGCCTATCGTGAGCCGCCGCCGCCCACACGGGAGGAGTTCACCGCCTTGGAAGATCGGATCGCCGCCGTCGAGAAGCGGCGCCCGTGGACCAAGGTGATCGTGCTGGCGTTCGTTCCGGGTGTAGTCGTCGCGCTGGCGTATGACCACGAGTGGGGCGGCCCGGCTCTGCGCGGAGTCGGTATCGCCATCGCGGCGGTCTGCTCCGGGGCTGCGGTTATGTGGCTGATCGAGACGGAAGGGAAGCCGGGGTAGTAGGGTCCCAATGATGCGCGCGAGGTCCCCGGCGTACAGCCTCACTGTATATACAGGCCGTGTCGAATACCCCTTGCGTGCGCCGATACCGTGTATATACTGATGGTGTGGAGGCGAACATGACGACGGACCTGATGACCTGGGCGACGACAGCGAGCGAGGGCGACTACCTGGCGACGTGGGCCGCGATGACGACGGACGAGGTGCGCCCCGGGTACTACGTCGTGACGCACGACGACTCGGACGCCGTGATTTGGGAGGGCGAGGCGTCGTCCAATCAGGTCGCGTACGAGGCCGCCGAGCGCGCCGACATCGGCTCGCGGTGCGGGTGGAGCGACCCGGAGCTGGACGCGGTCAAGCGCGTCCTGCGCCGCGGGGGCCTGACGCTCGCCACGGACGATCGCGGCCTGTATGCGGCGCGGGTGCAGTCGTGAGCCGGGCCACGGTGCCTGGCGGCAAGGAGGCACGCCGCCGCACCCGCCCCGCCAAGCTCCTGACGCTGTCGGTGGAGGCGTGGGCGCGGCTCGACGCAATTGCGGCGGAGCGAGGACAGACGCGATCAGGCGCGGTGGAGCAGCTGGTCCGACGCGCGCGGCTCAAGAGCGACGGCGAGTAGGGTCGGAGAGATGCGCGCGAGAGGAGACGAGAAGCATGAAGGGCAAGCGCCTTCCGTTGGGTGAGTGGCCGAAGGAGCCCGGCGACTACATGGGCCCGATCATGGGGTACACCGGCGACAAGCCGGCTGTCTTCTTCCTCAAGCCCAACGCACGCGATCCGGGTGTACCGGCCATCGCTCGCGCGCTCCAGCACGCGGTGTCACCACCGCATACGTTTCGAGAGTGCCCCGATGGGAGCCTCGAGATCCGCGCATCGCTCGGCGACATGCACGAGCAGTCCGACGGGTCCAAGCTCATTCAGGTGAGCGACGGATGGCATGGGTACCTCGACGAGGGCCACGAGTGGCGGAAGTGCTGATCATGCGCGCGAGAAAGGAGGAGACGATGGGCCTCAGCGAGAAGTACTGCCGGGAGCTGCATAGCGACCACCTGGCCAATCACGCCATACACTGGTGGCGCTGCTACCTGCTGAAGGGTCACGAGGGCCCCTGTCGGCGCATCGACACTCTGCCAGATGACGTGACCGCTGTGCAGATGGGGGAGCCGTGCGACACCTGCAACGACACTAGGACCGTGCCGGACTGTCTGGGTACAGCGACCCCAAGGATGCTCCCGTGTCCGGCGTGCTCCGCAGCCCCACTGTCCCAGGAGTGAAGACCGTGCGCGCTTACACGCTGGCGACGAAGGAGACGTAGCGATGAGCCTCTGGGACTGCCACAAGGTGACCGATCCGAAGGAAGTAGACGAGGCCCTGAGCAAGATCCGGGCGTTGTCGCCAGAGCAGCTCAAGGCTGAGCGGGAAGCTCACCTCGTGACCTACTGCGAGCACGGCACCCTGCGCACAGCGCACTGCCCCTGGTGTCACATCCAGACGCCGGCCTACCGGCAGGCGCTCGCTAATGCCATGTGGACGGTGCTGGATTGATGCGCGCTTTGAGCGGGAAGGAGAGAGGGCCATGAGTGACGGACCGACGAGGCAGGAAGCGGCACGCGACAAGCTCGAACGTGCGGCGATGCGATTCAGCGTGGTCGGACGTCGGCCGGCGACGGACGAGAACCGACCCAAGTTCCAGCGAGCGACGGCAGCGCTACATAGTGCCGCGATGGACTATGCCTCCGCCGTCTCGAAGAGGCAGGAGACATGACGCACGAAGAGGGGGCCCGGAAGTGGCTGAACGATCGTAACCTGCTGGTGATCTTGGGCGACCACGAGGCGCAGGTCGTCACCTCCCTCGCCGCCGAGTTCGAGGCGGTCGCGGCGGAGGCGGCCGATACGGAGACGGTTCGAGCGAGGGTGCATGCCGCGAGTGCGAATCTGTGGGCGAAGAAGCTGGACGAGGAACGCGCCGCCCATGAACGCACCAAGATCGAACTGAGCCAGCAGGTGGGCGCCGCCCTTGTCGAGCGCGACGAACTCCTGGCCCAGCGCGACGCCTTCGGGCAGAAGGCGCTGCAGCTACAGGACAGGGTGCGGGAGCTGGAGGCGCAGCAGCTACTGCTCGCCACCACCGCGGGCACGGGAAAGTAGCCTCGCAATCACCTGAAGTCGCTTGCCGCGAGCTCGGGCGGATCGTTGAGGCCGAGCGCCAGCCTGAGAAGATGCCGGGCGCGCTCCACTCTGTGAGCCGCCGCGTGACGCGACGTCGTGCCCTCGGCGACTACGTCCACGTTGCAATCCCCCCACATGATCGATGCGGGCGACGCCGGACAACGCTTGGCCCCACGCTTGAGTAGCTTCCGCCACGCGCGAGCCTGCGCCATGGCCGAGCCGTCCCCTTCGACGCTCTGGAGCTGCCAGGCGCCGTGGCTCTTGCCGCCGTCCCCGCTCTTCTCTTGGAGGTTCAGCGAGCTCTCCTTGAAGGCCCAGTAGACCTGGACTGCGGCGTCCTCCGCGTACGAGCCGAAGACCGGGGCGTATTCGGCCGCCTCTTCCGGCGTCTTGGCCAGCATGGCGTCCTCCGCGTCGTCCGCCACAACCGTGGCCGTAGCCTCCGCGATGGCGCTAGCGTCCCTCGTGTGGTCAAGACCTCGACCGGTAAGGGCGAGGATGGCGAGCAGGCAGAGCTTGAGTAGGTGGGCCATGGCGCGCAACCCTAGGCCATGAGGCCGGATGAGGCAACTTTGGAACGCGACTGTTACGGGATGCCGGGCTGCGTGTCTTCCGAGTCGGATTCCGGCGGCATCGTGTCCCGGGTCGCCCCCTCGGGGATCGGGATGGCCCACCGGCCCGTCGACGTCGCCCAGATCGCGAAGCACGACCGGCCCTCGAAGTCCTCGAACGCGGCGTCGAAGTCGACCTCGGTCCCGCCGCATTGCTGATCGAACGGCAGGCCCTGGACGAGGCAGTACCCGCATTGCGGCTCGGCGGCGTTGCCCTGAGCGTCCACGATGCGGCTCCCGCTCTTGTAGTACCGTGTGGCCGCCAAGGCGTAGAGCTCGGCGCTGGTCATCGTGAGGCCCGCGCCGATGTAGGCGCCGCTCGTGCAGCCGGTCGCCACGATCGTGGCGGCAAAGGCGTGCTCGTAGGTCGTGATGTCGGCGATGATCGCGCCGGCGGGGTCCTCGAGGTCCACGAGGATCGTCAGCATCCCGCCGCGCGGGACGCCGATGCTCTTCAGGTGGTCGAGGATGGCTTGCGCGTCGGCGGCCCCTGACGCGGCCGTAAAGCCGCTCTTGCGTCCGTAGCTGATGAAGACGACGCCGAGCCCTACGCTCGTCAATGCGAGGACTTCGGCCGACGTGACCGAGGTCCCGTACCGGATCGCGAAGGTCTTCCCAGCGGCCCGCCAGGCGGCGGCAATCGTGGGGGTCGCCACGGCCACGGTGTCGACCCCGGCCGAGCCGGGGGGGATGGGGCGAGCGACGAGCGTCATGGTGCCCGTGAAGTTAGATGGCCCGGATCCCGGCGATGGCGCCGGCCACGTTGCCCACCGCGCTGCCGATCCCACCAAGCGCCGAAATGATGGCGAGGACGCGCTGACCCGCGGGCGTCGCGGGATCGGTCCAGTCCATGTCATCGTAACACGCGAGCTCAAGCGCCTGCAGGCTTGGCGGTAGCGCCGCGATGCGCCGCCACTTCGGGCCATCGATGTGGGTCACCTGCTCGAGCTCGACGAGCAGCGTCGTCTCGTCGCTCATGGCAGGCACCCCGCGTCGGCGGCGACGGGCGATGCCGCGCCGTGTCGGTGGAGCATCGACCCTAGGTTGCAGCCGATGGCGTCGAAGCAGCCGGCCGCCTGATCCGACGTACATCCGGCATCCGACAGACAGAGCGCCTCGCACCCCTTCGCGAGCTGGTCGGAGTGCGTCCCCGAGACCGTATCCTTGGCCTCCCACGGGGGGCTACTGCCGCACGCCGTAAGTGCCATGGCGAAGATCACGAGCTTCACGGACCGCCGTCGCCCCGCGTGCAGGGGACGGCGCACGTCTGCACCGTGCTGCCGTGCACGTACATGCAGGCAAGCCATGCAGGCTCGTCCGGGGCTGCGTGTTGGGCGTGGACCGCTGCGACGCCGCCGTCGCTCGGCGCGAGACAGCCGGCCTCGACGAGCGCGCTGTACACGGTCGCGTCACTCGGGAGCGACGGCGAGCAGTCGCCGCACGCCACGGGGAGGAGCGCGACGGCCCATCCAACGAGGAGAACTGCGGCTTTCACGATGCCGCCGGCCAGCTGGCCGCCATGCCGGCTTGTGCGTTGGCGATGGCCTGCGCTTGGGTCTGGAGGGGATCGCCGGCCGTGATGCCGGCTGCCGCCCCCGCAAGCGCCTCGGCGAACGTGGCGCTCCCCGCCGGGGGGGGCGCTGGCGGCGTCACGGGTCCGGGAACTTGGACGCTCCCACCGAAATACTGATTGAACGCCGTAATCATCGCCGCGGCGTTGAGGCCGCTCGGCGCGGTCCCGCTCTTCTTGTTCACCCAGTCCATCGAGACGCGGACGGCCATGCCGCCGCCCTGCGCGGGCGCGAACCAGGCTGCGACGGCAGCCCAGGTCACCAGGCCCAGCATGCCCCAGGTCATCACCAGGAGGCCCTCGGCCGTCGCTGCGACGGCGACGATCGCCTTCGGGTTGTAGCCGCACGAGCCGATGCAGTGGCCGTTATTGGCGTCCGCGGTCCCGGCCGTGACGTCCCAAACGAACCCGCTTTGCGACGGCATGTTCTGGACGATGCTGTCCGGGATGCCAAACCACATCTTGAGGTTGCCGAACTCCGCGAGCGCGTACTTCACCTCGGCCTGATTGGTGGCGTCGACCATGGCCCAGCCGGCGTCCTTGCTGCCGTCGGCGTAGCCGTGGCTGACGCGGTAGTTCAGGTCGGCGATCGGGTCGGTCCCCTGGTCGGTCGACGGGTCGGACTCGACGAAGCCCGTGATCGCGCTGTAGTCCGCGAGCGCTTGCTGGTCGCTGTACTCGTAGATCGCGCCCGCGTTGCCCGTGATCACGCCGAGGTAGTGCGCGTCCTCGGCCTCGACGCAATCGCCATAATTGGCGTTGCCCTCGATGTCCTCGATGACGGAGATCGCGGCAGGTGACCAGTCGACCGTGTCGGGCGTCGCCGGGATGGCGCCCGCCTTGAGGAACGCCTTGAGCTTGGGGGCATGCAAATGAGCGAACGGCGACGGGAGCTTGCAGGCTCCAATAACGCGGCCGTGGACGATGCGCTTCACTTGGCCACCGTCGCCGCTGGCGCTGCGGCAGGCAATGGGCCCACGACGCTCGGGCAATTGCCGTTCGCGAAGTTCGACGCCGTGTACTCGGAGAAGGCCGTCAGTACGACAGCGCCCGCGCCGGCGACGGCGGCGCTGATGGCGAGGCCCTCCTGAGCACTCGCGTTCGAGCTCGGAACGGCGGCCGCCGTTCCGCCGAGCGCCGCGGCCGCGCCGCCGAGGGCGAAGTCGCCAATAACGAACCCGTCATGAAGGGTCGCCGTGTTCTCACAGCTCGAGACCTGGGCCGTATTGGCCGGCGTCACGGGGACGATCGGCGCGGAACTCAAACACCCGGACTGCAGGAGCCCGAGGGCCATCACGAGGATGCCGAGCGCCCAGCCACCGATCCGGGCCGCCGCCGGGGGCGTGGGCGGAGGCGCCGCCGGCACCACAACGGGTTGCTGGATGACGCCAGGGATCTGAGGCGGCTTCTTCTTGCCGGTCTGCGTGTGCTGGTGGATCGTGACGCCGATCGTCGAGCCGCCGAGCGAGAGGAAACCCGCCAGCGTCGCGTTGAACCAGGCCGCGCCGTTCACCGTGGGTACCGACTGGAGGTAGGCCACGAAGTTCAGGAGGTAGCCGCCGATGAGGCCGACGTAGGGGAGCCACGCGGTGGGGACCGTCGCGACGCCGAACACGGACCCGCTGTTCTTCGCGTTGATCAGGAACCCGGCGATCAACGCGAGAATCGCGATGGTGGCGGACGTCGGGTTGAGGACCGCAACAGGTGCGACCGTGATCGCCCCCTGCGCGTACGCGATACGGTCGAGCAGGCACACCAGCACGAGGCTCAGCAGCAAGGTGCCGAGCACGCGCGTCAGGGAGAGCGGCCGGAGGCCGTGGTAGAGGCTCATGCGTGCGAAGATAGGCCCATGGCGTGCATGGGCTGCCGCCCATGATGACCATCCTCGTGCCTCTCGCCGTCTGCCTTGTCGGTGCCGTCGTGCACCTGCTCTCGAGCGGTTCCGCGGCCCCCGGCCGCGCGCGCTTTGCCACGCTTGGGGCGTACGCGTTTGCGGTCGGGCTCTGGTGGACCCTCGGCGAAGCGGCTCACCACGTGATCCACATCGGCTAGTGCCCGAACCGCAGCAGTAGCTCGCGAAGCACGCCGATCAGCATGACGGCGCCGGCGCCGATGACGGCCCACCGAGTCGTAATCTTCTGCTGAGCGTTCAGCGCCTTGAGGTTGTCCTCGCGGAGCTGAGCCTCCCTGGCGAGCGCCTTGCGGTCGATCTCCGCTTGCTTGGCGAGGGCGACGCGCTCGGCCTCGGCGGCGGCGGCGGCGGCCTCGCGCTTGTCGAGCTCCAGGGCCTTCACCCGGTCGATGGCGCGCTGGAAGATGTCCTCGCTGATGTCTGCGACCTTGTTGACGTCCGGCGGCGGCGTGCTCGTATTCTTGAGCTCCGCCACGACGCGCTGACCGATCTCCTGCGACGCGTCCTTCACGAGGGCCACGTCGCTCGTGCTGCTCAGACGTTGCCGCATGGGGGGCAATTCCTGATCGTCCTGCACTTGCTCCGCGTGCCATATCTCGAGGCGCCCGATGCGCACGCCGTGGGCCTCTTGGATGACGCGCATCTCGGCCATGTCCTCGAGGATCTCCGGGAGCTGGCTGGAGTACGCCGCCGCGATCGTGGCATATGCGCTGGCCATCTCCTGGAGCGCATGGATGATCTGATCCATCGTCGCGCCCTCAGGCAACGGCTTGAACTCACGCTGCACGGCCGCCATGGCCGGCCGCGTCGTTGCTCGCGATTGACTGCTGGGCATGGGGGATCTCAGAGCGGCGTGTTGAGCAGTGGCAGTCCTGTAACCCCCGACAGGTGCGAGAACCGAAACCAAAGACTGTTGTACGTCAAGAACCCGCACGGGCTCGCGGCGATGAGGCGCGGCGTATAATACGGGTTGCCCGTCGCGATATTTGACGTCAAGACGGCCTGCGACAGATAGAACGTGATGCCGCCGTCGGGGCTGAAGGCCGCAAAGCTCGCGCCCGCGCTCGCGACATCGAGCGTCGCGAGATAGACGGCGGGGCCGATGGCCTTGAGGTCGGTGCCGTATTTGATCTTCCCCGGCGTGGCGATCATCTGTTCGGTCCAGTTGATCCCGTCCGCCGAGCGCCAGAGGTCGCAGTCGCCGCTCGAATTGTGGAACACCCCGAGCAGGAAACAGGGCCCGACGGCGTCCATCGACCAGCAGATACCGAAGATGGTCGAGGTCGAAGGGACGATTGGCGCGCCGAGCGTCTGCTGCGTCCAGCTCACGCCGTCGGGGCTCGTCCAGTAGACGTCGACGCCCTCGGTACCCGTCGGCACGGCCACGAGCAGGTCGTTTGGGCCGCCATATCCAGCGTTATCAGCGAACTTGATCGTCCCGGTGGTAACGCCGGTGATGCTATACGATGGCGACGTCGCGCCGGTGTTCGGGTTCGGATAGAAGCCGCCGCCGTTGGCCGACAGACTGCCGATACCCACGACTACGTTTCCGTTGAACGCGTGCAGCGTGCCGACAAGATTGGCCGACGGCAGCGGACCGGTGCTGACGATATAGGTCGTGCCACCGTGTCCCCACGAGGAGCCGTTCCACAGGTTGGTGATTATCTCGCCGCCGCTCGTCGAGGCGCTGTAGGCCACCCACAAGTCCCCGGCCGTCGTCGCGTCCTCTCGGATCGAGACGTTCGTCGGAGGGTTCGCGCTGATGGTCCCGAGTGACAGCCATGTCGCCTGCGTGTTCCCGTCGAGCCCATAGCTCGCGAAGAACGAGAGCTGCGGCCCCGTGCTACCCTGGATAGCAATCGCCCAGACGTTGGACTTCGGCATCCAGCATGCCGCCATGAGCGATTCGCTCGTGCCCGCGAAAGGCGTAATCGCCTGCTCGGCGTACCAGTTCTGGAGGGCCGGCTGATAGCTTGCGGCCTGCACGGCCTGGACGCCGGCCGACAGCTCGTTCAGCTTCCAGTTCATGAACTCCGGGACGAATGGCGTTTGCGGCGTGAAGATGTCGCCGACCGGCGTCACCTTGCACGGCTGCCCGTTCCATGGGTTCGGTCCCGCCGGATAGTCGGTCTCCAGCGCCCATCCTGTGACGTAGGCTCCTCCACTCATGATCGGGTCATCTCCTGCGCCGCGAGCGGCAGTCCGCCTAGTCCAGATTGATAGTAGCTACCCCAGACACCCTGGCCGGATGTCGGCGAATACACGCTGCTCCAAAGGGCATCGTTCCCGGTCGGCCAGGTCGAGTAGCTGAAGACTCCGCGCGTTCCGTTCGGCACCGCGTATCCCAAGATCCCGGCCACGAGATTCGGGTTCAGCGCCATCCCGAATATCGTCAGGCAGAAGCTCGCGCTCCCGGCCATCTGTGGAGCGATATCCGGCTGCCCTCCGTTCGGGTTCGCATCGTAATATCCGACGGGTCCCGTCGCGGTTTGGAGCAAAATGCCGGCGATCTTCGACCAGTCGGTCGTGCGCCCCGTCGCGCGATTGACCGCGATCCGGAGGTAGATAAGCGACTTGTAATCCGCGTCGTCGTACCCGTCGCGCCCCTGGCCGACGAGGGCCCCGATCGAATCGAATACGGTGTTTGTCTCCGGCAGCGTGTACGTCGGCGCCGATGCGAGAAACCGCGCGCCGAGGACTTGCCACGACGCGTCCTCGATGTCCTGCAGCGGCTGCAGTAGCGCGGCGAGCCAGTTGCGCACGTTGTACTTCGTGGCATAGGCCGAGGTGAGGCGCGCGAGGCCTTGGGCCACGATCCGCGGGTTGTAGAGGGGAAGCGCCATGCATCACCCCTCCGTCAGATCGATGTTGCTGGCCGAGATCGCCGCGATCTGATTGGCCTCGACGACCAGGGACGTCGTGACCGACGGCGATGGCGGGAACTGGATCTGCAGGTTCGAAACGTCAAGCACCCCGGGGACGCCGGAGATCACGGCCTCGATCTGGGACGCATAAACGTTGCCTCCGGGAGTCATCTGACCGGGCGGCGGCTGGCCATTCGCAGGGGTCTTGGCGGTGGCTGCCTCGACGAGTGCCGCTTCGATGGCCGTCTCGAGTGTCGCCCATACGACGTTCGCCCGCGGCGTCACGGTGGCGATAATGGTGAGCGGCTTCGGCGTCGGGACGCTGTACGAGACGGTTTGAACACCGAGGTTCGGATCGACGATCGTCACCGAGATCGACCCCACGGGGGAGATCCCGGCGGGCTTGTTGTTATAGATGATCTGCCCGATCTGGGCGGGCGTCAGCGTGCCCGTCGGGTCATACACGAACACGGCGTACGAAAACGGCGGAATGCCGATTCCGTTGATCACCTGGAAGTACCATTCCGGGTTCTCGAGGACCGACGCATTGATCGAGACTGGCGGCTCCAAGTTCGCGGCGAACTCGATCAGTGCCGCGGCCGTTGCGGCGGCCGTGCACGAGCCGCTGGCGGCGATTTCCTCGGCCTGTCGCGGACCATATGCGGGATCGAGTTCCTCGTTCTCGCCGACCTGCGTCTGCGAGCCCGGGCCCGGGTTGTCGATCGAGGACCAGCCGGTGACGGGTGTCGAGATATCGGTCAGCGTCCCGTCGTTGACGGCCGGCGTCTGCCCGATGACCTGCGACTGGAACAGTGCCACGCAGTTCGTCCCAAACGTCACAACTCCGCCGGAGACATAGGCGTTCGCGTATGTCGATCCTTGGATGGTAAAATGTGTACTGTCGACGACCGTGATCTCGGCGGTGCCGTTCGCCTCCGTCGTGCCCTGCACCTGCGAGATCGTGACCGTCTGATTGGTCGTCAGCGCCGAGGTGCTGGCAACCTCAATCTCGACGAGGCCGCTATCGTCCGACGTTCCGAGCACGGCCATATTCGGCGTGATCTGCGCGGCAACGATCGTATACACGTTCTGGAACGTGAAGGACGGTGTCCCGTCGATATAGGCGACAAGGGAGCCGGCGGCATAGGGCGCATGCGCCGGATCGAGCGTGAGCGTGCATTCGACTTGCGTGTAGGATGCACCCTCGCGCGGCACGCCGATGATGTCGCCCAGATTGTCAAGCGCGGCGCCCTCGGCGTCTTCGCGATTGAACTGGTTGAAACAGACCTGCAGCAGCTCCCACGCGCTCGAGTAGTATGCTCCGTAGATTGCAAGGATCTGGCCGTCCGCGGTCTGCGGCGACAGATCGAGCTGCGGGTCGATGGCATTCCAAAGCTGTTGCTGGATGCCGCTTATGATGACGGACAACGGCGGGACGACGAACCCCGCGGGCGTGACGCCATAGGCCGGCATATCAGTTCCCGTTGGCCAGGACAGAGAACGGCTGATTCGATCCGCCCGTCAGGATCGCGCCGGTGTTGAGGACTGCCTCGAAGTTGTACGAGAACGCGCGCTGTACACGGTTGAAGTTGACCTGAGCCGTGACGCTCACGACCCCGGTGACGCTGAGAATTGCCTGCTTCAAAAGCGATTCGATCTGCGTCGTGCTGACGATCTTGAGGCCGAGTATCGTCTTCCAGGGGAATCCGAGGTTCTGGTCAAGGAACCACTCACTGGCCCACAAGCCGAGAATTTGGACGCACTGCAGGCGCGCGCACTCGCCCGGATCGGTGACGAGCACCCGCGGGATCTGGAGGTCGCCGTCGTCTTCGATCGCGAAAGTGGACACGCTCCGCGAAGGTAGGGCGCGGGCCCCATCATCCCACCTGTACGGTTGAGCAATTCCGTCGGGTTCTCCGGGGCCTTACCTTAGAGATGGAGGGACGATAGATGAAGGCTCTAGCGGTGGTGGTCCTGGTCCTCGGGTGCGTGGGGTGTTCCGGCGCCGTGGACGGCATTGGGAGCGCCCACGGAGGCGACCCCACCAAGGGCGCGGGCGAGGGCGGCGACGCTCAGACGGCCGTCCAGGGCGAGGCAGGCCCCACGGACGAGGCCTCCGCGGCGGACGCGGGCGGCTACTGCTTCGCCGCTGGCGCCATGTGCGATCCGGCCAAGGGCGCGGAGCCCGGGATCGCGTGCTGCGAAGGGTTCTGCTCGGCGACCACGGGGCTCTGTTCGGTGCCGACAGACGGCGGTGTCGCACATGAAGACGCGTCGCCCCCGGACGCGGGTTCGCCGACCGACGATGCGGGCTTCTGGACGGACGCGAGCTCGCCGGACTGTGATGCCGCGACGTGCTCGCTCGGCGGGACGATGTGCGTGAACGACCAGGCTGCCGGGTGCCAGCCGGACGAAGCCGCCTTGCAGGCGGGCGCGTGCAATGCCCACCCGGGGACCGTCGCGTTTGCCTGCACGGATTCGGCCCTTCTGCCATCGTTCGTGTGGAGCGGGGTCTGCTTTCCGGTCGGTGTTGGGGATGCCGGTAGCGGGGTATGCTGCCCTCCGGTAAGCCAAGGCGCCTGGACGCTGTGCAGCTCGAACGAGTGTCACGCGCTCGGGACCTGCCGCTAGGTCGCCTTCGTCGCGGTCGTCGTCGGCGGTGGCAACAGACCGAGCGCCTGCAGTAGCGTCGTTGCTGCGCCTGCGATCTGAGTTGCCGTGGTCGCGGTCGAGACTGTCATAGCGAACGCACCGAGCGCGGAGGCCAGCCCAGTGGCCCACGGGCCCACCGCGAGCGTGTTTGCGCCGCCGGCGATCGTCACCTGAGCCCCAGTCTTGCCGAGCGTCAGGGCCGCAGCCGCGAAAAGGATTTGTGCCGTGTCGCCATCGAGGCCGAGCAGGAACGCCGCCGCCGCTTCCGAGGCGTCCTTGATTGGGCCCGTCAGATCCGTCGGCGTGGCGCTCCAATAATTCCCGGACAGCCGACGTACGTCGTTCGGCGCGACCGGCTTAGTGGATCGGCCTTGGGCGAGCCAAGTCGTCGGATCCAAGTCGAACGCTTCGAGCGTCACGGGATCGTACTGCTTGAGCGGGCCGACGAGCACGAAGCCGCCGAACCGCGGCCACGCGATCGGCACGTTTTTCAGAACCGGCCACGGCTCGAATACGTTGCCGTCCGTGTCGAGGTTCGTGCGCACGTCGTTCGGGTTCGGCTGGATATCCGCCGTCATCGTTGCCGGGTAATAATTGACGACGTTGCCGCCCATGCGCACATAAACGCTCGCCTTGTGGCTGTCGACCGCGGCTTGAATGACCTGCTCTTGCGTGATTTGTCGCTGAATTGGACTACCCTGCCTTTCGCATGAACCACTCGTGCGACAGTCTTCATCCTAACCCAGTCCCATACCGTCGCGCCTCCACATTTATGTTCCAGTCGTTTCCCCTTGTGTCACCTGTATACTCACAGCTCACCGCCCGATAAAGGCCCGTCACATATTTGCAGTTCATTTGCACCGGCGTGCCGGGCCGCATGCCGGGGAGCATCAGGGTGGAGAACGAGCACACGCCCTTCGTATCGACGCTCGGCGAGCCGATGAGGCCCGAGTCGCTGCTGATAAGATACGCTTGGCCCCCGAGTGGCTGCCCCTGCGAAACGAACTGCGGGACGCCTTGCTGCAGGCTCACCTCGAGGCCGACGCTCTGGGCCAGGTCCTTGAGCATGGCCATGGCGTTGCCCTTGAGCACAGCGCCCTTGTTGTAGAGCGGCGAGGCGCGCAAGACTTGGGCGACCGTCGCGATATTCCCTTGGCCGAGGCCCATCGCGCCGAGGAGCGCCTTCGCGACGACGTAGGCGTTTGCGCCGGCGCCGAAGCTCTGATTGAGCCGCGACGTGATGGCGGCGGCGTCGCCATCGCCGGTCGTTAGCTCCGTGACTGTGTCGGCGCCGTCCGTCATCGTCTGGGCGCTGCGGAGCTCGCCGAGGAAAAGCGTACTCTCTCCGCCGACGTAGCCGGCGACGATCTTGACCGGGACGACGGTGTTCGTGCCACCTGGTTGCGCGGGGCCAGGGCTCGGCGAGGCGCTCGACTCGATGGCCTTCCGGCTCGCGTCGCTCAGGTTATAGAGCCGCAGGTCGCAGGTGTTCGGCTCCTGGGGCCGGAGCGAGCGCCGTACTTGGAACCAGACGTCTAGGCCCGTCTGGAGGCCGAAGTCCGTGATCTGGATCGTGCCCACAGTTACGGTGCACGCGCGGTTCAGCAGCGAGACCGCCGGCTGCGTCATGGGAGCTTACCTGGGTGCGCGGACGGGCTTCGGCGGCTTCGGTCCGAACTTCGGGTTGGGGCGCTCGGCGATCTGGGGCTTTGGCGTCGGCCACTGGCCGGGCCGCGGCGCGATCGTCGGCTTCGGCGCCTCACTCATCGACGCGCCGTCTTCGCCAGCTCGGCGCACTGCGCGACGGTGCGCTCGTAGCCCTCGGCGGCCTCGATGTGCGTCTTGGCCATGCGCTCGTGCATGTCCTTGTCGTCGGCCGTCTTGGCCTTGCTGGCGTCCGCGGTATGGGACGCGACGAACGCGCGGTGCCCGTCGGCCGCCTTTTTCGCGGCGGCGCTCTTCTTCGCGAGCTCGCGCTTGCTCGGCTTGTGGGGCTTCTTGGGGCCGGGAATGAGGATCGGGAGAAGTCCGGGCATGGTTCAAAGGTAGCGCGCCTGGTCGGGTTCGAACCGACGGCCACCGGATTCTTCAGGCCCGGTGCTCTGCCGCTGAGCTACAGGCGCGTTTGGCTCCGACCGCATGAATCGAACATGCTCCCTCCCTCCAGCGCAAGCGCCTTCGGGTGCTCTGCCAATGAGCTAGGTCGGAAAATGAGCCCCGGGACCGAGTTGAACGGCCGACCTTCGGCTTATACGGGCCGATGCTCTGACGCTGAGCTACCGGGGCGCGGTCTCCTCAAGTGCGGTTCGGCACCTCCCTCAAGCAAGGCAGGCCGCCGAAATGCGGCTTGAGGAGCTTTCGCGGCCCGGGCGGGACGCCGATCGCCATGAGCTGGCCCGACCACGGCGGCGTGTCCTCGCGGATCTCGACGATCTCGAGCCCCCGCGCGCGGAGCCGCTCGGTTTGCGCGACGAGCGAGGCCTCGTCCGGCACGCACAGGAGAGCCCCATGCGTGTCGGGCGACAGGTTGCCCGGCGACGACTCTCCCGCGGCGTGAAGCACGGCCAGCGCGAGAATGTTTCTGGGCAAATCATCGCGCACCAAAATATAATGAGTCAGGACTTCAGTGGCGGCAAATCCGGAAGACTCGCGATGTATTCCAGCAATCCCTTGCTGCACCGGAACCATTCTCCGCGTGGCCGTATTCGGTCCGCAAGAAATCGATCGTGAATCTTGACTTCTTCGCCCCGCGTCCCGCCTGTCACCTTCAGCAGGGTGATTGCCTCGTGGTTGCCACACTGCAGGCCCTGCATTCTCGCTGCCATGCTCATTGTCGTGAAGCCGATTTTGATCGGCCCCGACGTTACCTGTATGAAATATATTTTTGGTCTCCCGTCCGCAGTGAACTCCGCCCGTCGCTGCCGATGCTTCGCGAGCCACTCCTCGCGATGCTGCTCCCGCCATTTCTTGGCGTCCCTGCGGCTCCTCTCGCGCTCTTTCGGCATCGCCCGGCGACCGCGCATGTATTCGGTCACCTTGGCCCGTCTGGCCTCCGGCGTCCGCTCCTCTGCTGGGAGGAGTTTCCTCCCCAATGGCTTCCCCCCGTTTCTCTTGCGGGCCTGCTTGTACCAGCGGCAGTAATCGCGGTGCTTCTGAGCGTACTCCGGATCGGCCTTCCGGCGGTTCAGCTGATACTGACGCTCGTACGAGCGCTTCTTCTCGAGGTCTCGCATCGACAGGTCCCAGCTCGGGCTGGGCGCGCCCCTCAGGCGCGGCGATGAAGTCGGCTCAGGTCCACGGAAGACAGGATAGGACCACCCGCCGGGCCCGTCAAGGACGGGTCACTCACCTGGTACCCGGGGCGAGAATTGCACTCGCATGGCCGAAGCCGCGGCGGCCTGAACGCCGTGTGTCTGCTGTTCCACCACCCGGGCATTTTGTGGGATCGGAGGGAGTTGCACCCTCATGGCCTTTCGGTCGCCAGCACCTCAAGCTGGTGTGTCTGCTGTTCCACCACGATCCCGTTTCGGGGCCTCGGTGTCGATCCGAGCTGGCTGGGTTCAAGGCCCAGCTACCAGAGCCGCTGGAGCCCCGAGTGCGCGAGGGGAGAATTGAACTCCCATGCCCGAAGGCGCCGGGGTTTGGGCCCGGTGTGTCTGCGTTTCACCACTCGCGCGAAACTTACTTCATGCACGCCAAGACCAGCCATAAGCCCTGTTGGCTTAGGCGTCCCGGCTGACGAAGTAGCTGCAAGCGGCTCACGAGGAGGAGCTTACGATACGACGCGACGGCGGTCAAGTTGCGGAGCCAGGTGGAGTCGAACCACTCACCTTGCGGTGTCCCGGGGTAGCAACCCAGTGAGCGTCCACACGCTCGTCAGGCTCCATAGCGGAAGACGGAGTACTCGAAACTCAGCGCCGAAGCGCCCATCGGTATTCGAAGCCGCGCCGAGCCCCGCTCGGTTCATCTTCCGTAGCGGATAGGAGAGGTCTCGATCCCCAGCGCTTTGCGCGCCCTGCCGTTTTCAAAACGGTGCCGCACCCCGTGCGGTTTCCCATCCGTGGCGGAAGACGAGGGACTCGCACCCCAGCGCTTTGCAGCGCCGCACCGCATTCCAAGCGGGCCCGCGCCTCGCGCGGTTCGTCTTCCATAGTCAGCGCCGCGGGAGTTGAACCCGCCTCGTCTTGACCCCCAGTCAAGTGCCTGGGCCGCTAGGCTAGGCGCTGATGGCGCGTCACGCTGTCTGCGCGACCGCCGCGATATACGGCAACCAGATCGCGGGCGCCGAGCTCAGGTCGATGAGCATCGGCGGCGCGTCCGGGAGCGTCGTCGGCCGGTACGGTTTGAAGTGCATGGACCACCTCATCTCCGCCGGCGTCTTGTTGCCCTTCCTTCTATTGCATGGCTTGCACGCGCTCACGATGTTGAGCCACGTGGTCTTCCCGCCTCGAGAGCGCGGGAGGACGTGGTCGTACGTGAGGTGCTTCGGGTGCATGCGGAGCCCGCAGTAGCAGCACCGCGATCCGTCGCGCGTCAGCACGTTCGAGCGGCTGAACTTCACGCCGTCTTTGTGCTTGCGAACGTGCTTGCGAAGCCGGATGACGGCCGGGAACTGGATCGAGATACTCGGCGAGCGACACTCGACGTCGTATGTCTCGAGCACGTCGACCTTTTGCAGGACGACGAGCGTCACGGCCTTTTCCCAGGACATGATCTTGTCTGGCTGCATCGTCGTCGACAGGACGAGCGCCCTGAGCTGTTGGTCCTCTTCACCTCGCATATTCGCATCCTCGGCTTTCGTTGGGTTGTGGGACTGCTGGGAATCGAACCCAGCCACGAACCTTATCAGGGTTCGCCGGCCAACCAGGCCATCCAGTCCCGTTTACTGCAGTGCGCGATCAGGGAATCGGACCCTGCTCCCCGGAATGTCGAACCGGTACCATCACCAGACGGCAAATCGCGCGTGTTGTCGACCGCCCCGGAGTCGAACCGGCTGGCCACGTCTTTATAAGGGTCGCGCCGGAGGCCGTCCGGCCTAGGCGTGCGGTCGGGTCCGAGGCAGGCGAATCGAACGCCTCGCGCGGGAGTGTGGAACCCATGCCCTCGCCAGATAGCCTCGGGTGCCGGTGGGCGGAGTCGAACCGCCGAGCCGCGCCTTATGAGAGCACGCTCGATCCGATCCACAGGCGTTGCACGTGACGGACTCGAACCGCCGACCTCTTGGTTATGAGCCAAGCGAGCTGCCGCTGCTCTAACGTGCGGTCTCCTCGGGGTGAGTCGAACACCCGCAATCTTGGTTCGTAACCAGGACGCCGGGTCCGCCGGCGAGGAGGTCTCGCGATCGGAAGTCGAATCCGAGCACCAAGCTTCGGAGGCTCAGGCCGGGGTCCGCCCGGTTCGCGAGGTAGTGCGCACGCTGGGAGTCGAGCCCAGCCAACAGCCTTAGAAGTGCCATGCCCGGATCCCCCGGGACGTGCGCAAGAGGGCAGCCGAGAGGTCCATTTCCACAATCGGGGACCTACCCGGTGGCGAATGCTTCGGCCGCCCAGAGACCTCGCCCGGAGTCGCACCGGGGTCCGCGCGGTTGCAGCGCGCGTTGACCAGCTGGGTCGCGAGGTCAGAGCCGATCGTCATGCGGGCCCACGCTGATCAGGCGCGTGACTGGCCAGTTCCTCGACATGACGATCGGAGAGCGACCGAAGGGAATCGAACCCTCACGTCCAACATGGCAAGCTGGCGCCGGACCTTCCGGACGATCGCATAGAGCGGGCGACGTGAATCGAACACGCTTCACCAGGGTGGAAACCTGGGGTCTGACCATCAGACGGCACCCGCATAGAGCCCAGCGTCGGAATTGAACCGCACCTCGAGGGTACAGACCTCGCGCATCGCCATGATGCTTCGCCGGGCAGGAGGGACGGTGCGCGGAGCTCGGACCGTGAGCGGCCATGTCACGCTCCTTTGGACTCGGCTACCCGAACCGCTGCGTCCCGGAGCTGGCCATGGGTAACGCTCCCATCTCGACGCCGATACCAACGGCGACGCTTTCCTTGAAGAGACCAGCGTAGTGGAACTGCCGAGAATTGAACTCGGATGCGCGTCCTTGCAAGGGACGGCCGCGACCCATCGCACAGCCCCGTTGTGGAATCGGCCGGACTCGAACCGGCATCTCGACGTTGCGAACGTCGCGTCTTCCCGTTGGACGACGACCCCTCGGTGGAGAGTACCGGGATCGAACCGGTATTCCGAGACTGCCAGCCTCGTGTCCTCCCATTGGACGAACTCCCCTTGGCGGACCTCTCTCCGCGGTCACGCCTGGCTGCGCCGGCGTTCGCTGCTTCTCGGTGGCTTCTTGGCTTTGCATGACTTCGTTCGCCTCTGCGGCTTGAAGTAGCGGGCCCGGCAGGTAATGCTCCTGCGTCCGGAGTTTTGGAGGCTCCGTTGATGCTTCATCACGAACCCGTAGCGCCGTCGGCCGGAGTCGAACCGAGCCTCACGCCATGGACAGTGGCGCTGCATCACCGAATGCACACGACGGCAATATTCGTCCCCTCGCCGCGAGTCGAACGCGGCCAACAACCTTAGGAGTGTCGCGCCTGGATCCGCCAGGACGAGGGGGATGGGGTGGGCGGCCGGAGTTGAACCGAGCTTCCGCGCTTTCACAGAGCGCCCTCGTTACCGAACGAGTACGCCCACCATACACATACAGTCCGGGTGACAGGGATCGAACCTGCCGGAGCGAGCACCCAAAGCTCGCGCTGCACCTTGCAGCTCCACCCGGAGATGTTGTTGTTGATGTAGTCGGAGCCGCGGGAGTTGAACCCGCCTCATCTTCGTCCCGAACGAAGTGCCTGGGCCGCTAGGCTAGACTCCGGTGCCAAGCCCCGGTATCGAACCGGGCCCTCCCGTTCTTCAGACGGGCGCTTCCACCTGGACAGCTCGCTTGGCATTGTCGACCTCGGCGCCCGTTTATCGAGCGGAACGCTTTGGTCGAGTGTCGCATACGGGTAACGATCCCGTCCTATCGGTTTGAAGGACCGATCTCCCCACCTGGAGAATATGCGACGCAGCGTCCCGCGCGGGAGTCGAACCCGGCATTCCCACCTTGAGAGGGTGGTGTCCTTAGCCAGTTAGACGAGCGGGACGAGGAGCCGGATGCGAGATTCGAACTCGCCTGCGCTGATTACGAAACAGCGTTGGTCCCAGACACTACCCGGCATTCGCGGCACCTGAAGGAATCGAACCTTCTTCCGTTGGTCTAACAGGCCACTGCTCGGCCACTGAGCTTAGGTGCCAAGTGCGCGGCGACCTACGAGTCTTCCCGCGCGTCGTACACGAACGGAGAGACTGCCCGAGCTCGCGCCCGCGTCACGTCCGGTCAGGTTGTCAAGGATCGAAGCCGAGCGAATGGGTCGGCAGCGGTTCCGGTCGAGGGACTCGAACCCCCATGCGCAGCTTCAGAGACTGCTGTCCTTCCTTTGGACGAGACCGGAGTGTCTATCTTTGCGTCCGTTTTTTTATAGGCCCGCATGTACGCTGCGTTGGCAGCCCTGCATTCGTCACACCTGCACTTTTCGTACGTCGAGATACTGCCATGCCTACCGTCGCGCCTCTCGTGTCCTTTCTCCTCGATCGACTTCTTCTCGTGACATGCTTCGCACAACAGCTGACACTTCGATAATTCCAGGATAAGTGTGGCTTCAGAACCTTTGTCGAGTCGGTTGGAAATGTTGAACCGTTTGGTCGCTGGATCGACATGATCGAAGTGAAGTTTACCTTTGGTCGCTCCACACTGAGCACAACGAGCACCGAGCATGAGCACATAACGCGCTCGCCGCTCGGCGTACTTTTTTGCGTCGTAAGATGCCGTCATCTTTTTCGTGGGCCCGACGGGAGTTGCACCCGCATCGATCGGTGTAAGAGACCGTCATGTTGCTGTTGACACCACGAGCCCGTGAAGGTTCTCGTGGGAGGCACCAGGCTCGAACTGGCCCCTGTCGGTGTAAAAGACCGCTGCACCCCTGGGTGCTAACCTCCCTCTCGCTGCTTTGGACCGGTGGATTTCATCACTGCCTCCGTGAGGTGTCGTGGAGTCGAACCACTCGCCATGGGCCACTGATTTACAGTCAGCTTCCGGGAACCGCCCGGTATCACACCCCAGAAACGAAAAAACCCTAGTGAAACATGGTATCCAAGTGCATTTCAAAGACGTCGACCGGCGCAGTTTGAACAGGCTGGTGCCTCTCAAGGTATCCCGCAGCCTTCCGTAGTACTTCCGGATCGTCACGCATGAACCCCAAGCCAACGTTGCAGCCATGGCATAGAGCCTCACGCTGTCGTCCCGTATCGTGATTGTGATCCAAGACAAGTCTGGCCTCGGTCCCACAAACTGCGCACCGACCATTTTGCGCGCGGACGAGTTCCTCACGCGAACGCACCCAGGACCAGTTGCCGCGCACCTCCGATCGATGCGGCGCGCACACCCATATGTCTCTGGCCGCCCTGTATTGTATCGGCGTCCCAGGCCCGCACAGTGCGCATGTAGCTGTCCGCGTCGTGGGCTCGATGCCGCTCAACCTATGGCACGGCAGTTTCGTCTTGCCGGAGGCGGTTAGCTTGCGCACGTACGAGTCGCTGATGCCGCGCCTGCAACGCCACCCAGGACGCTTCTTCCCTCGCCAAATGGCGGCGCCCGCACCGCAAGCCGCGCACGTTGCCGTTCGAGTGGACTCGTTGATGTCGCTTAGCCTGTGCGTCCACTTTCCCATTGCAGACCCCATAAACTGAAAAAGGCCACCTGATTTTTTCTCAGGCGGCCTTGTCGACTACTTCAAGTCCGCCCTCCTATGTTGCGACCTCCGGCTTGGGCTGCTGATCGGAGGTCGCGCGTACATTGGTGCGAATGCTCCCGCCAAAGCACGCGGCACACGACGGTGTGTCGAGCGTATAGCTCGGGACCGCGTGGCCGGTGCCGTGGAGGGACGACGTGAGGAACATGACGCAGGACTAGGCTTGCACACCCGCGCGGGCCGTGCAAGTCGAAAAACGTCAGGTCTGCGGTTGGCCGTAGGACGAGGTCGCACTCGTCTGGGTATTGGCGGCGAGCTGGGCGAGGATGGCTGGCGCCTGCCCTTGCTGAATGAGCGCGATCCAATCGCTCGTGACGTAGTAGAGCGCGCATCGGCCGTTCCCAGGAATGAGGTCGAGGAGCCCCGGGGGGGACTGATCGGCCGTCGACGAGAAGATGAACATCTCGCCCGGTGGACGCCGCGGGTCGACGCACTTTCGGAGGAGCGGGAAGCCGGTGACGAGCTTGATCCCGTTGTAGATGTCGACGTTATCCGAGTCGGCAATCGACAAGTACCAGGACGCGCACCGCTGATTGTAGTCGAACTCCAAAATATATTGCGTCCCCTCGAACGTCGTATTCTGGAAGTAGGTTGCGATTCCGTTCGCGTCGGTGGGCACGATCTGGACGGTCATCCGAGGGGTCCTCCTGGACCGAGGAGCGACTTCCCGAAGTTGATCGCCTTGACAACGAGGGACTGGGTGTCGTTCGGCGCATTCGATGGATCCTGGCTGCCCTTGTTCTTCGGGGGCGTGCCGCCGCCGGCGCTCAGGTTCGGGATCGGGGCCGCGACGGTCTGCGTCGAGACGATGCGGACCTCGGTAAACTGGAGCGTGATGTCGGCGCCTGTCCCTTGCTCGTCCGAACGGACGTAGGTGATGCCCGAGATGACCATCGGGAAGCAGTAGTCTTTCGTCCCGGAGACCTCGAGGAGCTGTGCGGCGTTCTTGAGCGCGAGGAGCTGCGCGATCGTCTTGGCCACGTAGTCGGTGCCGGTCGCTCCGCCGGGCCACTGCTGGACCTGCGCCTGGATCGTCTGGCCCGACGTCGGTTGCAGGCCGGCGTCGGTCTGGACCGGTAGATCGGTCTCGAAGGCCGGCAGGAGCAGATCGGCCGCCTCGATGCCGACGACCGCCGCGATATCGCCCACGAGGCGGCTCGCGTTCGCGCCGCCGGCGGCGCTGCCGGCGATGGTGCCCGCCAGGCCGACGAGCGAGCCGGCGATCGCCCGGAGCTCGATGGGGTTGGTCCAGTTGGGGACGATGATGACGCCAGGGCCCGGCGCCCACCCGGGTCCAGGAACGTCGATCGGCGCCTTCGTCAGGGTCGCCTGGTCGAACGTGTTGGCGTCGATGGGCTCGTTGGTCGCCCAGACCTTGAGCTCGCACTTGCGGAGCTCGACGCGGACGTGGTCCGCGACGTCGGCGCCCACCTCGACGGGATGCGCCGTCACGGTCGCATCCTCGGTCCACGTCTCGGACTGGACGAGATCGAACGTCATGAAGTTCGTATTCCCGCCGGTGTCGATCCAGAGAAGGCTCGCGGGGTTCGCGGGCCATCCGCTCCAGACGCCGCCGGGTGCGAGGGACGATATGGTCATGGCTTACGATGCGCCGTCCGCGCCCTGTCCATACCCCGCTGCGTCGCTGTCGCGATCCCGGGACCGACGGCGTCACCGACGGCCTTCTTGTCGGACGCGTCTACGCCGTGGACGTCGACCTTGTTGTGGTTCGTGATGGTGACCGAATGGTCATCCTTTCCGCCGCCCCCACCGCCGCCGCCGAGGACGGGCGGCACGTAGGGCGAACCGTATATATTCTTCCGCTCAGGCCCGCGCTCGACGAAGTTGGGCTGAGCGTCGGGCGACGGAACGGTGTAGATGGGCTGGCTAAAGTCCTTGGTAGCGTTCTCCTTGTTGATCCTCTTGGCCCGACGGCCCTCCTTGTTGAGGGTGAAGTCGTCCGCGACTCCCTCCGCGGCGGCTCCGACTTTCTGGCCGCGCTCCTCGGTATCCTTCTTGATATCCGCACCGGCCGTCTTGAGGCTGTCCCACGCCTTGCCGACGTTGCCGACCGTCAGATAGCCGAGCGCCTCGCCGATCCCCTTCAGCGTGCTGAACATCGTGTCGAGTGCCGCCATCACCGTATTGGTGATGATGGTGGCCAAGTTTCCCATCAGATCGATGGTCGCGTCGAGCGTGTCGTTGAAGTCCTTCACGAACTGCGCGGCCGTACCGAACCCGAATAGCTCGTCGAGCGTGTCGCCGATGACGCTCTCGCCGCCGTGCATCAGCGTATATAGATCGTTGAATATCAGGAAGAGCGCGCCGACAGCGAGAAGGGGGAGAAGCATCTCCGCATCCAGCAAGCCAAACGCCTTGATCAACCCCCTAACGCTATTCAGCGCTTTCGCCGCAGCGATGACGCCGAAGAAGATCATGGCAGACGACAGGAGGTTCGTCGACTTGTCGAACTCGCGGAACCAGCGAACGCCGCGCGTGATCCAGTCGACCAGCTTCGTGAATAGCGGAATGATGGTCGACGCGGCCGTGGCCTCGAGGCCTTTGGTCGAGAACTGCAGATCCGCCATCGCCTCTTCGGCCTGCTTGGACTGCTCGATGAATTCTCCGGACAGTCCGCCCCCGAGTTCCTGCATCTTCATGCGGGCATCGCGGAAGGCGTCGCCGCCCTTGAGAAGAAGCGGGACGAGCTCGACGCCGCCGCGACCGAGAAGCTTCATCGCGACTTCCGTGCGCTTCGCGGCGTCCGGGATCTTCACGATGCCATCGGCGAACTCGCCTAGAATATCCGTCGCGCCGCGCGTTGTGCCGTCGGCGTTCTTGAGCGAGATACCGAGATCCTTGAAGACCTTCGCCCCTTCGCCCGAACCCTTCGATGCTTCGCCGATATGGCGATTGAGGAACCGCAGGCCAGTCGCGAGGCTCTCCGAGCTGACGCCGGCCTCGTTGGCCGCCAGCTGCATGGCCTGCAGTTCGTCGGTCGTCGTACCGAGCTTGATCGCCGTGCGTTCGAGCTGGGTCGCCGCCTCGACTTGCCCGACGACGAATTCCTTGATCTGATCGACGGCGAAGGCCTCGGCGACGAGGCCGCCGAGCTTCTTGAGCTTCCCGACGAAGCCCTCCATCCCCTCCTCGGCCTCATGGAGAGCCTTGTCGTCGACGTCGATCTTGAAGAGCGCAAGCAGTTCACGGAGCGCCATCTATGTCCTCGCTTCGTCGCGTGCCTTCCGGATCGATTCGCTTTCGGCCCAATCCATTGCGTCCAAGAACTCGTGCGCGATGTCAACGTCGAACGCGTTCCATTCGCGCTCGAGCTGGTCCAGAGAACTGACCTTCAGCCGGGTGCTGAGGACGAGTCGCCAGCCGAACCATTCGGCGCCGTCGGGGGCTTCAAAGGGGACTGCGCCTTCACCCCTCGGATAATTTCTCCGACGGCGTCTTGCAAAGGGCCGAAGTTTGCCTCCAGGCAAAAGAGCAACCACATGAATTGCGCGCGTACGCCCGCGGGTCCGCAGAATTGGTCATCGAATACTGTCGCCAACGGCACCATGTTGACCTTGCCGCCGCCCACGGTATCGATGATCCCGACCTTCGATTCCTTGATCATGACGTCGCGCAGCCAATCGAAATCGGCTTGCTCAAGCATGTCGACCCGGAGCTCGCCGTTCTTCAGTCCTCCGAGCACCGACCCAAACGCCCGTCCCAGCCGGAACATGACGTCCCCGGCCATCTTCCCACCGAGCTGCATCACCTGGTAAGTGATGCCATCGATGGTCGTGTCCTTTAGCTCTCTCGGCATGCGGCGAAGATAGCCCGCTCAGCCGTAGCGCATTCCGTCCTTGCCTGTGCCCGGCTTGGGCGCCGGCGCGTCCTGCCGCTCGGGCTCGGGCTCGGGCTTCGGCTTGCGCTTCGCGGGGAGCTTCGCCGGGGCGTCAGCTTCCTGCCGCCAGTCAGGTACGGGCTTCTCGGGCATGGCGTGAACCTAGGCCGTGCACCGCTCGCCGACGTAGCCGGCCAGCGTTTCGATCTCGCGGCACATACGGCGACGGAGTTCGAAGGCCGACTTGCAGGCGTTGCATCGACCGGCCGCATTGCGGGGACCGCCGCACTTCGAGCACGGCCGCGCCTTCTGCGCCGCTCGCTTCGCCTGGTCCTCCGTGGACGACCGACGCACGCGCTGGGCCTCGACCAGCTTCGCCTTCATCTCGGGCGTGTTGAACGTCGCCTTGTGCTTGGCCGACAGCTTTGCCGCTAGCTCCGGAGTGCGGGATGCCCGAATCGCGTCCGTGCGCTTGGCTCGAACCATCGGGTCTTTCCACGTCTCGGCCGTGGCGACGGCCTGCCGCTGTCGCACTTCGGGATCGGCGTGCGACGCCTTGGCCACGACCGACGCCTTCGCTCTGTACTCCGGAGAGGCCTTGGCGGCGACCTGGGCGGCGGACATCTTCGCGTGCTCCTCCGGCCGCTCCCATCGCTCGCGTTGGCTCGCCGACATCTTGGCCCGGTGCTGCGGCGTCGCACGAACCTCCGCCTGCGATGCGCGGATGCGCTCCCAGACTTCCGGCGTTCGGGCCGCTTCGATCGCCGCACGGTTCTTCGCGGCGATCTCCGGGTCGCCCCATTGGGCCTTGGCCATGGCGGACCTCTCTTGTCGCCAGGCAGGGTCTGCGGCGGCAATCGTCATGCGGGCCGAACGACGCGCGACCTCGTCCTCAGAATGGGTGAACCCCACGGTCCCGCCGCCGCCCTCGCACAGATTGAAGCCACTGGGCGACATCGTCCCAAGTTTCTCGATCCACTCGCGCTCCGCGCGGTTCGCTTCGTCCAGCGTCTCGCATGTCTGAAGCACAGCGTGCGAGAAGGCGCCCGGGCCGTACTTCCGGATCGCGTTGGCGAAGTGGCTCCAGCCATTCTTTGCCCGCCGCGCATTCCAGACGTGCGTCTTCCACCGACGCTCCATCGTGAGTCTCGTTTGGCCAACATACCGACGGCCATCCGCTATCAGCGTGTGACAGTAGATCGTCCACATGGACGAACTCTACCGCACGGGACTCACTATGCGCAATGCGCAGCGTAAGTATCTGAAAGGACTCAATTTCCGCCGACGAGCAGGACGTCCCACAGCCCAACCAGTGGCCACTTGCGCGCCGTCGCGCCGCGGTCAAGCATCACGTCCGCGGGCTTGTTGATCCAGGCGCGCGTGCAAAGGATCAGCGTGGTGCCCTGGAGGTCTTCCATGACGAATGACCCGATGCCGGCGCCGTTCGGCTGGTTGACGTCGAGGAGGAGGAGGGCCGAGAGAAACGCGTTGCTCGCGCTCGACTGCAGGAGCGTGAGCTCGATGTCGAGGAGGCGCGTGTTTCGCTTCGAGCGCACGACCGAGCCGTCCGAGCCCTCGACCACGATGAACGAATCGTTCTTCTGCGCGACCTTGAGGAACTCGCCGTCCCCGTAGCCGCTCGCGCCGGCGCCGTTCGAGATGGGCGCGCCCGCGACCATGATCCGGTACTGGTCGGCGTCGGCCGTAGCGAGGGAGAAGGAACCGGGCATGGATCGTTACCTCACGGGATGAGCGTGCCGCGGACGGTGGTCGTCTCGATCGCGCCTTGGAGGCCGGCCGAGAAGCTCACGCCGGGGAGGTTGCGGGTCGCGCGCTGCGCGCTCGTCAGGCTCGCAGCCGTCGGCACCGTGACGACGATGGGGCGCGCGGGGTCCTGACCGTCCGGGAGGATGAGGCCGTAGGCCGGTGTCGAGCCGAGCCGCAGGACGCCGTCGATCGCGTCCTTGACGGCGCCGATGCCGTTGTCGGTGAAGGGGAGCTTCGGCAGGCCCGCGATGGCGGCCGCCACGGCAGCTTGCATGCGGGTCTGGAGCCAGTCGATGCCGATCGTCAGGTCGACGAAGCGGCCTGACGGGCAGGTGCCTGGGAAGAGCCAGTTCTCGCCCGCGACGTTCGCGTAGTAGTTTCCGTTCTTGCCACCGGGGCCCGGCGTCGCGGCCGACATCGTGTTGAGGGCCTGCGACTGCGCCTCGGTCAGGGTCGTCGGTGTGTCGGCGGGGACACCCGGCATCGTCTTGTAGGCCGCCGTGTAGCTGCCGGGGTTCATCGCCAAGAGCTGGCCGCAGATGGCCGCGCCCGCGAACGAGAGGAGCTGCTGGTCGTTCTGCTGGAGGAACGTGCGGTTGTAGCTGTCGAGCTGGAGCTCGGAAAAGACGTCCGTCGTGACGCTCACCTGGGTGTTCTGCCAGTCGCTGTTGTCGACGAACAGCACCTTGCCACCGATGCCGGTCGCCTCGGTCCAGAGGGCCGCCGCCTCGATCTCCGCCTGCGAGTTCGAGTCGAGGATCAGGCCGTACCACGCGCCATTGTTGGCTTGCTGCATGGCCGTGAGGTCGGCCGTGATGCCCGGATCGGCGGTGACGTTCTGGATCTGGATGTTCGCGAAGCCGTTGGCGACCCAGCCTTGGATATCGGTCAGGAAGCCGTCGGTGCGCGCAAGCTGCACGGTCGCGAGCTCGCCGGCGTTCGGCGTGGGGGTGACCGAATCGATGACGGTCGCGGTGCCGATGTGCGCGATCGCCGCGAGGAGCGCTTGAATCGCCGCCGCCGCCGTCGCGCACGTGCAGACCACCGAGTACTTCGTCGTGGCCGACGTCCCGCCCGTATACGGCTGCGTCAGGATGATGTGGGCCGAGGTGACGGAGAGGACCGTGTAGTACGTGCCCAGCTGCGAGACGAACTGGACGCTGTCGCCCGGGAAGACGGCAGCCGCTTGGCTCGCGCTCGTCGGGATGATGGTCGAGCCGTTGACCGCGTCGGCCGTACCGGCGAGCGGCGGCACGGTCGTAAACGTGTCGCTGCCGATCGAGTTGCCCTGAAACGGCGTCGAGAGCGTGCCGGACGTGCCGGAGACGACGCCCGAAAAGGCGTAGTAGACGCCGGCTTCGCTGCCGAAAATGACGAGCGTTCCGGCCGGGAAAGACTGGCTCTGCGAGAAGTTGACGTTCGCCGAACCCTGGACCTCACTCGACGAGCCGCTCGCCGTCGTGCCCGGGTTGATCACGTTCTCGTACGCGATCGCGTGGCTCTTGCCGTCCGAGCCGACGACCGTGAAGTTGTACGCGTGGCCGACGGTGCCATCGACGCACGCGAGGTTCAGGGTCTGAAGCGGCGGGTTTGCGCGGCGACCGATGCAGCACTGGGCCGGGGCGTTCGGCGCGGCGAGGTAGGCCTCCGCTGCCTTGTACCCGGCCTCCGCCGTCGAGAAGCCGTCGGTGACCATTTGGTCGAGCATGGTGGCCGACGAGTAGACACGCACCGGGTCCGAATAGTGCGTGTGATACGTCGCGATCAGGCCGGTGTTCAGGCCCTCGACGGTCGGGCTCGAGGCGTTCGAGATCGAGACGTCGACCTGAACGAAATCCGAGATCGTGCTCATTCCGATGCCCTCACCGTGCCCGTGAATGTAGGGGGCACGCGAAGGGCCTCAGCGGCCTACGGGATCAGGTTCCCACCCGGCACCGGGGGCGGCACTTCCGTCGTCTCGATGATGTTCGTCCCGCCCGGGTCGTTGAGCTCCGCGCCGACGACGCACAGCATCCGGACATCCAGCGTGGCCCGCAAGACAATGTGCCCGATGCCGTTCACCGTGAGCTGGTCCGGGGGCAGCTGAACGATGTTCTGGAAGTCCCGAAGCGCGAGCGTGGGAACCATGAGCTTCCGTGCGGTCTCGGTCCGCATGCGGAAACGGATGCGCTCGCAGAGGTCGAACGCCTCAAGCGTCGGGTCGATCGAGAAGGCTTGGACCGGGACCGTGAACGACCGCTGCCCGACGAGGATCTCGTCGTTCTGGCCTGTCGCTTCGTTCCACGAATAGCGAAGCTCGTCGGTCCCGAACTCTCGCCATGCCTGCAGGCCGATGGCCACCCATGCGCGCTCATTTCCCTGCTGGGCGCCAAGGAGCCCGCGTCGGCCGGTGCTCCATACGACTTGGACACCGGCGATCTCTCGAAAGAGAGCCAGAAGCTGCGCTTTCGGAAGCCGCGGCGACGGATATACGGGTTCAGGCACGATTGCCGCCGATCGATTGGTCGATGAAGACCGTTCCCTCGAGGAGCCTGTTCGTCGTGCCGTTCGGCCACGTGACGAGCAGATCCCATTGCGCCTGCGAGGTGCCGATCAGCGGAGCAAGGAGCGACTGGGGTATCGTGATGACGACCGTGACGCCGAGGAGCCAATTGCCGCCGATGCCCGGAACGACCGTCGACCAGTTCGGGACGTTGGTGTCGCCCGGCGACCATGCGTAGTACGCTCCATTGCCCGCCTGGACGAACGCATATTCGCCCACCGTATAGCCCGTGGTGGACGCTGCCGCGAGCGCCGCAACGGTCGCCACCGTCAGGACGACGGGGCCCGGCGCCAGCGTTTGCACGACCGGCGGCTCATTGAATGCCTGCAATTCCGCGAGGTTGGTGCACTGCGCTCCGACCGGCATCGGCGGCGCGACGCCGAACGTCACGCCCGGTGACCCGCTCGCCATAGGGACCTGCACGAGCGGCAGAGCGTCGAGCGGCGTGGCCCGGATGGACAGCTGGGCGCTCGACGCCGAGATGCCAGCGAACGTGTTGCCGCCGAGCAGTACCGTGATCCCTTCCGCGAGATCGCAGTACGTATCGAGGTAAAGATCCTGTTGGGCGAATGCGCTCATCGGTAGTCGATCCGGATCCTGGAAATGGTCGCGGTGCAAACGCTCGACGAGGCGGCGCCGAGGAATATGCCCCACGACGTGACAGCGTTGCCGAGGGCGTAATGGACGAACCCCTGACCACCGTTCGCCTGCCCATCGGCGTCGGACAGCGGCCGCAAGGATCCGGCGGTAGGCCAGCTGGCGCCCGGGGCTCCGGAGGCCCCGTAGAGAACCGCGCTCGAGCCGGCAATGCCGCGGCGGATGTCGAGCGCGAATGTGGCCGTCGTCCATATCGGCGTGGCGAAGGCGCCCACGATCGCGTCCTGCGTGCTGTTGAACACGATACCCACCTGCGGATAGGTGCCGCCCGCATTGCCGTTCGAGAAGTGCGCCTGATACGCCAGCGTCGTGACGTCGTTGTGCTCGACACCGAAGCAAACGTAGTCGTTCGAGTTGCTGTTCGTGGAGATCGCCGATATCTGCAGCCACAGGCGTATCTGGGTATTCCAGTCCATCCCGGCCATTACCGCGATCTGATTGAACGGAAGAAAGAGACCTGGCGCCGTGTGCGCGTTGAATGCGTAGGAGCAGCTGGTATTCGGCGCGAGCTCAAGGCCGGCGCTCGCCACGAGCTGCGCGTGCGTCAGTTCATTGGCGCTGTTGATCTTCGTCCACGTCATCCCGGCGAACGTGTAGTTTCCGTCGGTCGCGAAGCTATGGTTCCCCTGCGCCGTCAGGTCGAGGTCGAGGGCAGTGGCCCATCCTCCGGGCGACCAGAGAAGAGAAGATCCCGTCGACGTCAGCAGACCTTGCGCGCCCACGGGCGACGGTAGCGATTCGCCGTCGATCGCGACGACCGTTGTATCTCCCGGAACCGTCGGTGACGACGTCACATCTCCCGTGAGACTTTTCCAGGTGGGCACCCCGTTCGCCGTGAACAGCACCTGGCCCCCGGCACCGGCCGGCAGAGACGTCCCCGGAGGTCCGGGCGGACCCATGGCGAGCTGCTCGCCAGTGGCGGACGTCGCGACAACAGGGCCAGGAATTCCGGGGGGCATACGAGGATCCTATCGACTGATGCAGGTGGCGGTACCGCCTGACGAGTAGTTCGTGTTTCCCGCGATATCTTGCGCAGTATAATTGTTGCCGCTGACCGTGACTATATATGCCGTCGAATTGGTGCTCGCCACGAGCTGGTCCACGTTCGCGGTATTGGTGTTTGCGTTGTTCGTGTTCCCGCCATTGATCCCGCTGAAACTCACCCAATCGCCGGACTGGAACGGGTGTCCACCGCTCGACGAATAAACGATGGGTGTCGCGTTCGTCGCGTTGGTGACCGATGCCTGCAGGAGCGATGCGCTATAGTCGCACTCGTAGATGATGGCGTTACACACGGCATTGCCGCCACTGGTTTCAAAACCCATCCAAAATCCGAAGTCGGTCATTCCCGACGGGGACGCCATCGCCGCCCAGTCTCCCCATAGAATGCCGTCGGGACTGGTCTGGAAGTGAAGTAGCGAACCATCGTTCAATATCCGCAGATGAATGCGACCGTCTCCACCCAAGAATGGGCGAACGATTGCGGACTCTTCGTTGACTGGGCTACCAATCCGAGCGCCACCGACCGTGAACTGCACGACGTGCAGCCCGTACCCACCGGTCGAAGAGTTATACATCACGATCGCCCATCCGGTGGATGTTCCAACCGTCGTGCCGTTGGTCACGCACAGAGCGATGCCTGGATACGTGTCGCCACCAAATGGCTGACCGGGCGTAAACGAAGCCGTGAACGTGATCTTCCATGGGCTCGTCTGGCCAAGGGAAGCCGATTGGAGCGCGCAATTAGCCTTTGACGCAGTATTTTCGACGACGGCCGTACGGATACAATCCGCATACTGGTTCAGCACGAGGTTGCCGTTCACCGTGAACGAGCTCGCGAGCGGAGGCGCTGGCGCGGGGGTGGTGAGGAATTGGACCCATGCACTGAGCGTCGGGTCGTCGACATAGAACGCCCCAACGTCCGTCGCGCAATACAGCTTGCCCGATCCGGACGCGGACGGCCGAGCCGAGGCAAGCCCGACGGCCGCGCCGCCGCTCCCCGTGCTGCCGGCTCCTGTGGGGCCTACGGGGCCGGTGGGACCGGCGGGCCCCGTGGGACCGGTCGCGCCCTGGGTGCCCACGCCTGAGGCTCCCGTGGCCCCGGCGGGGCCTGTGGGACCCGTAGGACCGGCCGCCCCCGTGGGGCCCGGGGGTCCCCCGGAAGGCCCCGTGACGCCTTGTGGCCCGGTCGGGCCGGCCGGCCCCGTGGGACCCGTGGGTCCTATCGCCGTCGGCCCCGTAGGCCCGGTGGGCCCCGTCGGCCCGGTCGGACCTGTGGGTCCGAGCTCGCCTGTCGAGCCCGTGGGGCCGCCAGCCGGGCCCGTGGGACCTGGCGGCCCCGTCGGACCCGTCGGCCCGGTAATCCCTTGCGGGCCCATGGCCAGCTGCTCGCCGGTCGCCGAGACGGCTACGGCCGGACCAGGAATGCCGATGGGCATTACTCGCCTCCGCCGCCTTCGACGACGCGAGCAAGGCTCAGCGCGCGCGTTTGCGTATCGCGCGCGCGATCGCTTCGTGTTCCCCTGCTGTCCCGTCGCTCTTCAGGCGATTGGCGCGCCGACCCACAATCCAGACGTTCCCAGGTATGTAGCCGCGATCGTTGTCGATGCGATCGAGAGACGGCGTGAAAATGCCGTCGCGTTGTTCTGGCGGTGGGAATGGATGGCCCAACAAGGGACAATGCGTCCCCATCGGGGGTATGTCCTCCAGCCGGATCGTGAACTCGACCCCCATCTTTTTCGCACGACTCTTCGCCTCGGTGAACAGCGACCGGACAATATTCTTGATGCGCCATAGGCGACGAAGCTCGTTGAACCTCGGTTTGTGCGCATCGCGCCACTTTTTCGTGGCAGCCTTTGCCTTGTCCTTGTTCTTCGCGACATATGCGCGCGTAAACGCGCGAGCCCTCGCCCGCACGCCCTCCGGATCCGCAGCGAGTCGTCTCGCCTGATATGCGCGCTGGATGGCCAAGCGATGCTCCCGCTGCTCCGGCGTCTCGTTTGGCTTGGGTGATGGCATGGTAAGACATGTTACTCTCCACCGCCTCCGTCTACAACGCGGTAGCTCACGGAGCTGCGCAGAATCCCTTGGTCGATGAGGGGCGTACTCGATCCCTTGCGCGCGATCGTGCTCGGCGCGTTCGCAGGCTCGATGCCGTCGGCCATCCGCTGTTGGATCTGGCCAACGCAGTATTGGCCCATGAGCTCTAGGATCTCTTCCTTGGTGCGCTTGCCTTCGATCACGCTCTCCATGAGGGCCGCGAACTTCACCCGGAGTTCCGGCTCTTGCTCGTCGAACCACGCGCGAATGAACGAGCGCTCCGGGATCGTCGCCGTGCCGAATTCATTGAACTCGCCGATCTCCATGATGCTCGCGGCATCGTCGCCGTGCGCGCCGTCCTCGAGGATGCCGACCTCGATGGACGCGCCGCTCTTGGCGCCATATACGCGCTTCAAGAGATCCTTGTAGCCGCGGTCGGCGTCGTGGATCTTGACGCTCATACCGGCCTCGAGGCCACGGCAAAGCCGCCGGCGACCGCCTGTTCGAGCTCCTCGAATTGCTCGAGATACGGCGTCTTGCTATTGCCGCTCTTCGGCTGGGCCATGAGGGTCGACACGCCGAACGGCGACGTCATGAGGTAGTGTGCCGCGAGCAGGCACTGCGCCGAGTCCGCGATCGTCGGCGGGTTGGTGGCCGGATTGGCCGGGGGCCCCCAGACTGTGTAATCGGGGCCGCCCATGCGCGCGGCGGCGAGCGTGAGCTTTCCCTGGATGAGGAGCGCGTTCGTCTCCTGAAACTCGGGGAAGAGCTGCAAAAACGTCGCGGGCGTCACCACCCCGCGAAGGTAGGCCGCGTCAGAGATCGAGCGTCGGCGCCGACAGCTGCGACATGACGCGCTGGTAGTCGACCATGACTTGCTGCGTGAAGGCCGCGACAGCCTTCGAGTCGGAGGTGTCGACCTCGCCGTCCCCGCCGCGCAGGCCCGAGACCTTGAGGTGCCGGACGAAACCCATGCAGTTGGACGATGCGGCGGCGCCCCAGGCAGCGGGCCAGCGCGAGCGGAAGTTCGCCGTGTACGCGCGGACTTCCTTTTCCTTCATCGCGGCGAGCTTGTCCTCGCCGACGTCGACGGCCATGTGGGCGACGAAGAGCGCGGCGCCCTGCTTGCGCATCGCGAACTCGCCGCTCGAGATGATGTCGACGATGTGGCCGAGCTTCTCGCGGATCGCGCGCGCCTGCTTCTGGGGCTCGCTCTCCTTGACCTCGACCCCCGTGACCATCATGTCGGGGACCTGCGTATGCAGTTGGACCGGAGCGTCGTCCGGCTTGGCTTTCTTCGAACCCGTTACGGCGGCTGCTTCACTCATGTCGTGAAGGTAGGATCGCTCTGCCGTTTGGCCTTCTTCCGTTCGCGCCAAGCCTTTTGAGCCGCCAAGTTGCAGACCTTGCACTTGTAGTCGAACCGACCGCCTGGACGGGCGATCTTGAAGCAGTCCTCGAAGGCCATCTCGCCGTGGACCTTGCATTTGTGGGTCGTGAACGGCTCGATCGGGTTCTCCGCCCGGAATTCATCACGCTTGACCTTCTGGACCGCCAAGACGCAGGCCTTGCACTCGTAGACGCGGAGTCCCGTCGCCTTGGCGATTTTCGAGTAGCAGCCACCGACGAGCGGGACGGGGCCATGAACCTTGCAGTCGAAGTGGGTGCGCTCGGCACGCTGCTGGGCCTTGGTCGCGCTGACCTTGGCGGCGCTCTCGGCGAAACGGCGCGCAGTACCTTCCGGATCGGCTTCGCGGGCGGCGCGTTGGCCGGCGGCTATGGCCGCCGCGTGGGCTGCCCTATGCTCCGGATCTGCCCATCGGGCCTTGGCCTCGGCGGAAACCTTGGCACGAAACTCGGGCGACGCCTTGGCTAGGCGGGAGGCCTCGCTCATCTTGGCGATGGCCTCTGGACGATTCAGCGCTTCAAGCATCTTCGCGCGGTGCTCCGGCCGATCCCACGGGTTGCGGCGACCGTCGTGCGGACCTTCATTACCGCCGACCTTGCGATTGAAACCCTTGGCCGGGTCGAGAGCTCCGAGTCTCTCGATCCATATGCGCTCGACCTCGTTGGCCTCTTCCTGTGTCGCGCACGTCTGAAGCACTTCGTGCGCGAACGCGTCGGGCCCATGCTTCCGGATCGTGTTCGCGAAGAGCGTTCGCGAGCCATCAGCGCGTGCGTAGCGGCAGTGGCCCCGCCATCGGCGCGCCATCGACTGCGACGTCTGGCCGACGTAACGACGGCCGTCTGAAATCAGCGTGTGACAGTAGATCGTCCAGGGCACCCAGTCAGGCTATCGCCAACCGGGGCGCAAGTCCAATCATAGTCCGTCCATCACGGTGATGCCCAGAGGCCTCACTGCCATCGCACCGCCGACGCGCGAGTACGTCGGGATCTCGAACACGAGGCTCGACGGCTGGGGCGCGAGCTGCACGAACGGCTGGGCCACCATGAGCTGGACGACGTCCGGGTTCTTCTCGTAGACGACGACGCGCGTCTTGTACGAGTTCGTCGCGCCGAGCGAGGAGCCCGATCCGGCGATCGAGCCGGCGCCCTGGAGGATCGCCCAGTCGTCGACCTCGAGGCCGGTCACGCGCTCGAGATAGGCGAGGATGCCGTCGTCCGTGAACGCGGGCGAGCGGGGAACGCCGTCGAGGATGCCGTAGAGGTTCGGTGGGAGCAGGACGTTTGTCGCCTTGTGGCGTCCGAGGGTCAGCGCGTAAATCTGCTGCTTCTGGGCCAGAATGTCCGATGCGATGGCGCTGACGGCGCCGACCGCGGGGTAGGGAACCGTCGTCGTCGGCGGCGTTGCGAGGGCCGTCTTCAGCTGCGAGGCCCACGTGCCCGTCGATACCTGCGGGACGGCCGCGACGCCTGGGGCGTTGGTCACGCCGACGGTACCGGTCGCCGCGTAGCCCGTGCACGCGATGCTCTCTTCGAGCGCTTCGATGGCCTCGCGCGTCGCCTTGGCCTTCTCGGCCTCGATGGCGATCTGCGCCTTGGCCGCGGACGCCTGATCGATCACGCTGAAGTTGTACGACGCTCCGAGCGTGATAATCTGCGAGGGCCACTCCTCGCCTTCCAGGTCGATGTTCGGCAGGTCGCGCGCGTTGCCGGCGTTGACCACCGCCGCGTTGCCGAGGCGGGAGATCATCCGGTAGGTGTACGAGAGATCGCCTGGCCCGAGCTCGGTGTTCACGGGGAACAGCTGGTAGGCCTTGTACTGCGCGAACTCGGCCGCGTAGACCTTGGTGATGATGTGCTCCAGCTGACGAGCGAAGGCCATCGTCTGCCCGGCGTCCTCACGGAACCCGGCATTCGAGAGGCGGATGCGCGCGACGCGCTGGAAGTCGTCCTTGCTGTCGAGCCGCAGCCCCCGCATGGGGTTCATGCCGGCGCTGATGGTGACGGCGCCGAGCACCTGGCTGAAGTTGGTGGACATCATGTGCCTTGAATCTCCGAGTGGGCTGCGACGGACTTATGGCCCGCATCCCGAATGTAGGAGGCGGCGTTCATTACGAGGTTCAGGTTGTCTTGCAGCATGCCGATTCCGGCATTGCAGCGGCGGCATAGAAGGCCGCGGAGCTTCCCTGTGTTGTGATCGTGATCGAGAACGACGTGCTTCGGCTGACGGCCAGACCGACCACCAGAATTGACGACCATCTGGGTCGAGCAGATTGCACATAGACCTTCTTGGTTCTCGAACATCTGCATGAACTGCTCTGGTGTGAGTCCGAATCTCTTCTTGAGATGGTGGCGGCGCGAATATACGGAGACCATGGATCCGAGGCGCTCTTTCCGTCGAGCGCGGTAGGCCAATTCCGCGGCTTTGCCTTTCGGCGAAGCCTTGTATTTGGCCAGTCCGCGCTTGACGGCAGGCGTCAAATATCAATCTCCACGGGGTAGATCGAGAACACGTTGCCGAACGGATCGGTGTACTGGCCCTGGTACTGGAGGCCGACGTTCCAGCCGAGGCAGCCCGGCGCGATGTCGATCTCGTTGCCCGAGGCCGCGCTGACCGCGAGGTACGTGAAGACGCCCTGCGGGTTGGTGCCCGTGCTCGAGTGGTGGACGTTGATCGCGCCCGTCTGCGTGCTCGAGCCGCTGGCATCGCCGGCGACCCAGATGCGGCCGCGGCGCATGAAGGGAGCGGACTTGCCGGCTTCCCAGCCGACGTTGTTCGAGCCCAGGCCTGGCAGCGTGACGGTGGCCGCGCCGTTCGACGGGCCGGTGTAGGCCGAGGTCAGCTGGGCGGCCGTTGCGGCGACGAGCGCCTGGGCGAGGAAGTACTGAACTCCCGGCTGCGAGCTGAAGACGACAGGCGCGCCCTGCGCGAGCGTCTGGTTGCTCGAGAACGTGACGCCGGTCGCGCCGTTGGTGACGTTGGCCGTGCCGGCCGCCGTCTTCGGCACCGACCAGGTCACGTACTGCTGCTCGGACCCGAGCGGGTCGAACATGCTGATCCCGAGCTTGAGCGGCACGAACGAGCCGCCGGTCGTCGCGTCCTGCATCGGGACGGCCTGACCGGCCGAGTTCAATTCGCAGTAGACGCCGAACGGGATGTTGACGGCGCACACGCACGAGACAACGTCGCGGTTGCTCGCTTCGCTGTCGAAGGCCATTCCCGGCTGGGCCGGGATCGCGTTCTGGGTGACACTGAACTGGGGCATGATCTTCGAAGTCTCCGGGTGGTGCCGTCAGTGACTCAGATTCAGGCCGCGGCCTTGCCGCCGCGACGGTCCTTCTTGCTGGTCTTCCAAGCGTCTTTCTTGCGCTTGATCATCGCCATGCGAGCCTTGCCCGCATCCGGCTCCTCGTCCTCGTCGTCGTCGCCGTCCGACTTGCCGCCGTCCTCACGACGCGGGCCGGTGGTGGCGGCGAGCGCCTCCGCGCGGGCCTTGTCCGTCCGACGCTTGCCGGCGATGGCGACCTCGTAGACTCCGCGCAGGCCCGAACCGTCGAGCGAGTCGAGCTTCACGGTCGGCTCGAGCGCCACGATCACCTCACGGCGGATCGCGTCGGCGTTCTTTCCGTCGGCCTTCCAGGTCTTGCCCTCGGGGTCGTCGACGGTGGCGAAGACCATGCGCGCGTCCGAGCGGAGCCCGATGAGCTCCTCGAGCTTCACCTGCTGAGCGATCTCCTCGGCCTTCTTCTGCTCGGCCGTCACGCCGTCCTGGCGGGTCGAGTCGACCTGGCGCTTGAGGACTTCGTTCTGGGCTTCGAGCGAAGCGATGCGCGCGTTGGCCTCGCGGGCCGTCGCGGCGGCCTTCTCGCCCTCGGTCTTTGCGCTGGCGGCGTCTTCGCGTGCCTTGGCGAGATCGGCGTCCGCCTGGATCTTGTCGGCCAGTGCCTTGTCGAGAGCGGCTTTCGTCTCTGCGTCCATCTTTGCCTCTTGCGAAATCGCGCTATGCGAATCCGTGGTGGTGCCGTGAATGTAGGGGGTGCTTTTCGGGGTCGACTTGGCCGAATCGAACTTGCCGTTCGGGTCCCGCGGATGCTTGCCTTCGTCCCATTCGCCGCCGGCTTCGGCGGCATGTTCGGATGCCTGCTGTTTGTGATCAGCCTCTCGACGCTCATGCACCGAGGCCTTCGCTGGATCGTTCGTTTGCCAGCGCGCCTCGTTGTGCGCCTTGGCGGCCTCGAGATGGGCTTCGCCCGCGGCGGCGTGCAATTTGGGCGTTATGGCGTTGCCGCTTTTCTCCTTGGCCTGGAGGCCAAGCTCGAGTGCGTGCGAGTTCATGGCCTTCTCCCGATGCTCCAGCATCTTGGTCATGTGCACGCCCGCCGTGGCCGAACCGACGGCTCTATGCGCGTTCATCGCCGCTTCGTGCGCCTCGGCGGCCTTCGTGTGCATTTCGCTCGTAGGGGACTTTTCGGCTTCAGCCGAGGCCTGATGTGCGGCCTCGGACTTCGCCGCGCGGCGAGCGAGTTCTTTCTTGCTCGTATAGGCGCGCGCCGCGTCGTCGATGTCGACGCCGCTGATCGCTGCTTCCGAATCGAGATGCATCTTCGTTTCCGGCCCCATGCGGCCCCAGCCCTTGGGACCGACGGCCACGTGATTGATCCGGATGTTTCGTTGGCTGACGTCGAACGGCTTGCCCTGGTAGACGCCGGGCGTCGGATCGATGTCGCAGTGATATCCGCACGAAATCTCGGATAGCTCGCCATCCTCGGCGCGCTGCATCGTGTCGCCGTGCTGGATATGCACTTCGCCGGAAAGAAAGTCCCCATTGCGACGGACGGACGTCCCCACGTGTCCGACGGCGTGCGTCTTCCAGTTGTCTGGACCGACGCGTCCCGGGTGGTCGACGGTGACCGGCGCCGTCGGGTAGGTCGCTAGGCTGGCCGGCGCGAACACTTCGTCGGGATGCCGCAATTCTCGGCGGACCTTGCCGTCCTGGTCCTTGTATTCGAAGACGCCGGTCCGCGTGAGATTCGCATCCGCAACGAGCCCACCCTGCGGCGTGCGCTTCCGGGCGCCGACGGAGCCGGACGACAGATCGAGACGGAAGGGCATCTCCCGCGTGAAAGTAGGGGGGTCACCCCTACCTTTGCCGCATGCCCCGAGTGTCTGGCCGCCCCTCTCCGTTCCGCCACAAAGAACCGGAGATCGTCGAGGACGCTTGGGCGAATCCGCAGACCGGGATCGGCGTCTGGGGTCAGGACAAGACGAAGGCCGCCTCGTACCTGCCGGTCTGGCGCGTGCTCGATCAGGAACTGACGAGCTTGTACAACGGGTCCGACATCGCCGCGAAGATCGTCAGCAAGCGTCCGGAGGAGATGTTCCGCCGGGGGTTCGAGATCGAGGCGCCGAACGTCAACGAGTCCGAGAAGGACTCGATCCGGGAGTTCGCGACCGAGTACCTGGCCGTCGAGACGAACCTCCGCGAGGGCGCGCGCTGGGGACGGCTCTACGGCGGGTGCCTGCTCATCATGGGCATCGACGACGGCCGCATGCCGTGGGAGCCGCTCGACGAAGACAATATCCGTAGCTTCGATTCGCTCTCGCTCGTCGACCGTAGGTATTCCTACGTCCAGTCGCAATACGCCGCGATGGGCATGTCGAGCAAGTACGGAAACGCTCAGATATATCTGATCTCGAATGCCGTCGCCGGCTACGGGTGGGACGCGTACGCGGCGAACAAGATCACGCCGAAGTCGGCCGACGACCTGATCAAGCAAGGCGCGCAGGTCGTGCTCGTGCACGAGAGCCGCGTCATACGGTTCGACGGCCACCCGGCGGACGTGACGACACGGCAGAATCTCGCGGGCTGGTCGTGGTCGGTCCTCCAGCGCGTCTACGACTCGATGCGCCAGTTCGACGGAGCATTCGACTCGGCCGGGTACCTCCTGAGCGACGCGAGCCAAGGCGTCTTCAAGCTCCAAGGGCTTATCCGCGCGATCTCCTCGGGTCAGCGCGCGAACTTCGCCATGCGCCTGCAGCTGCTCGAGCAGACCCGGAGCGTCATGCACGGCATCGCGCTCGACGCCGGCGACCCGAATAGCGACCGGCCACCGGAGGAGTTCACGCGGGTGCCGACGCCGTTCGGCGGCATCCCCGAGCTCCTTGACAAGATGATGCTCCGCATGGCGGCCGCCGCCGATATGCCGGCCACGATCCTATTCGGTCGCGCGCCCGCCGGGCTGAACGCCACCGGCGAGAGCGACATGCGCGGCTGGTACGACACGATCGAGAGCGAGCAAAAGAACGACCTCGGCCCGCAGCTGAAGCGCGTTTTCAAGCTCCTGGCGCTGGCCAAGAAAGGCCCGCTCAAGGGCCGCAAGGTCAAGTGGGACGTCAAGTTCAAGCCGCTTTGGTCGCCGACGGACGACGAGCGCGCAAAGACGCTTCTCTCGAACGCGCAGCGAGACCAAATCTACGTGACCATCGGCGTCGTCAAGCCGGAGGAGGTCGCGCTCGATCTCGCGGACGTCTACCCGAACCTGGATATCGAATCGCGCGAGGAAGCGCTCGAGTCCAAGATCATGTTCGATCCCTACGAGAACCAGCCGGCCCCCGACGGCTCGGCGCAGATCGCCATGCAGGGCGCGGGGGAGCCGCTGTCCTCGAAGGCCCCAGTCCCGCTCATGGGCACGAGCGGCACGCAGATCACCAAGGGCGCGCTACCCGCCGTCGCGGCGCTCGAGCAGAGCAACGCCGCGTCCCACGGCGCGCAGTCGCCGAAGACCGGGGGCCTCGCGGCCGAGGGTCCGGACGGCAAGAAGGGCACGACCAAGCCGACGCCTATCACGGTCGGCGGCGTGAAGGTCGCCCAGCTCCACATCACTCCCGTCCAACAGGGCAAGGGCAAGCAGCCGGACGAGAGCGCGGCCAAGGAAGCCCAGACCGACAAGGACAAGGCGAAGGACGACGAGCCGGCCAAGGGCAAGAGCAAAGGCAAGGACGACGACGAGGACGACGCCAAGAAGAAGAAGGCGAAGGCCAAGAAGGACTCCGCCGATCCGGAAGGCAACGTCTATGAGAAGGACGCCTCGATCGTCGTCGTGTGGAACGCGGCCGGCAAGGTGCTATGCATCACACGTCCGGATCCGCCGTTCGAATACTCGATCCCCGGCGGCCACGTGGACCCGGGAGAGAACCCGATGCGCGCGGCCGTGCGCGAGATGCGCGAGGAGCTCGGGATCCTCGTCTCCGAGCCCGCCTGGAATAGCGACATCACGTCACCCGACGGAACGATCGTGCACGTCTTCGTCGCCGGCCGCGTCGAGGGTGTACCGCGCGCGGCGGAGCAGGGCTCCCGCATGGCGTGGCTCACGCCCGACGAACTCCTCAGCCAGGCCGGCCGATACCGCGAGTGCGTGGAGCAGATGATGATGAGCGGCGCGCTGCGCAAGCCGATCGGAGGCTTCGTGCCGTCCCATGGACAGCGGGAGACAGGGCCCGGGGACCCGGTCGTTGCCGACGACATCTACGAGGACTCCGTCGCCAGGTTCATCCGGTTCCGGATCGACAAGGAAATGCCGGAGGACAATAAGAAGCAGGCGAAAGCCGTCTTCCAGTTGTTGCTCGATGATTATCCGGCGTCCAGCCTCGGCTGGATCCTCGCGGCGCATTGGGAGGGACCCGTCGAGATCCCCACCGACGAGATCGACTCGAGCAACCGGGATAGTTGGCGCGCGAGCCATGACGGCACGCACGAGAGCTTCAAGGAGAAGGTCGGGGCCGCCCTCGAAGGCAAGAGCGGCGGAATCCGCAAGCCCGCGGTGCTCGTCAAGGTGCCCGGCGAGGCCAAGTACAAGATCGTCGATGGCCATCACCGGTTTCTCGCGCACGAGTCCCTCGGTGCGCCACTCCTCGCCTACGTCGCCGAGATGCACGTGAATAACGGCCCGTGGGACGAACTGCACACGATGCAGAAGAAGGGCAAGAGCGGAGCTCGCAGCGGCTCGGTGCGCGAGCCCTCGTGGGCCGGCGCCAACGCGCCGGAGCCGCGCAAGGACGATGGCGACTTCGACGAGTCGAAACATCCACGGGCGCCGGACGGAAAGTTTGGGGAGGGCGGCTCGACGCCAAAGGGAAAGGCGAGTGAGCTGACCGAGACGGCGCTCGAACACGGCGGCTTCACCTACCGGCCCGGCGCGAGCGCGCCGACGACCGGATATATCGTATCGCTACCGCCCTCGGCCGGCCTCAATCACGTGATCGACATCAAGGAGCTGGCAACCCACGCGAAGGACCTCGCTTCGCTCAAGAGCCAGATCGCCACGCGCATCGAAGCGCATCTCGAGAAGACCGCGGCCTATGTGGGCGACCATGCCGATCACTACGTCGGCGGCTACGTCGAGAAGGACGACGCTGGCAAGCCCGTCGCGCTGCATCTCGACGTGAGCGAGCACCACGCCGATCGGGACAAGGCCATCGAGAGCGGGCGCGCGCGCAATCAGATATCGATCTGGGACATCACCAAGGGGGAAGAGGTCAAGACGGGCGGGACCGGCCGCTAGGCGAGCGGAGGAAGTCCCTGCTTCTTGCGTTCGGCCTGCACGAGCTCGACGACCTCGTCGGTCAGGGTTGCCGCGTACTTCTTGCGCTTCTCCGGCGTGTTCAGATCGTCGGGGCCCATGAGGCTCGTCAGCGAGCGCTCGGGCTGCTTTTTCTTGGTCGCCATCAGACCTTGCCCTTGCTCAGCGCCGCGCGCTCGGCCTTGCGTGCGTTGAACTCCTCTTCGCTGATGGCCGTCGCCTCGTGCATCCACTTCCAGAGGTCTTGCACGGGCGTCTCGGTGCCATCCGCCATCACGAGCATGAAGCCGCCGGCGTCGCGGTAGGCCGGAATGTCGCTGTCGCCGTACTTGAAGAACCGATCGGTATCAGGCTCGTATGCCGCCTCGTCCTCGACGGTCCCCGGCGCCTTGTCTGCGGTCATGAACTCCAGCATGGCACGATCCTCCTTTCCTTGCACCCGTTCAGTCCCATGACAGCGCGGGCATCTCGCCACCGTCCCGGCCTTCCGCTTGGGCGACCACCCACTCGCGCGAGTCCGGCGAGACGCTGTAGCCCTGGTGATGAACCCGCTCGACCCCGAGGAGCTTCGCCAGCTCCGCGGTCTGCTCCGGCGTCATGTATCCGTCGACACGAGCCTTCGGGGGAACCTCGATGTTGATCCAGCCGTACGCGGTGCCCCGGCCGTGGGTGACGCTCCAGCTCTTGCCGCTGCGGGCCTTGAGGGCCGTCCGGATGGCCGCGACGGCTTCCTTTACGCCGTAAAACTTCCGCGTGTCGTTGGCTGCCGGGGCCGCGGCGGGCGTCGGGGCCGGCTCGACGGGCTCCGGAGCGGGCGCGGGCTCCGTCGGGGCGGTCGCTAGCGGGGCCCGGTGCGGCCGGTACCCGGCGACGATCCGCTCCGCCAACGCGGCATAGAACGCGCTCTCCGCGTCATCGCCGCGGCCCAGGGCGTCGGCCGCCTTGAGGAAGCACGCTCGGACGTACGGCCGGGCATCCTCCGGGGTCGGCAGGCGCCACATGTCGCGGCACACTGTGCAGCGGGCCACCAGCATCCGGAGACCGTCGAGGCATCGCTGTGAGTGAACACCGATGCGGGCATCGGGGCAGTCGGCGAGGTGCTGGGGCTCGCAGGCGGCGACGTCCAGGACCACCGTGCGGTCGAAGTCGCCGAACGCGCCCGGCTGGATGTGGTCCTCGTCCGGGAATGGAAAGCGGAACCGGAGGTGCTCCGCGTCCTTGAGTGGATCCACGTTGCCCGGGAGCGCCCTCACGAGGTGCGCCTGATCGGCGCGGAGGTAATACATCTGCTCGCACGTCCCGATCTTCACCTGGTCGCCCCGAAAACCCGCGTACTCACCCATGACGTCCCTTCCTCTCTCCACTTATAATATGGTCATCCGTACGTACGGCGTCAAGCCCTCACTCAACCTCGTATCGAAACGCGTAGCCCTCGTGGTGTCCGAGGTTCGACATGCCGTAATACGTCACCAGCTCCCGGCCGACGTACCGCTTGCCGTTCTTCGTCTTGGCCAGCAGCGTGGCCTTGCCACCGGCCGCCCTGACCGAGCAAACGAATGCCTGGGCCTCGGCGCGGGCCATGGCGTAGCTGGGAGCCCCTGTCACAACCAGCTCCTTGTCCGTGGCGCGCATCTTGATACGGAGGCCGGCTTTGCACTCGGCCATGTGCTTCGCCTGGAAGGCGCGCTCTTCGGCGTCCTCGGCGGCCTGCTTGGCCATGGTGGCCTCGTAGCAGGCCTTGTGGAAGGCCTGGCCCGTCCAGGTAATTTCCTCGCCCGCGTCAAAGGCCATGTCGCACTCGACGCACCGGCCGGCCCACTTCGCTTTCAAGGTCCGCATCACGTCCTCCCTACACCATTATAATAACCACCGTACGTACGGCGTCAAGCGTTCGCGCCACCGTGATTCTTCCCGCCGCACGAGCACTCACACACGCAGCCGGTCGAGCCCACACACTTGGCATTGCACACCACGGAAGCCTTGTAGGTGCCGCGCACGGGCTTGGCCCGGACCCGGCCGCCGCACTTGCGGCATACGAGGCATAGGCTACCCGTCCTAGGGCTGTAGTGGACGACGCCCAGCGGGACCACGTCGTACGGGCGCGCGTCAGTCACGTTGCCCTCGAGGAGGCCGGTCGACACGCACTTGCAAGCGCCGCACTTGGCTAGATACCGCGTTCCCATCACCATCACCTCGCACTTATATCGTAACCCCCGTACGTACGGACGCAAGGCCTCCGTCCGAGTCTTGTCCCACCTGAACGGCCGCACTGAACGCCACGTCATCTCGCGCGGCGCCCCTTGCACGCCTGAAGCCGAGCAGCTGAGCGCGCTTGGAAACGCCGTCGTGCCGCAGTGCGGCGAGGTCATCGGCCGGATCGTCATGCACCTTGACACCGTACGTACGGGTTAGTATATTCGTGGTGTGAGGAACGAGACGAAAGGAACGACGACGATGAATGCCTTCGGTGTATTGCCCGCGGCGGAGACGCTGGTGTTCGAGTTCGGCAACGCGCAGACCGCGGAGCGGTTCTACTTCATGGTGGACGCGTCAGCAGGGGCGACGATCTCCCACCGGGTAGTCGAGGTCACGATCAAGGGGTACAACGACCACGAGCAGAAGGTGCGCGAGCTGGCGAAGTCGCTCGGGGGACGGTGCGAGTCGTGAGCTGCCGGCTCGCGGCCGCACGCGTTGAGCCGCTCAAGTGCACCGCGTGCACCACGCTCGGCAAGCCGAGCAGTCATGCATTCCTCGTTGGCCTCGCGATGGGTAGCGCCGGAAGTGATCTTCTCATGGTGGAACTCTGCGAGCGATGCGAGCTTGCGCTCGTGGCCGTCATCGCCAAGCACAACGGTAATAGGGAGACGTCATGAAAGTCGTTCGCATCATCGAGACCATCGTCCTCGGCGCCGCGCTCGCGGGCATGCTGCTTCTGCTCAACCTCGGCGAGGGGCGGCGGGGATGGGAGCAAGACCCGTGATCTACGGACGATGCGGGCAGCCTATCACCGTCCTCCGACGCGGCACGCTCGCTGACGTGAAGAACCTCGACGGGCGCAAACCTGACAAACAAGACCGGGAGGCCGTCAGAAACGGCTCGTACGTGGTGGTCCTCGACGACGGCAAGGAGAGGCTCTATCACCAGTGCTATATGCGAGCGGATGGCGGGAGCCGCGAGATCGCCGACGCCCTCGAGGCGGTCGACGGCTGCCGGTGCCCGGATTGCGATGTCTGCCGTGATGCCGGTTGCACCGCGGCGGCTGCGTGTCGAGCCGGATCATGAGCTGGTTCGGATCGACCAAAGCCGGCGAGCGTGCCAAGAAGGCCCGGAGCGGAGCTCGCCGCCGAGCTCGCGAGACGGCCGCCGGGCCGCCCATCAGCCCGGCCACGCGGGCGCTCGTCTACGCCATCCGAAACGGCAGATGCCATCTCTGTAAGCTCCCGGTGTCCCGCGAGGACTTCCACGTCGAGCACATCGTCGCGCTCGCGAACGGCGGCACGAACGAGCTGACGAACCTCGCCGCGGCCCATCCTCGTTGCAATACTGAGAAGGGCGCCCGCGTCGGCCCGAAACGCAAGGGCCTCCGTCGTACGCCGTTCCGTCGCAAACCGAGGGTCGTCCCTGACGACGTTTTCTAGGAGTTCCCATGAGCTGCAAAGAGTGCGGTCGCGAGCTCGACTCACGCCCCAACGACATGTGCCCCGCACCTGTGCACTGGCGGGCGTGGGCGGGAACTATGGAAGTCGTGGTCAAAGCAGTGCTTCAGGTGCTCGTGGACAATGGCCCGACGTGCCTTGTATGCGGCGATGATGTGGAGGCTGACGACGATCCATGCGACACGCCGTGCTCCGGCCTCGACCTTCGCAAGGCCGTGCATGGGCTAGCCTTTGATCCCGTCTTCTCTCGCATACGATAGGAGTTCCCATGTCCGGCACGCAGCACAACGAAGACCGCACGCGCAAGATGCACACGATCACCTTGTCGGACCAGGCGTCCGATCGGCTGGATCAGATCGCCGAGCAGCTCGACACCACCCGGAGCGGCGCCATCGAGGTGCTCGTCCTCGGCCATAAGCTTCGACGCGCAGCACGGACATGAGCGACGACAAGATCCGTGTCCGCGTGTTTCACGACACCTACGGATGCGAAACGGGGTGCTGCGGCCACGTCGTCGAGATCGTATTCCCGAACGGTGAGACGGCCAGGCCGTTTGACTTCACCCATCCCAGAGTGAGGGACGATGTCAAGACTTGGGCGCGCCAGTTTGCCGAGGAGTACATTCGCGACCATTGGTCCGAATGCGCAGACACGATCGACTGGGATTCGATGGTGGTCGAGGCGAGCGATGAGTGACGATTCCTCTTGCGCGCGAAATGCGCAGGATGTACATCTCATGCACGATGAGCCGCTACGGAGATATCGCCAGCGCCAAGAGCACGCCGCAGACCGAACGCGCGCACCCTGACCAGGTTGCGAATAGCGCGGGCGGCTTCGCGTTCGCTGTCGACTGCTGGAAGCGGCTCGACCGGTTCCTCGTGCTCGGCGCCGAGGGCGGATCGTACTATGCGACCGAGCGCAAGATCGTGCTCGAGAACGCGAGAACGCTCCGGGAGTGTATTGCGCTCGACGGCCGGCGCACGGTGCGGCGCATCGTGCAGATCAGCGAAGCGGGCCGCGCACCGAAGAACGATCCGGCGATCTTCGCGCTCGCAGTATGCGCATCGGCCAAGGATCCGGAGACGCGCGCGGCGGCGCTCGCGGCGCTCCCGGCAGTATGCCGCATCGGGACGCACCTCTTCCATTTCATGGCGGACGTCACGACCCAGCGCAACTGGAGCCGCGCGCTGCGGAACGCGGTCGCCAAGTGGTACACGGAGCGCGATCCGAACAAGCTCGCCCTCCAGCTGGCGAAGTACCAGCAGAGGGACGGCTGGAGCCACAAGGACGCCATGCGCCTGTCGCATCCGCGGTGGCCCTCGCAGGCGCATCGCGCGGCGGCGGCGTGGACAATGGGCGCACCGCTTGGCGATGAGCCGTTCGGTGGGCTGCTCGGCAAGCATGGGCTCAGCCGTACGGACGTCATCGCCAAGAACCGCGGCACCAAGGCGTACCACCAGCCGCTCCGCTCGTCGCTGCCGGCGCTCCTCGTCGCAGTCGACGAACTGCACGCGCTCGGCAAGACGGACGTCAAGCGGTCGATCGCGCTCATCCGGGAGCATCACGTCCCGCACGAGTGCATCCCGAACGAGCTCAAGGATCAGCCGGAGGTATGGGAAGCCCTGCTCGACGGCATGGGCCAGACGGCGCTCATCCGCCAGCTGTCGACCATGACGCGCGTCGGACTTTTGAAGCCATTGGCGGCCGTCACGACGCGCGTCTGCGAAATGTTGACCGACAAGGCGGCACTCTTCAAGGGACGCGTCCACCCGCTCGCGGTTCTCATCGCGCAGTCGACCTATGCGAAGGGCCACGGCGTCAAGGGGACCTCCACGTGGACGCCGGTGCCGACCATCATCGACGCACTCGACGAGGCGTTCTATCTCTCGTTCGCGGCCATCGAGCCGACGAACAAGCGGACGCTCTTGTCGCTCGACGTGTCGGGATCCATGGCGCTGGGCACCATCGGCGGCTCGCACCTGACGCCGCGCGAAGCCTCGGCCGCCATGGCGATGGTCACGGCGCGCACCGAGAAGGATTGGGCCGTCATGGCCTTTGGCCAAACGTTTCAGGAGGTCCACATCACGCCGCGCATGCGGCTCGATACGGTCGTGAAGGCGATCTCGGATCTCCCGTTCGGCCGCACCGATTGCTCGCTTCCCATGAAGTGGGCGACGCTGCACAAGATCGACGTCGACGCGTTCGTCGTCTACACCGATAGCGAGACATACGCGGGCGTTCCGCATCCGCACCAGGCCCTTGCGGCGTACCGTCGCCAGACGGGGATCGCGGCGAAGCTCGTTGTCGTCGGCATGGTGGCCAACGAGTTCACCATCGCGGACCCGAGCGACGCGGGCATGCTCGACGTCGTGGGCTTCGATGCATCGGCACCCGCCGTCATGGCGGACTTCATCGCGGACCGGGAGGTGGTGTCGTAAGGTTTCGAGGCGGGTCGTCGCTGTTCCGTTACCCATCGGAGGCCGCTACCTGGGTTCAACTCCCAGCCACCGCCGCAAGGCGGAGGTCGTCTAACGGTAGGACACGGAAAATCTCGGAGCGGCAATCTTCATCCGCCTCTTTTTTCGGGTCCGGGTCGCAGTCATTGGGTTACCTACCTGAACCCAACGGCGCCTTCTTCATCCGGACTTTTTTGTTGTCTCGCTCGGGTCGCTTGGTGCTGGGTTATCCTTGACAGATAGCGCGAAAGCGCAACCCCCAGCGCCTACTCTTCATCCGAGCGGTTTTTTGATTGGCCATGACTCGCAAACGCGAACCTGTATCCCGACGCGATATCATGCGTCTTGCTGCTGAAGCGGAACTCGACCCGCGGACCGTCGAGCGTGCCGTGACCCACGGGGTCGATGCGCTCCGAATACTCCGCGATCGCGGACGGCTTCGCGCGGCGGCCGACAAGCTGAGTATCCCGCTGACCTAGCTTCTCCGCGTGGAGTGGAAACAGCACACGCGGCACCCGCGCCAACCGGAGCCGGTCCCGAGAAACCCTGACACCGGGGAGCTCGTCGGATGCGAAATCCGGTGCGAGCTCGTGCCCGGCCTCGGCTACCGGCTCACGTGCTCCAAGTGCAACGCGAGCGTGAGCTTCGGCGTGAGCGAGACGCTCGATCCGTCGAAGCTCCCGTCCGAGCTCGGACCTGGGTGCCGTGGCATCTGCCGGAAGGAAATCCTCGCGGCCTTCGGGCCCGGCGGATCGCGCATGCTCCCCGCGGAAGAGGCCTACGATCCGAGCTTCGGCCTCGGGAGAAAACCGGGGTCCCAAGCGGGACAGTTCTAGGGCCCCTCCCCCTACCTTCGCGGGGGCATGTCCTACAACACCCACGCGAGCATCGCAGGATGGGACCAGGCGATCGACGCGCTCCTCGCGTTGCTCAGCGGCGGCACGATCGTTTTCTACGACGGATCGCAGCCGGCGACGCCGGATATTCCGGTCACGACGCAGCAGGTTCTCGCGACCCTGCACATCGCCTCGCCGGCTTTCGCCGCGGCCTCGAACGGCAGCGCCGTCGCCAACGCGATCGCCAGCGCGACGGCGGCCCTGAGCGGGACGGCGACCTGGGCTCGAGCGTTTGCCTCGGGCGGAGCGGCCGTCCTGGACGGCGCGGTGGGGACGAGCGACTCCGATTTCGTCGTCAACAGCACGGCCTTCATCGAAGGCGGCACCGTGACGCTCACGTCATGGAGCGTGAACTGCGCCTCGGGACAGTGATCCGTGGCCGAAATCCTGCTCGGCGGAACCGGCGCGACGGGTCCGGCTGGACCGACAGGACCGGCCGGTAACGCGGGGCCGACGGGCCCGACCGGACCCGAAGGGCCGACGGGGGCGAGCGGCGTTGGACCTGCGGGGCCCACCGGGCCCGCCGGACCAACGGGGCCCGCAGGCCCTACGGGAGCCTCTGGGACCGGCCCCACGGGGCCCGCTGGGCCGACTGGACCCGAGGGCCCCACCGGCCCCGTAGGCCCCACCGGCGCGGGCGTCGGCCCGACTGGACCTACCGGTCCAGCTGGAGTGGCCGGTCCGACGGGTCCGACAGGCCCCGTCGGGGCCACCGGTCCTACGGGTTTGCTCGGCCCTACCGGGGCCACGGGGCCGTCCGGGGATCCTGGCTCGTTCGTCTTCCGACCGGGCGGGGTGGCGGCCGGGAACGTCTACACGTCGTGGTCGAGTCTTTACACGGCCATGTCCGCCGTCGCCGGCGCCAAGACCGTCTGGGTCGACGATACGCTTTCCTCTCCGGCCATCGTCACAGCCGGCGGCCCATACAACCTCGACGGTGTTTCGTTCACCGGCGTCGCCAACTTCGCGACGAATTCCGGAGGCGCCGCCCTCGAGTTTGCCAACGGCTCGAGCGGCACCTTTTCGAACCTTCGCTTCGAAGGCGCGCTATTCGTCACATACGCCGGAACAAGCTCCCCGTTTTATACGGTGACGACGGCTATCGAAGTAAACATCTTCATCGAAGAGGGCGCTGGCCTGTCGTGTCCTGGGGGGCAAGCATTCCTCGACCTGAACGCGAGCTCGTGCTTCGGCGAGGTTTTTTGTTACGGGGCAGTCATCGGTGACGGAACGAACGTCGTCATCTCGGCGCCTGGCGCATCCAGCGGCATAGGCGTTGTCGATGCTTGGAACGATTCGTCTGTCGCCAGCAACGCCCTGTCGGGCGGCATTGTCGCCCAATACGACGCGACGTCCTTTGTCAGCCTGACGCAAGGAACCAACGTCACGGTCAACGGTATCGTCAATATCCCGTCCGGCACTACGACCCAAAGACCCTCGGGGTTCTTCGTCCGCGATGGATATCTTTTTTGGGACACGTCCCTAGGCCAGCTGATCACTTGGACCGGGGCGACGTGGAAAGACGTGCTCGGCGTCACCGGGCCCACCGGCCCGACAGGACCGGGCGGAGCTACAGGTCCGACCGGACCGGCGGGTCCAACGGGCGCCAGCGGGACAGGACCGACAGGTCCGGCAGGCCCCACCGGAGCCCAGGGGGCGACCGGCGCGTCCGGAATCAACGCGTACACGACCACGACGGCGGCCTTCGTCCAGCCGGCGACCGGCGGCACCGTCCCCGTGGCCATGGCCGAAAGCCTCTGGCTCATCGTCGGTCAGCCGGTCTTCGTGGGCGGCCCGACGGCGGGCGGCACGGCCGGCGGCGTCTACTCGGTCGCCTCCGTCACGGGATCGACGGGCGCCGTCCTCACGAACACCGGGGACCTCGGGAACGCAGCGGCGGGCGCGACCATCGGCGCGACGTCCGGGGTCTCGCCGAGCGGCGTCGAGGGGCCCACGGGAAGCGCGGGCCCCACCGGATCCGCCGGCGCGACGGGACCGGCCGGGGCGACCGGACCGACGGGAAGCGCCGGACCGACCGGGCCCCAGGGCGCCATCGGGCCGACGGGCCCCACGGGCGCAGCGGGTGCGACTGGGCCGACCGGAACCAACGGCTCGCCTGCGTTCATCTTCCGACCAGGCGCCACGGGAGCCCTTCCAAGCAACGTGTACGCGGGGTGGACCACGCTGTACGCGGCCGCGAGTGCGGTCACGGGGCCGAAGCTCGTCTCGATCGACGACAGCCTCGTGAGCCCCGCCGTTATTCCTGCCGGAGCGACATATAACCTCGACCAGTTCATATTTACGTGCACGGCGAATTATAACGTGGCGGATGGCGGCGCGGCTCTTCAATTTGCCGATGGGGTCAATGTCACATTCGGGCAGCTGACGTTTAGGGACAGCATCTATGTCACGTCGGTGGCCAACAGCACGATATTCAATGTTCCGGCAAATGCCGAGGCCAATCTCTACCTAGAGAACGCCGCGTTCGTTGCTACGGGTACCGCCCCGTTTATGGACTCGAGCGCTGGCTTTGCGTTCGTATATGGGAAGTTTGCCGATCCCATAGGGGACGGCACGCATGCTGTAGTCAGTGCCACCGCAGCGGGGACGCTGGCTGTTTACGCCCAAACATCTTCGTACGTTGCCGCCCACGCGATCGGTGGTTCGGGAGGCATCCTCGTATATGACGCCTCCGCAGAAGTGGACCTGCCGCAGAGCGCCGAACTGCTGTACGCGGATCGTGCGGCCCGGATCGGCTATACGGTCGGAGCCACCCTCAGCTGGGGTGCTACGGTTCCCCTACAGGTCGCGCAAGCGCTCGACCTGCTCGCGGCTCGAGCGGGCGTCACGGGCCCGACGGGTCCCACAGGCTCTGCGGGCGCGACGGGGGCGAGCGGGATCAACGCGTACACCACGACGTCTGCCGGCTTCACGATGCCGGCGTCCGGCGCCTCGGTGCAGGTCGCGACCACGCAGGCCGGCTGGATGGCGGTCGGGCAAGAGGTGTACGTCGGCCCTGGCGGCACGGCGGGCGGCACCGTTGGCGGATACATGTCCGTCCTCTCGACCACGGGGGCGACCGGGGCGTGGCTCAAGAACAGCGGCTACGCCGGGAACGCCGGGACGGGCGTTACGATCCTCAGCCCGGCATCTGTGGTCCCGGCCGGACTCCTCGGACCCACGGGAGCTGCGGGCGCGACGGGCCCAACGGGCGCGGCAGGGGCCACGGGACCGACGGGTGCAAGCGGCACAGGGCCGACGGGGCCCACAGGGCCGGTTGGACCGACCGGCTCGGGCGGGGGCGGGGCGGGTGTCGACATCATCACGACCGCGAACTTCGCCATGCCGGCCAGCGGTGGCACCGTGCTCACGGCGCTCTCGCAGTCCGCGCAGCTCGCCGCCGGGATGGTCGTCTACATCGGCCCGGGCGCGACGAGCGGCGGCACCGTCGGCGGCTACTTCACGGTCGCGTCAACGACGGGCGTCACCGGAGCATGGCTGACCAACCTCGGCGTCACGGGCAACGCCGGCAGCGGCATCACGATCTTGAACCCCGCAGCGCTCTACACGCTCGGCGAGCCGCTGCCGACCAACCTCAACGCGTCGAACTTCGACCTGCTGAACGCCAAGACGCTGACGTTCGACCAGGTGGTCGGCAACCCGAGCGCGGGCCTCACGGCGACGGTCAACTGGCTGAACGGCGCGCGCCAAGAGCTCGACCTCACGTCCTCAATGTGCACGCTCACGATGACGGGGCCCACGGGCGTCGCGTCACTGCTTTTGCGCGTGCGGCAGGACGGCACCGGGGGCCGCACGGTCTCGTGGCCTTCCGACGTGCAGTGGGTGGGCGGCGCCGCGCCGGTGCTCTCGACAGGCGCGAGCGCGTGCGACCTCGTCAGCCTGTTCTGGGACGGGACGAATTACTACTCGACGTACGGGCTCGGGTTCACGTCGTCGGGTGGGCTCGGACCGGGCGCGGGCCCGACGGGTGCCACGGGCCCGACCGGCCCGACCGGAGGAGCCGGGCCGACAGGGCCAACGGGACCCACCGGCGCAACGGGGCCCGGCGTCGCGTCTTCGATCTACGGATCGGAATACGCAACGGGCGGATCGGTCACCGGCATCACGGCGGGCGTCTTCTATCAGGTACCGTTTACGACCGCGGGACCGACGTCGAATACGTCGATATCGGGCAACAATGTCGTCGTGTCGGTCGCCGGTACGGTGAGGGTTACGGGGACTCTCAGCGTCAAGAGCAATACCGTCGCGGCGAACGACACCGTCCAAGTCCAGATCCAGAAGAACGGCAGCGCGATCGCGAACACCAATCAAGTTTCCGCGTTGGCCATCTCCGCCACCGATCTGTGGGTCGAACTCACGGTCGATGCAATCATCGCCTGCAATGCAAACGACACGCTCGGCTTGTGGGTCTCGGATACGACGACGGCGGGGGCGATCCTTATAATCGGCGGTTGCTCGCTGGTCGTCGAGGCCCTCGGCGGCGCTGTTGGGCCGACTGGGCCGGCGGGGGCGACTGGATCAGCGGGGCCGACGGGACCCACGGGCGTCGCCGGAGCTACCGGAGCGGCGGGCGCCACGGGAGCGACGGGTCCCGCTGGTTCCGGCTCGGTGCTCATCGCCACGTTCACGACGGCCGGGTATACCGAGTGGACTCCGTCGGGCGCAACGGGAGCATCCGTGCTCGCGCAGATATACGGCCGACCCGGAGCCGGTGGTGGGGGTGGTGGGGGTGGTGGGCACGGAGCGTCCGGTGGAACGGCCGGGGGCGCCGCTCTGGGCAACAATACTGCCGGCGGTGGTGGTGGTGGAGGCGCCCCAGGCGGACCTGCCTACTCCCAGCTCGCTTGGGTCTGGCTGAACTACAATCAGACTTACGGCATGACGATCGGTCCCGGCGGGGCTGGCGGGGCCGGCGGGGCTGGCGGCACGAGCGTTCTCACTGGCGGCCAGGGAGCATCGGGCGCCTCGGGCGGCATCGGTACTCCGACGTCTTTCGGCTACACGTCCGGGACGTCGAACTCGACTACGCTGCTTGTCTTCGCCCAGGGCGGCGGACCTAGCTCAATACCTATCGGCGCCGGTGGCGGAGTGGGCGGCGTTGGCGCCACTGGCACAGCCGGCGCGGCCGGTGCCGGCGGCACCTTGGCCGGCTTCGGTTACCCGGCTGCCGAAGCGGCGTTGTCCGCCGGATTCACTATCGATCAACTGCTATACGTCACCGCACTACTCTCACAGGCTGGCGGAGCCGGCGGGGCCGGCGGCGCAACCGGCAAAGTGGGTTCGGCTGGCAATGCGAGCAGCGGACCGGCACAAGTTGTTATCGGCATCACGTTGGGTCTACTCAATCAAGGAGCGGCCGGTGGAGCTGCGGGTCACTCCGCAGGTAGCGGCGTCACGAACGGAGCTGGCGGCGGCGGCGGCGGCGGCGGCGGCAACGCCAGCGGAGCAGACGAGTATGGGATTGCTGGTACCACGGGCGGCGTTGGCGGCATTGGTGGTGCTGGCGGCGCGGGCGCTTCTGGCGCAACCAACGGTGCTGCGGGCGGTCTAAATAGCGGCGCCATCGGTTCAACGGGCGTGACTGGTTATGGCGGTCGTGGCGGCGGGGGC